CTATCTAGGGGGAGAAGTACCCCGAGCCTGCTGTCGGTACCAGCAGGACAAGAGGCAGACAGTGGCCCGAATTACTGTGAAGTCTTGGTTAAAGGAATCTAACCAAAGTCCTCTTGGGTTACCTCGATTGATACCACGAGGCCATCTCGGTATCCGCACCTTTCACGAGGGTGCGTACTTCTGACGAGTACCGGACCACCAATGCGAAATCCGAGGCTCGCCAGTGGCTCAAGGGCCACGCGGATGAGCTGGTCGAGGCGCTCAAGGAGTCGCTCGAAGACTAGCCGAAACGCCCCCGAAAGGGGGCAACAAGCTCGTCAACAACAACTGGCGGCATTGCCGCCAAAACAAGGAGATCATCGTGAACATCTACGAAAACTGGAGAGTTTTTACCGCCACCCACAACAGCCTTTACAGCGCCCTTTGCGCTTTCGAGGCACTCCGCGGCCACCTTGGCCACGGGGCGCTCGTCCAGGTGGACGAGAACTGGGGAGTGGCGGAGTACCTCTCCGCCATCGCGGCGGAGGATGAGAAGCTGTGGGAAGAGGGCGAGGGATACATGGGAACCACCGCCCCCTTCGAGGACGGTGGCTTCCTGGTGCACGAAACGTGCACCAAAAACACCATGTACATCCTCGACCCCGAGGAGTGTACCATAGAGGTCCATCGCCGAGAAGAGGCCCCTATCTCCAGCCGGGGCTGGAACGAGGAGGTGGCCACCATCCTCGGCATGAAGCCCCAGGGTGTTCGGTGGGGATACCACGAACACATGGATCAGTCCTTCGAGCTCGCTATCCGGGAGCTCGAGCGGGCCCGCGAGACGCACCGGAGACTCGCTCTGGAGGAGATGCCGGAGAGCGAGTTTCGGGAGAAACTCTCTCCCGCCGGAGAGGCCATCCGCCTTCTGGAGGAAGAGAAGGCGGAGTTAGAGGCGGAGGTGGAGCGCCTCCGAAAAGACCTGGCGCAAGCGGAGAAGCTCCGCCCCACAACATAACCAACAACCGAGGCCCGGCGATGAGCCGGGCCTCACCATAAGGATAATGAAGTGAAGACACATATCACACACGTCAGCAACTTTGGTTCTTTCCGTCCCGCCATCCGTGCGGACTTTCAGGGTTATATTACCTACCATGCCTCTCCGAGATATGCCCTGGCCGACGAGAGTCAGCTCGAAGAATGGCTTGAGTCCCGCCTGTCCGCAGTTCGAGCCGCTGCAGCCATTGAGCTTGCCAACCGAAAGATTGCCGCCTGGCAGGAAAACAGATAGACAGCCACCATAGAACCACAATGAGGTGTAATATGGCTACAAGATCAACCACACATTTTGTGTCAAGTTTTTTTAACTCCAGGGCAATCATTTATGTTCACCACGATGGATACCCCAGCGAAGGTGGAGAAAGGGTTCTCCGGTTTCTTGAAACTGTTCGAGACAAGGTGCCTCAATCTTCTACGCGCTTTAACGATAATTCTCTAACGGCCACCAGGTTCGCTGTTTTTATGTTTCACAGATACCTTGACAATAAAAAGGCATATCCCATGCCTGGCAAAAACATTGATAATTACCATGTCCTTGACACTATATCAGTGGCGGTAGTAGATAGCGATCCTGGCGATATTGAGTACAGATATATCGTTTTGTGCGATGAGATCGAGGAGGACGGGACACCAAAAGTCATAGTGGAGTCTGTGTGGGATGGTTGGAAGAGAGATGCCAAAGATATGCGAGCTAAAGGATGGATATGACAGAGGTGATGATGGAAGAGAGTTTTTGTGTTGTTGTGGATCTTGGAGGTGATGAAATTATCCTGGGTCCGTACTACGATATGATCACAGTGAATGCTGTGGTGGAGGCCATTGAAGATATTGGAGACATCGTTGGATTTGATCCAGTTGCAGTGATCACGGAATGTGATGAGGAGTGTTAGACAGCAGGTGTAAAATGCTTAAAGATATTTTGAATTTTTTAGAAAGAAATCCGGAGGTATTGATCCTCATCGCTCTTGTTCTTATATGCGCGCTTATTCCTGTCGGGATCATGCTTGAGGAACGGGCTAAATCAAAGGAGAGGCTCGCTCTTATCGAAATGTGTAAGGAGGTCTACCTCTCAGGGGGAGAGCTCAAGGGTTGTGAGAAGGTTCTTAATGGGAAGTAGAACGATGGACAAGATTACTAAAACCATCGCCGAAATGATGTGTATAGCAGCTGATTGTTTAAAAACATTACAACCAACAGGTGAGGAGGTCGAAAGTGACTAACATTAATGCACCAAAAATATTGACTGTCATCTTCGCAGACACGTACAGGACGATGCAATCGATCGTGTACGAAAATGAGCACGTTCCATACCGAAAAAGAATCGTGCAAATCGAACTCACACCTGAGCAGAGAAAAGCCCTTGAGCGTCGATATACAGGACATGGCAGTTCAGGGGAGATGTATGAGGAGCTCCTGGAATGCTGGTTTGAGCCTGATGAAGATGAGGAGGTCGAAAGTGACGAGTAAACCAGAACCCCCGCCCCAAAAGGGCAAGAAAAAAGTGGTCGGGAGGCTCATGACCTGGCTGGCCGGACGGGGCGATGTGGCCGCCCAAAAACTCGTCCTGTCACGCGCGCATTTTGGCCTCGAAAAATACGGCACTACCCTTATGACGCACAACGGCCGTGACGCTATCGAGGACGCCCGCCAAGAGCTTGGCGACGCTCTCCAGTATGTGATGCAAGCCAAGATGGAGGGGCGCGATATGGCGGATCTGAGAGAGCTGACGCAGACGCTTTTGGAGCTGATCGAGGCCGACCCATGATCCCCCAGATCGACTACTCAAAAGCGCCCCGCCCTACCCAACGCCCCCTCACCATCGCCATCGACTGGGACCAGACGTGGACGGCAGACCCCGACCTGTGGAGCCGTTTTGCCGAGATGGCGCAGGCCTCCGGCCACACTGTCTATATCGTCACGTCCAGGCCGTCTGGCAACACCAGCGAGTGCGTGGCCTCAGGCGTAAAGGTGATCGCCACAGCATGGCAAGCGAAGAGGCCGTTTTGTGAGGAGTTGGGTATTAGGGTGGACATTTGGATTGACGATTGTCCTGAGTTTATTTGAGGAGATGAGATGAGCGTTGAATTTAGTACAGTGTCAGAGCGACGAGCCAGAAAGCCCCACATGTGCGACGACTGCCGCACCACCATCAAAGCTGGCTCCTCTTATCTTGACTTCCGATGGGTCTCTGATGGTCGATGGTGGGGAGGGAAATCATGCCATCCTTGCTACGCCCTTCGGGGCAAAATATTGTCGGATGATGGTGTTCCAGAAGATGTCGAGCTCAAAGAGTACGTCATCGGATACCACTCTAAAAAAGAGATCAAGGAAGACGAGCTTCTGTCAGGATTCCTTCAGAGGTTGGAGCAAAGTGAGGCTCGAAAATGAGAACAGCAGATAAAATCAGGGAGCTCCTACTCCCCGGCAACTGGAGTGAGGAGCTGGCGCGCGAGCTCCTGGATGATGCGATGGATGAGCTTTGGTCTGCCTGCCCTGAGTGCGTGAGGAGGGATGAGGCGGACTATGGGTGCGATTGCGAGTGTGATTGTGAGGATAGTAACCCCAAAGTGTCGACATATGAGCGTCTGAAAAAGCAGACGTCATCTACGATGAAGATCGGAGATGTGGATGTGGTGTGGGAGAGTATTGAGGCCGCGGAGCCGTATGATCCCAGGGTGACCAGGGCCACCATTTGGGTTGATGAAGATACATGGAAAAAACACGTAAAGATTGGGGGGTGAAAAATGAATGTCACGGATGAATGGGCGTGTAGTGCGCCGGCCGGAGAGGAGTTGGATCGCATCTGCGCCAAATGGCTCGGTATCCCAGGGGAGTATTCCACCGAGTGGGCCGCCGCTGGTCCTCTGCTGGAGGCAATGGATGGGCAGCTAGAGCCCCCAATGAGAAGCGGGATGGACACATGGCTCTGTTATGTCTGGCACACCCACCATGGCGAACGCGCCCCCACCCCCCAGCTAGCAATCGCTCGTGTTTGCGCCACCCTGGTTGCACGCGGGATCACAAAAGAGGATATGGAATGAAAACATCAAAAGTTAAAAGTAAAGTTTATAGGTTCCTCCGCACACGCGGAGATTGTCCGGATGGTCAGGTGGGGGGCTGGGGTGTCCTTGACCGCTTGTGTGGAGCAGCAGCCATCGATCGTGATGACCGGGAGCTTGGTTGGGGATACGATGCCGATGTGTACACTTTGAGGTCTGACGGCGAGGTTGAGGAGTCTCGGAAGAAAAGAGGGATACTCAGGATTTATAATCTGTTCTCATCTATCATGGAGGTGGCTATGAGTCATGACATATACCTTAAACATAAGTTGGTATACCTTGAAGAAAAGTTTAAGAGCCTAATGGAAGAATATGGCGAAATGGTTTATTCAGGGGGTGTCTACCTGACTCGAAGCGAAGAGGCTCGTAAATTGTGGTCGGAGCTAACAGCTGTTGTCGAAGATATGGTAGATGTTGAGACGGAGCTTGAGAACCTATGCAGCACCGTTAAAAACAAACAATGAAGACTTAGCAAATATAGGATACATGGTGGAAGATCGAGCAAGTAAAGATGTATTGACATATGAGAAAGAATTACTTGAGCGACGACTTAAATTACTTGACTCAGACAGGGATTGGCTCACACATTGCATTAAGTCATTTAGGGACATCTTATTGGGACACGAGTTGCAACTTGAAATTACTTTAGCCAGGATTCATGAAACATCTTCAAGGATTGGACAGATAGATACTCAACTTGGCAACCTGGTTCATCCAGATGATTTGCCAGACTTCTTAAAGGGTTCACAAGATGAGGAGTGATGAATTCCAAAGTGCACTAAGGCAATACAGGGAGAATGGGGATCGGGAATCTTTAAGCAACTTTGCAAAGGTTTTGACATTCTTTGAGAAGGGTGATGATATTCAACACCTTACAATTGTTGGCAAGAATGTTTGGACGCAGGGTCGTGTGACTTGGACAAGCCTTGATGTGACCTGTGGGTTTAGTTTTATTGTCTATATTAGTGAGTGCGATGACTTCTACACCCTTTCAGCCCCAGGTCTATTGAGGTTTGCGAAGGAGTTTGAGGAACACAGACCCGACATTGATGTCTTGATAGACACATTTGTTTTGGGTTAATTTACTCTGGCATTAGGTTCAGTTACAAGATGCATGACGAGAGGAGGACTTGAAATGACTAGCCTTATCGCACTCGCGCGCCGCTGGAAGGTGTGCAAAAACTTTCAGTGGGTGTTCGGCATGGTGGCCGCTCTGGCCGGGGTGTCCTTGACCGCTTGTGTGGAGCAGCAGCAGCCATCGATCGTGATGACCGGGAGCATCATTGGCGAGTACGATGTCGAGACTGGGAGTTGTAGCTATGATGCACCGCAGATCTCGACATGGGGTCGTATCAATCTCAGAGATCTTATCGCCTATGGGCAACCTCTGGCGCCCGGCTTCAGTTATGAGGTCCCGGGTACCTACTTTTTCACGGCCATGTACGAGAATAGCAGCCAGAGCGATGTGATGATCACATCAGCGACGGTCTCTTTTCCGGTCTCCTCCAATACCTTTTATGGTTATGGTGTGGGGAGCTTTACCACGCAGAGTGGAAATGAGGTGGAGTGGGAGCGCCCCCTTAGCATGCTCGTCCCCTCTGGTGGGGGTCCTATGATCTCACGGATCCCTCTGATCAACGGCGTTCGGGAGGCGGAAGATTTCAAGGCCTTTTTGGCGCAGGCTCCGACCAATAGGCCCCTGACCTTCATCGCCGAGATTCAGTTCAAAGGAAAGACGTTGTCGGGTGAAAAAGTGAAGTTCAATCGCCTTGAATACCCGATTAAGATCTATGCAGATTGCGCTTGTAGGACGACGCCGTTGTGCTCTGTCGGGGTTCATTGACAGGATGAGGCAATCATGCTTCCTGGTATTGGACTCCTTGGTTGGAACATTTTTGAATCGTAATTTGGAATTGACTTAAGTAAAGTGAGGAGAAGATGAAGAAATTTTTGGGACTTCTTTTGATGGCTTTATGTCTGGTTCTGTCACGTCCTGCCCCGATAACCCCATAATTACGGAATTATTTACAGACAGGAGATTTGCTATGGCTAGTTTTAAGGTAGAGGTAGTACGGGTTGAGATAACGCCACATCCCAATGCGGACCGTCTGGAGCTTGCGAATGTAGGAGGGTATCATGTTGTAGTGGGAAAAGGGACATACGAGACTGGCGATTTAGCGGCATATATCCCGGAGGCCGCTCTTGTTCCGGAAGAGATCCTTACGGAGATGGGCTTGAGGGGTAAGCTTGATGGGCCTCAACGCAATAGAGTCAAAGCCCGTCGTCTCCGAGGCATCCTATCACAAGGCTTATGCTATCCCGCCAAGCCCGGCTGGGCAGAGGGGCAGGACGTGACAGAAGAGCTAGGGATCACGAAATATGAACCCCCGGTTCCCGTACATATGGATGGACAGATATACGCCGCGGGACCGGAGCGTACCGTAAGGTACGATATCGAAAACTTCAAGCGGTATCCTGATGTCTTGCAGGAGGGAGAGGGCGTTGTTATCGCCGAAAAGCTGCACGGGACTTTTATGTGTCTGGGAATCCTTTCTGAAGAAGATGCCCATCCCGAATATGGTAGGATAGCTGTGACTTCGAAAGGGTTGGGAGCCAGAGGTCTTGTTTTTAAGCCGGATGTCCCTGAAAACGAAAATAACTTATATCTCCGGGTCGCCAAACAGGTTATTGCTGAAAATAACCTTTTGGATGCCCGCCACACCTTCTTCTTATTGGGAGAAGTCTATGGTTCCGGGGTGCAAGATTTAACATATGGCTCCAGGGATCCCGGATTCCGGGTGTTTGATTTGGTAATCACCGATTCCGAGGGGCAACAAACTTTTGCCGATGACTCTTACCTTACGGCCTTCTTAGAAGATTTTCCGAATCTAGAGAGGGTACCCGTCTTGTATAGGGGGCCTTTCAGTAAAGAAGTGCTAAGGGAGCTTACGGACGGTAAAGAAACCGTAAGCGGAGAGGCCTCCCATATCAGGGAAGGCGTGGTTGTCAGACCCCTTGAAGAACGTCGGGACCCCCGCCTGGGTCGGGTACAGTTAAAATCTATCTCCGCAGATTATTTAACGCGCCGGGGCGGCACAGAATACACGTAGGACGAATTTACAAGCCGTAAGGGAGCAACCTCCTATCCCAGGGGGGCTGCGCCATTTTTTTCTTTTGACGCCTTGGGTCGTCCCTAATATAGAGATATGCCTGCAAAAAAAACCAACACAAAAGGATAAAAGCCATGTCTTATGGAGCACGCAACAAAGATCAAAAAAAGAATGATGAAGAGTTTTGAGGTCAGGAATGTTTGAGGGCGACATTAATGTTGTTCGAGAAATTTTGGTAAAAAGAAGAGAGTGGTACCTCCGCTCAGTAGGGACTGAGTCAGACTTTTATTCTGACTTTATGGCCCACGAGATATCAAAATCCTTGCTTGAGCTCGACAAAAGCGTTTATAAGGCAAGAACTCTCGCTAAGAGAAACATAAGGAAGTATCAAAAGCATATTGACAGCCAGCCTGACAATTTTTGCAAACAGCACAGAAGAGCTATAGCTGCTCAGGCTGAGTGGGGATTTATCTTAAGCCTCTTATGCAAAATTGAGGATGGGTCGTTTTAGTTACATACTATATGCAGGAGTCCAATGAATACTGGTACTGACCTCATTAGAAACATTGCAGGGGGAGTAGAGCAGATTATTAAGTCTGAAGACTTTCCTTTTACCGTCACCGTTAATCAAAACATCATCAAGTTGCATTATAAAAAAAGGCGCTGGTGGCCAGGCATTAAAGATAATCATATAGCTATCGAGCCTCTTGGTAGGTATCTGGACATATCCTGGGTCAAGAGCAGGCATGCCGATAGGGTCGTCCCTTACCTTGAAAAGTTTCTTGAGGATTGTGGGGTACTCGCACCAGTGCTGACGTGGGAACTACTGCGAGACAGCTATAAGACCAACCCCGCTCGCATGCCTTCTTTTGTTATTCCAGCGCACGGTGCGCTCGAGGTCGATGCGGGAATTGTTTTTCAGGAGGCTCGAAGAAAGGGGTTTTTATACTTTAAACCAGACCTGCTAGATCAGGATGTGATGTTTTGTAGATCGCCTCTTGTGTATCTATTTGTTGATAATTGCCTAAATTTCTACCCCAGCGAAAGACCTTATCACTCTGGAGTTTTTAGCAGATCTCCAGATCTGGGAATATATCATTTTATAGACGCCTCCCGCAAAGAGACTGGCCCCGCTACCTACCTTGACGATCTTCACAAACCAGAAAATCAACGCGGTAGAGTACATCTTCGAGGTGGTCACTGGATGATATGTTACGGAGCCACGCCTGAGGGTGTTCGTCAAAAAATGCTAGACGCCTTCAGTAAGATGCACATAAGAGAATTCTCCGTCACAGGAAGTGTCATCGTTTGATGTAATCATCCATAAGGAATTGTGATGATGAATAACAAAAAGGTATGTGAAAAATGCTCTCAGGTTATAGGTCATGACGAGAGATATAACGAGAATAAAAATTTCTCTAATGGGGAAATGACTGTATCGCTGCAGTGCTTGAGATGTCGTCCTAATAACAACCTTGAGTACAAAAGACCTGAATACCAGGGCCAGGAGATGGCTGGATTTACAAGAATTAACAGAAACGGGAGAGGTGAGGATCCGTGTATCTTCATCTCTAACGACGGAGAGCGTTGGGAGATTAAAGGCCCAGACCTTGATGAGCTGTCAAGACGTGTGGTTGAGTGCAGCTCTTGGGAGTGGCTACCAGGGATGAAAACTGTGTGTGGTAAAAGGATTATATCCAAAGATACCACCGTGAGGATTAATGATAGTGGTGAGCTTGTAAAATGTAGAATTCCCCACAATGCTCGTCCTGATCTGGAAGATCATGCTACAAACGGATGTATTCTATATCTTGTTAGATCCTCTTTTGGGTATTGTGGTATATCCACAGAAAGAAATGGTCGCCGGTGGAGCATCAGTGTTCCAGGCGGGACACCATTTGTATCAGAGGTTTCATCTATGGTTGCAGTTCTAGAGAGACTTGATCTTAACCCATAAGACACGTCATGATTGTCTCTAAGTATGCTATGAATTTTGAGTACCAGCTAGATATGCTGAGAGACGAAGATGAAGATATAATTGTCGACCATATCATAGGTGTGTGCACTCTTTGTGGTTATTACGGAGAGCAGAGTGTTATAACACTAGATATAGAAGATGAGTCGGTGTCTATATGTTTCGAGTGTATATCAGAGGCTGTATTTTACTAGGAGTGTATTGTGAAGATTGAAATGATAAAGAAGGGTGTGTTTAAAGTCATCCTAAAAAGCACCGAGGAGGGCGATGGATTTGTTGAAGGTATTCACTTTGCGGACGACCCAGCACTAAGAACGTACTGGGAGGACAACACAACAATCATTGTCCTGGATACAGATGAGTGCAGTCTTGAAGATCTTAATAAATACTCGCAGTAATGTGTTGTAATATAACACTTAAGGGCTCCGCATAGCGGGGCCTTTTTTTTGTTTATATGGATGAATCGTGGTCGCCTATTGCGGGATAATATATATAGAGGAGTAACAGTGGGTTGCTCCATATTTCCCAAGGAGAGAGATGAAAGTCGGAAAATTTATAAAGCTGGATCGCAAGCGGAATAAGCTCTTTGTTTACAACAACGAGCTATATGTAGGGACCTCTGATTTCTTCAAGATAGATCCCAAAACGGGAAAGCTTTACGCCGCTGTCTGGGGGCAGTGGCGGGGCCGTCCCGACGCCTATTTCTTCGTCCCTGTAGAGCCCACCTAGGAAGGGACGACTCCCTATGTGGTCCTTAAGGGAAACAGGGATGAGGAGATCTACCTCCGCGCGGGAATAAACAGGTTCGCCCTCCCTGAAGGGACAGAACCAGAGCTGCTTCTGGAAAGAGCGAAAGAACTCTGGGGAACCGTCCCCCATTTATCGAGTTCGGGGGAGCAGTGGGATCATTATACCCGCCTTGACGAAAACCATGTGATGCAGCATCTGTCGGTATGCCGCCCCGAAAAGGTTTCAAGAGCCCCGAACAAGTGGTGGGAGGGCGTTAAAAGGGAATTTTACAGCGTGGATTTCTGGATGGAATCCGAGGAGGGTGAGATCTTCCGGATTGTAGAGGAGGTCAAAGAGCCCCAGACCTCCTATGGGTGGGGGGAGGGTTACCATTCTGAAGCTGTTGGGAGCAACACAACGATGGTCACCTATGCCATCCTTGAGGATGGAAGGAAGGTGAAAATTTCCTGAAGCATGGTGGGTCACCACCAGAAGGCTTCAGAACTACGTCCTGAGCACGACGTTAAACTGCTCTTTTTTTTACTAAATTGTTTACAATATTCGGTGATAATGTTTGTGCAGCAGGAATGGCCTGTTGTATACACCTATGTAGTGGAGAGAGCTATGAGTGTTGTTCTTGCTATTGGCACCTGTACTGATGTATGGCTTCAGACATTCGTGAAACACCACCTGATCATGAATAAGATCCACAACCAGGCAATCGCAGCTGGGGCCTGGTTGCGATTGAATCTTAATTATAATTGCGAGGTGGATCTAGCAACAAGAGTCGTGAAGGGGCAAACTCTACCAGAGTCGGTCACGTGGCCATTTAAATGGATTAAAGAACGGAGCGAAAAGGAACTCCAATTCATAGCGGCATCGGCCGTGAGTATCGAATGCCATCTTGCGCAAATGATTGACTCTGCTCAAGATAACATCAACGACGGCGAGAGAATACGCCTCGACGACGCCCTTGAAATCTTTAAAGAAAGAGAGCTTCTTGAGGGGTTATGCTCTTTGCTCGCCACAACAGAAATCGCTTCGGAGGTTGCTGAAATAGGCAATCTCGCAGACGATTGGGGCGATTGGTACGCCAAAGAGGTAGAGATGGGTATGGATCCAGATACACCCTTCTCAGGTATAGAGTTTATGAGGAGAGTTGCAACATATGATCCGACTGCATGGTGGATCAGGCTCGTAAACCATAAACCCCAAAAGAATATATTCGGATATTTTGATGAAATAGACCCGGATACAGCACCTTTTTGGTCCAAAGGGTCTGCGCCAGAGTCATACTAAAAAAATGGGGGGGGTATCCCCCCTATGGTTGGGGAGTTATGTCTGATTTTATAGATGAGTTCATCGTGGCAATACTCATTGTTGCCTTTTGGAGCCTGTTGTTCATTGGAGCTCTACATATTGTAGAGATAAGTGTGAGTAATACTCAAGGAGTGTGTGATGAGTGAGGAGCTGCCGTTAGAGTTCTTAGCAAAGATGATATTCCCCTTTGCCAAAGTACCCGTAGATACATACGAGGAGTTTGTGGAGTTCATGAACAATCCCCCAGAGATCTCAAATGATAAGTTGGATGTAAGAACATCCGGAATTATCAATGAGGAGGACGACCTCAGATGGAGGCTGAACATCCTCATCTCTAAGATCAACCCGGACTCAGTCTATCACTGCATCCTGGAGATGAAGAATAACGAGGCCTCAGGGATGTTCATCCTCTCCTACGTAGGAGGCAAGACGAAATTTAAGTCTGTAGTCTCCAAGGAGGGTGTCCTTCCGGTTGAGGAGTACTGCAAGTGGATGATACTTGCCGATGAATACGTAGCCCCTGAGGTAAACCCTTCAGCCGACGTTGCCATACCATGATTTTAGACAAAATGTCCGACCCGGAAGTAATAGCTATAAGAGATTGCTTCCAGATGTTTTTGAAAAAAGTCCCAGGCGTGGCTGTATACTCCATGCTCGACAAGAGGTGGGGTCACGTACTTATTGTAGCTGAAGGTATGGACCTTCACGTCTCGATGATCATAAGAGATCATAGCGATATCAGACTCATAGTGAGCACTGGAGGGATGTCTTCAAAGTTCATTGGGGCTGCTAAAGACATCAGGCAGTTTCTTGAGTTTGTCGACCACTCAATGGGCGGTCTCAAGAGGTACAAAGAAAGGGGGAGGGTGGGAGAACTTCTAGAGGTCTTCACCTGATCTTATAGGGAGGCTTAGACCTCCCTTTTTTTTACTATGAGGAGACTGAACGGGTGTGTAGTGTAAACCGATCTACACTCATGTTTTTTTACTGCGGGCTATAGTATACCGTGTTCTTAAGAATCAGCATGAGATCTCTCGAAGTTTTGAGGGTGTAGATTTGGTGTAAATCTCCAGTTTTTTCCCATTTTTGGTATCCGGGTCTCCCTTGTTTTTTCTAAATCTTCTAAATTGATCGCATTTCGATTAAATATATACAGAACTATACAAAAGCATACCAAAAGTTACAATTGCCCAAAATTGAATCTACACTCAAACCGGTGTAGATTTTGAAAAAAAAGGACAAAACCAAATTTCAGAGGTAAAGGAAAAGTCTCTTTGGAATCCCTGCCAGAGCCAGGCTCTATCTAGGTTTTAGCGTTCTGTCTGTGTAAGCAGTGTAAGTGTAGACCTTGTTTTTGCTCCCTCTATAGCCAGTTTCCCAAACTACACACTTACACTCTCTTTTTATATGAAATACTCTTTGTTTCTATAGTTAGTAATTACTTTAGTATAGAATGTATTCTTTATATAGTATTTATATAGTATTATATAGTTATTTATATAGATTATATAAGTATATAGTATCTATATAGATATATATAAGTATATAAGTATGTATAAAGAGAGGGAGGGAGGGACACCTAAACTAGTTTGTAAATTTTAAGCAGATCTACACTAAAAAATCTACACTAGTGTAAGAGTGTAAGTGTAGATCGCACTTTTATAGAGCTATAGGGAGGGTCTAAGTCTCCCTAAGGGTTTTCGTTAGATTCTGGGTAAAAAAAAGACACCCATTATCGGGTGTCTTCTTTCTGACTCAAATATACGCCTCAGACCTCACAGAATGCCTCAGGATTGGATCTTACAATTATAGTATATGAAGCCACTCTTTTTCTTTTCAAAGCGCTTAGAGACTCCCTCAAAGAACCTCTGGCTACCCTGAGCCCTATAGCCGTTGAGAGAGCTCCAGTTTTTGTATCTCTGGTACAGGTCTGATGCCTGCACCCAGTCATCCTCACCTCCCTCTGTGATGCCCTCCATCTCCAGAAAGTAAGCAATCCTATCCGCCTTGTTTCTCCATCTGTGGATCGCTCTATCTGACGAGGGAACATCTACATAGTAGTGCTCACCCCTTTCCAGCAACCTCTGAACCCCTTCAATTGCCCAGTTGAGCAATCCCTGTCTCTCTTGTGTTTTTATTCTGTGTCCGAGAGTTGGGTCTCTGTCTTTCTCTGGGATGGTCTTGTTGAACTCTATGATCGCCCATCTTCTCCAGAACCCGTATGACACATCAGCTACTGCTGGTAGAGTGCTTGCGGACATGACTATTCCAACACGAGGCTGGAAGAAAATCGGCTTGCCTGCCGGAGACCTTCCCGATATTCGGTTTCCTGTCACGATAGCCTTGAACCCATCACTGTCCATGATGTCGCTCTCGGGCATCTCGTCGATCGTGTTGATCTTTCTTCCCACAAGCTCTGCCCTGTAGTACTCAGATCTTCCAGACCCGTCTCCCAACTGCTGTGGAGATATGCTGGACCTGTCGCTGTCCTTGAACATGCTGTTGAATATATCCAAAAATAGAGACTTTCCGTTTGCGCCCTCTCCAAAAAGAATCAAGGCCTTCTCATACTTGTGGGGCATCCCAAAAAGACATGCTCCTGCGAACTCCTGCAAAAACGCAGTTTTGTTTTCACCGTCCGGATCATCTCCAAATATATCTTCCAAGTACCTCTGAAATAGCGGTGCTGTTTTGTATGGGTCGTAGGGGATGTCCATTTTGTCTCTGACTTTGTCACTCTTTCTGTAGTCTCTTGCTACAAGCCTGCCGTTCTCAATCTTCACAATCTTGTCTGAGAAATTCACAGACTCCACAAGACCCTCAAAGAAGGTCGTATCTGTTGTTACCTCCTGCGCGTGACTGATGGCTGCTTTAATTTTAGATAGACTGAGATTCATAGGTTTCCCTGTCGATCTCTCCACCCCGTCAAGCATTGACAGGTACTCAACCATCTCCCTCATTGATAGCTCTTCGTATTTCTTATCCCTCTCTATATATTGCCACGAGTTCTCTCCGTCAAAAATCATGTCGTACCGAGCTCTCAAGATTTGAGATAACTCTACGTCACTCCCACTGTTGAGTATTATATACTGATCGCTGTGGGGGTCAGTCTTATCTTCCTCAGCCCAGTCTATAAGGACATCTTCCTTTAAGAGCTCTCTGATGTCGTTGCCTTTGTCTAGCCAATCGACGATGTCTTCCGACTCCCCAACATCCAATCCAATTACCTCTGAGCCCTCGATCTGAGCCGCGATAAATCTTGCGTAGTCGTACCCTCCCTCGTCGTTGTCTGGAATTATTCTGACTATTTTTTGGTTGATAACACTCCAGTCAGACATTGGTGCGGCGTTTGATCCCCCTATGGATGTTGTTACAATAACTTCCGGAAAGTTATCCTTGTGCATACGCCTTGCTTCATCGCATGCCTTCTGCAACACCTCCATGCACTTCTCGCCCTCTACTATCCACACCTGCGCGTCAGGGCTTTTGGAAATCTCGTACGCTTTATATAGTGGCCTTATATACTCCTTGGGTGTTCCGAGAACCCATTCTTCATCACCGATCTTTGAGAAGGGTCTCATACATTTCCCCTCATCCACCTCCCACCTTAAAACAGCTATTAGTACCAGATCCCCCTCAGAGTTTCTCCCTCCTGTTACATGATGGAACGACTCTTCCCCAATGGTGAGGTTCCCTAATTTTCTGTAGACCCTTTTTCTCAACTTCCCCTGACTGTCTTTGTATGACTCAATCCTCTCCTCTCCCGATATGTCTACAGGGGTCAACCTTTCTCTTGATTCGACTTTTTTGCTCTGAGTTCTTTTCCTAAAGTCGTCGATATCGACAACCCTTTCATCACCATACCTCTGTAAAAGCATTTTAATGGCCTCCTTCGCATCGATGCCGTACTTGACCATGTATGCATCAACTATGGTGCCATACACAACCTCTCCGTCACGACGTGATCCGTGATACCTCCATACTATACTGTTTTCCCCAACTTTGACAGATGTGCTATCACCACCCCCTGATGGATGTGGACCATTATCCTCACCCACCTTCATTCCTATATCTTCATAGGGTTTTTCCATCTTTTTTATATCATCTAGTGTAACCATGTTAAACTCTCCTAAAATGAGCTGTGCGTGTTACTGCTTCTGGTATTTACGACAACCTTTCTTTGTTAAATATGATTGTTGATTATGTGATAATACCTATACAGAAGTATGGGTAATTTTCACATGGCATAACTGCCTCCACAACTAAAAGGGTGTTCCGGAATCATTATCACCTGATTGTGCCCATAACTTTAGGAACACCCCATGACAAGAAAGGGATACCTTATGATTAACAAAAACGTTGTTGTTGTTGTGATTGTTGTAATTGTACTGCTTTCGGTTTTCTTCATTGGTGCGGCTATGAGCCTTTCTACCGAACCGCCCGCAAAACACAAAGGATCATCGCTACACCTCTGCATGCACGGAAATTATAGTACCTGCTGTTCTTACAGGTCGGCATACAGTAGTTGTTACTACACATTGTGCAATAGCGGTCCCGACACAAAATATGTCGAGTCGAAATATACATGTTTTAATTAAAAATAAGGGCGTGAGTTTAACCACAGCTCACGCCCGAATGAGCAAACTTAGGCATACCTAAACCCCTCCAAGACCCATAGCATACCGTCCCCAAATACGAAAATAAGGCAGATTTTTCAAATACTTACCGCCCCATTTTTGGCCATTTTTCGCCATTTTTCGACACTTTTTTTACAACCCTTTACAAACCCCCACAACCCAGCCACACCGTCTTCTGACGATACTGCATCCCGATTTTAACAGCAAGCCCCTACCACTCTCCGACAGGCCAGATTTTAATTGCCCACCCCCCTCCACCCTGATATGATAGCTCATCAAAACCCGCCAAGGCTATGGCCTCTGTATAAAACCAAGAGAGCACCCGGAAGCTGATCTGTCCGCCCGTGCTCGTCTTGGAGAGCTAACCTCAAACAGGCGGGTTACTTTATTGTGCTGATTTGTGTTAAACAGCGTTACTAGCAGTCAGAAACGGGAAAATGATCTCTTCTGGTGATAAGATTTGCCGTAAAATCATGCGCGATGATTCGATTGTGCGAGTCTCTCGCCCTATGTTAGCCACTGGAGGGCAAATTACATATTCTGGCGACTGGGTAATTCACACCTTCACCGAAGACGGGGAGTTTGAGGTTCTCGTCGATGGGCTTGAGGTTGAATATCTTATCGTCGGAGGTGGTGGGGCCGGCGGTTGCTCATATGAACACAACGACAAGCCTGTCGGCGGTGGTGGCGGTGGTGGTGGGGTTCTTTACGGCGCAACCGATTTGCACGGCGATCTTCCTGTTAAAGTCGGCGGTGGTGGTCAAGGCAATAATTCAAACGGGGTTGGACTGTCAGGCCAAAACTCTTCGCTTGGAAGCTGGGTTGCGATAGGTGGCTCTGGCGGGGGCTCTGGGACTAACAGGCCGCCTGTCGGTGGTTCTGGCGGGGGCTCTGGAGCTATGAGTCGGAATGTCGCCTATGGGTACTTTGGGCAAGGCACGTATGGTCAAGGCCATAATGGCGGCAGAGGCTCCCAAAGAGCTGGTGGGGTCGCTGGCGGCGGAGGCGGTGGGGCGACAGGGTTAGGTGGCAACGGGGCTACCTCTATAAATGAAATGAATAGGAGTGATGCAACAGGCGGCTCAGGCGGTCCCGGGTTCACGTCGGATATTTCTGGCGCACTTTCAGTATATGGCGGCGGAGGTGGTGGGGCAGCGTACGGCCATCACTATACGCCCTACAATGAATATGGCCGTGCTTTTGGCGGTGTTGGTGGCTCTGGTGGTGGCGGTAAAGGTGGAGAATCTACTGGCGGGCACCTGTCGGGACAGAATCCTGAATATGACCATTACGCTTCGCCTACACCTGGGGCTCCTGGGACGGGCGGTGGTGGTGGTGGTGCGTCGCATCACATACCAGATTACCCGGAAGGAGCACCTGGTGGCTCAGGCATTGTTATAATCAGGTACAAAGCTGACGCATCGCCTGTCAAAACATATAGGTTGGGGCCTGTCTTTTATGGTGTCTCAGGTGGCATCGCCCGTTTTGATGCCCGAGCCTACACAAACCAGTTTGTCTCGGAGCAATATTTAAGTGTTCTGACCGACCGAAGTGGAAACGATAACCACGGCATCGAGAGGGCTGGTTACAATACAGCAGTATTTAAGAAAAGTTCGGCCCGTGTTTTATCCCCTAATGTAAAGTTCGACAGCTCGGTCTACGAGCTTCCTGATGCGTTTCGTCTTGAAAAACAAACGCCCTGGACACGCTACACGGTCATCCGTCTCGAGCTGTATACAGGAGTTGTGTACTCATGGGAGTACTCAGGCACCACACGACCTGCCTATCGATTTTCAGTGTTGTTTTCGAGCTCAGGTCTCAGGCCCGAGTTGAATGTTGGCGGTAATTTGGTGACAGGCCCCGCCATGGACCTGACGACCAATCCTGTCATCGTCACCGTGAGCAATGACGGCACTAACAGCTCCATGTGGATAGATGGCGAGAAAGTGATTGACGTGGTTAACGGAACAAGATCCGCGCCCCCGGCTTCACAAGCTCCGTTTTTCGGTGCGTATGGTAGTGGCTCATCCGGGAATCCAGCGAGGTTACTGTCTGGCAACCTATTCGATGACATCACGTATCTTGGCGCGCATGATGACCCGACGCGTGAGATGATTGAGGCGAACCTGAGAAGCGAATGGAGTTGGCTGTTTTGAGCACGTTACGAATCAGCGACGCCATCCGATGATCACACCCCTTCCACCTTGACCCGTATATCGCCAGAAACGGCATCAACCTTACTGTTGGGTCGAACCATACTGGAACTTGGCCTATGTCCGGCCAGATAGCTGAAGTCATAGCTTACAACAGGCATCTAGATTCTGGAGAGGTCTTCCAGATAGAATCATACCTTAACGACAAGTACGCAGATCTATTGTCTATGTAGATGTACTACTACTTCTTGGTTATAATCATATTTCACGACTTATAACCACATTTCATAAACATCTCTAAATATAAATCCTTTTTTTTAGGGTATAATATACATACCCAAACACACCAACTTAAACATGAGGGGGGTCTATGCTACTACCGGGAGTAGGTATGTGGGATTGCGGTCAGGGTGTATATTACATCACAAATCTTGAGCTTTAAGGGTATTAGGTATGACTATCGTAGATGTTTACAGATTTTTAAAAAACAAACGAGAGGGTTTCTACTCTTACGGCAACGTGGGAAATGGGATTATTTATATTTTATATACACGAGAAGGTGATAAATACCCAAAGTATCTCAGCAGGATTGAGTATTAACTGTGAGGAGTTGTAGTGAATATAATCTGCAAAGACTTTAGAAAAACCCTTCAAGGGTTATCAGGCCCGACATACGGTGTATATCCGATATGTACGGTCGGTGGGTACGAGTTTAATGATTTGATATTAGATATGTCATACGGTGAGGGGTCGCAGGGCTTCTTTATTACTATCATCGAGTGCTAGAATGCGGGATGTATTACTCAGATACATATGAGAAGAAATTCAAACGCATACAAGTCATTGAATATTAAACCACACGAACTCTTGGGGTGGTTTCGGACTTTTGTGTACAAATAGAACAAGGACTGACTTTGAACGTTTTAAAAGCGAGTGACCCCGCGTTATACAGAGAGCCTGGTGGTACCTATTACGTCAGCTTGTCGGTTGTTGGAGGGATGTATGTAGGCATATACAACCCTAAAAGTCACGCCGTAAACTATTTCTTGCTGATTGAGTTTTGATGCAGGATACACATCTGTGGATGTTGTGACTGATTACATACGGAGGCGAAATGTCGATATTTAAGCAGTTTGGCTCAAATGAGGTTAGGCCGATATATATTGAGGTGGGTGGCCCTTTCATAAAAAAGGGTGTTATGGAGGTGTATATATTTACCGGCAAACACTTCCCCTCACACACGTTCTACATAGAGTTGTAACCATGGAAATATTTCCTTATAGCGAAGCGAATATTCTGGGTGAGATAAATCACACCTATTCTACGGTCAGTGGGTCGTATGTCTTCCCCGGATTTCAAAGGATGGTGGTCCTGGTTCTATTTTATCCAGACAGCAAGAAGAAGGGGGCTAACAAGTTTTACATATGCAATCTTGAGTACTAACCTGAGGCGGTCATGGAGCTGATGGAGCTGACGGATCAAAAGATCTGGGATGGGAAACTGGTGGACTCTAAATATCTCATTGTAAGAACAGAGGGGTATGTTTTGGTTTACATCAAGAAATTGGCAAGAAGTTTCTCATGCAGAATGGCTGCGCTTGAGGCGTAAGCACAGGAGGTGTGGGTATGATTATCTGTAATGTTGATAGATGGAGAACTCATAACAAAGACACGATGTACTTCGCCGGCAATAACAGGGTGTACTTCGTCGGCAATAAGTCGTACTTATACAATTTAGTACCTCTGTATGTGCCCACACATAATGGCAAATATCTTTTTCTTTTCGACTGGATCGAGTTCTAGAATCATAGAGACCTCATTTATCAGGAGGCAGATATGAGCCTTGTCAATATAATCAAGCACAGGTCTGGAGATTTTAGGCATAAAGAGTGTTACTTTTTCATACCTCGTAACAGGCGTGCATATATATACGAGTTAGGCAGGCGGGATGGGGTTAAGTCAGTTTTTTCCTTCATCGAATTTTGAGGCACGAATGACAATCATGCGGTTTACACACCTTTTGAAAAACGATGTGATTTACGATTGTTACTATCTACTGTATGAGGAATACGACAGCGCATCAAATATGGCTTGGATTTATAAATACAGCCCAGAAAATCACGCCAAACCTTCTGTAATATCATCCATAGAAATCTAAGAGCCAACGTAATGCAGATTCTTAGCGCCGCTTATCCTGACTGGGGTCTGGGTTGTTATTATTTCTACATGGACCGGACACATAAAACAATCTTGATATTTACCACACACCCTTCAGTATCTGATGAGGGTTGGGCGATCAATAGTATTGCAAGTATTGAAATTTAATCTATATACGTCGATCAGGGGGTGGTTATGTCAGTTATAAAGTTCCAGTATTCAACATTCAACAAGCCGTATGCCTACTACTATCATTTCACACCTTTTGGTTTATTGTCTATAGGTTTATTTCAGGATGGCATAAGCTGGGTGGAGATGACAAGGGTTGAGGTTGATTTATAATGTAGGGGTTATAAATATCGTACATGATATGGATTTAACCAGGTATAACAAGTACAAGGATTAGGTGTGGGTGTTATTAATTTAGATCATTTCAACTTAGATGTTGATCCGGATAAAGTGTCTTACTACTGTCAAAGCGAAACTTCTTCCAACATTGTGTGGCTTGGCATATATATTCCAGACAGAGGCCAGCTTGAAGAGTGTTGGATAGAATTAACCGAGGTTGAGGTTTAACTGTTTTGGTGGATAACCTCGAGGTGTTATATGTCTATATCCTTAGTGTCTAGTGTATGGGGTGGGGGTTGTACTTATATGTTCTCCGCAACAAGGGGAGTGGAGGCAGGAATATGGCTATTCGGCCCAAAATATGTAGATGGAAGACTCAACTTCATCTCATTTATTGAGTATTAATAGAGAAGGTGGTAAGGTGGTGATGAATTTTTGGCTAGAACACGATTTTTGGCGAGAATACGGACTCTGGAGGGACTCAAAAGGTTCGTTAAGTTACCCGTGTTTGGACACCTTTGGGACAGACGGGGGCAGAACAGTAACCATATGCAGCACTAAAGCTCACAGCAAAGGTGGGTCTATTTGGGTCATATGTGCTATTGAGGTTTGATGGCACTGTAACGGATAATTTAAACTGTGGGCAGATGAGTATATCGTACATCGAGGTATAGCAGGCCACACCCTAATGGTCTTGTATCGAGCGTCTACTGAAGTATGAAAATAGAAGTCTGGCAAGATATATACAATACATACACAAACGACACGTACAAAGATGTGTATATGGTAGTTTGGATGTCAAAAAACGGTAACTACTGGTGTATAAATCTAAACCTATTCGGGGATAACAAAATCCCTGTCGCCAGATTCAGTCTCGAGTATTAGCCATTGCCGCTACCGCTAAATAAATGCAGGTGGCAGGGGATAATATATACCAGGCAAACACATTCAACTCTCTTAGAGGTGATACAACATGACCATCATAGTTGATTTATGTCCTGGACAAGAAGTCACGTTTTGGATGAGGGCGAAAGGGTTTTATAGCTCATTTGCCTCCCAGGAAACGCTAACAGTTACGTACGAATGGAACGAAGACGGTGAGACCTGGTACACACACCTCTTTTGCCTGGAACTGTAGTCAGTGGAGATGCAAAATGATGATGGTAGATATGAGAAAGGTGAGCATGCTTTACGAAGAAGGGTCGGTACCGACATCCTCTGTGTATGTGGCGCTATTTTTAGACTGGGCGGTGCTAATAAGGGTGGGGGGAGATGTAGTAGCAAGCCCAAGACCTCTGGAATACATGTCTTTAGAGTTTTAAGTGCCCGCAGGAGGGACGTGTCTATAGGTTGTTAGGGTGGAGTACTGAGGTTGCATGTTTCTCATTTTAAGCATAAGTGGTGAAGAGGGGGCGAGCGGGGTGTTTTACACCCTCTCGTCCTCCCCTAAGGGGTATTTTTTGTATTTTTGTAAGACTTTATACAGTCACGAAAGAGGGGCTCACGTCATAACAAACACAGAGATTGTAGAGCTGGAGGCGTAATGGTTTCCGATGCCAGGGGATGGGGGCGGGTGGAGCGTGGGTATTGAAATATGAATTAGCGCGAGGATGAATTGAATATTGTACTAAAAAAGGATGCACGAAAATACAGTTGGGAGGACTGTATATATCAACTATTTGACGTTTGTTATGAACTACCCCCAGGTGATAACAGGATAATGGCTGCGTATCTGTATTCAAGAGGGGTGGGGAGGCGGTACTCTCATACTGCGATAATTTTAGAGATATAGGAGACAGTTATGAGCTTTACTATTTACGGGCGGGAGGATTTTCTAAAAGGTGGACTTAAATATAGCTTTACACATGTGGTAAATCTTTATCTGGGGGGTTTGGAGAGGGGCGAGGTAATCATAAACGGCGTGCACGGTTTTATACACGATGAGTGGAATCCACCGATGTCTGTGGTGCTGGAGTGCTAATGAATATTGTCGATAGCGAAGAGTACTGGGAGTACAGTGTAGATGACAGGCATGGGGCGTATTACGCGCTTGACATTGGAGATTTCGATTGGGATGAAAAGATGGTGTTGTATAGAGGCGGGTGGAGTCTTGAGGAGTATCATTGGCGTATTAACTTAGAATACGGCCTGAATGATACTAACCAGTGATACGAATAGCTCAATATCTCACAATAAAGACAGAGGTGTAAACGTGTCATGGAAATAATACATGCAGGCGGTATTGCGGGAAAGTCTGGTCCGGCTTATGCTTATGATTACGATCTCCCTTATAGTCACCACTCTACCTCTCTCAGGTATATAGATTTACTTATCTTCTATGTCGATGAAGGGGGGTGTAGAGATTGCCCAATGATCCTTTTGTTTTATATTGAGTGTTAAACATGGACCTATTGAAAGAAATTCCGGCCAATAACTCCCCTGAGAAAAGAAAGGTATATTACATAATGACAGATATACCCTTTCGCGAGGGTGGTATTTCATTTCTCGTCGTGGCGCTCGAACGTGGGTGCCGCTATTTAAATGCGATGAATATAGAGGTGTAGGGTGAATATAGTAAACTACGAAGACGCCATGGATGCCAGGATATACGATCGCGCGGGGGAGTATTATGTTTTAGACCGGATAAGAGTGGGGCGGGAAGGGGAGATGATGTTTCACATATCGTTGGGTCGTTATTTTGGTAAAGTCGAGATTATGTATATTGAATATTGATACTATTTGGAGGTTTTATGGACATTTTAAGCCCTTCGGAGGTATATGATGCATATATATACAGTCTCAACAATAATGTCAGGGCGGTTAAGTATATTTCTCTAAAGCAACAATCGAAAAATCTATATCTTGATATTATCATTTTGGATAAAGGACAAAAATACGCGTTAGAACTTCCAATAGAGATAGAGTGCTAATAATAGTGGGGAATATGCATCACTCTGGGGTAATCCTAACAAGCAACGCTTATAGCACCGGCGCCGATAAAAAGGACCTACCGGTTTTTTTTACACTACACCGAACAGCCAACCCGACCCACCTCTGATAAGCCCTGCTAAGGGTGTCACAAAACACACTCCTGAAGCCACAGAATCGATCAGGAGACACTTCTTGCAACACGGTGCTACCAACAGTCGTATCGTACCCACAAGTCGGATATAAGCCCCACTAAGGGCTCGCATTACATTACCCGGAATATGGCCCGTTTTTACGGTATAATACATCCAGGTACGTCACTTATATATCAGCCAATAGGAGTGTTAGTGATCATTCATACGATACAAGAGCACAATCGCGGTGGGGTTAGGTGGGTCAAGGATCAATTGCTTTATGTAGCGTTGGATCTTCCCAGTCGTGGTCGCTTGAAGGTGATATTTGCGGCGACGGTGGGCGAGGGTGGAAAACTTCAAGGGGGTTTAGACATGTGGGAGCTCGGTGTGAATATATTCATAGAATACATGATTGGGGAGGATTGATATGGCAGAGCTGTATGAGGGTGGTATTAGACAATACATCGCAGAGGCGTTGACTCTTGGGTGGTACGATGTTCTTGTTGAGAGCTCCTACAACTTCATGGAGGAGGTGATTAATTCCGATTTGCCTCGAGAGGATCAAAATGAGGCAATTTTTGCTCTTTTGGAAATAATAAGGGGTGCGAAATCGAGGGATGGGGCTTCTATTTTTTCTGGTTTGTATAAGTTAAGAAAACGTGTGGAAAACCATGATCTTGTAAAATTTATATAAAGCGACACTTCCCAGTATAGCATGGGGGTCCAAATTAAAAAAATGCCACTAAAATTACGTGGCTTTGGGGTGATAATATATCTGCGGACTTCCTGTGATATTCTACACTTTAAAAGAGGTGATTATGGATGTTAAAAGCGCAACAAAAACCGCTATTATTTTCTGCAAAAATAAAATTCCTGTCATGTTCCGTGGTCCCCACGGGATTGGTAAGTCAGAAATTGTCTACCAGATTGCACAGGAGTTAGAGCTTCCGGTCGTTGAGAGGCGAGCATCTCAAATGACAGAGGGTGACCTACTCGGGCTTCCTGACAGAGGTGAGGGGGGAGTAACAAAATTCCTTCCCCCTGAATGGTACCAAAGGGCTTGTGATGAACCTGTGCTGCTTTTCTTTGACGAGATCGATAGATCTATCGTTCAGGTCGCACAAGGAATCTTTGAGATTACTGACTCAAGGAAAATATTTGGCAACAAGCTCCACCCAGAGACAGTTATTATGGCTGCTGTGAACTCCGGGGTTGACACATTCAGCTACCAGACAAGAACGATGGATCCCGCAGAGCTTGACCGGTGGGGGGTCATCGATATCACCCCATCGGTTGATGAATGGCTTGACTGGGCGGAGAGCAGCGAAGTGGACCCCATGGTGGTTAGCTTTATCCGCAGCAACCCAACCTCTCTGGAGCATTACGATTCTAATTTTGAGCCTAACAAGGTGTACCCCTCAAGGAGGTCTTGGGTTCGCCTATCCAATATGATAAAGGGTATTGATTATACGACAAAGGAGGGTCTTTCTGTATTGCAGAATGTTGCCCTTGCTATGGTGGGGCAGGATACTGCGATCTCCTTCAGGAGGTATATCGAGGATATCAGTATCAACCTAAACGAGATGCTGTCAGATGATGCCGTTCTCAAGAAGGCAATCGAGGCCCCGTTCGAGATTAAGATTGACTTGATCAACCAGGTCAGGGTCGGAAGAGTGCGACCGGAGAACCCCCTCGAGGTTACCCTCGGAAAAGAGGAGGTGGGTAGACTTATTAAGTTTATGGACTCTCTGGAAGACGAACAGGTGTTTGCCCTCATTCGATCTATTGGTGTTGGTAATCGCATCTTCATCAAAGAGTGTGGGTATAACATTGATGATAAGTTTGTCGAACTCACACAGAAAAGTGGCTTAAAGATGGAGGAGTAATGTCTAGTGGGCGAAGAATCATGGGTGCAGCATTATCCGAGCTCATGATCAGGGAGCCCTTTTGGGCTTCCGTATCTTATCACGTTGAGAAGATAGCATCCAACTCAATCCCCCTTATGGCCGTTGGGTTTCATGGGAAGGGGTATAAGCTTATATACAACCCAGAAGGACTAGAACGGATGAAGGTGGACCATCCGGATGAGTATATTAAATACACCATGGGTGTAATAAAGCATGAGTTTTTACACATCGTGTTCGACCATGTTTCGGTGTTTACAAAAAATAAAAACGAAACAAAGACGATGAATATCGCCATGGATCTTGCCATCAATAGCTTTATTGCTGATGAGATTCCAGAAACGGCGCTGATCCCCGGAAGGGGTGCGTTTGAGAACTATGAGCCCAACCTGTCCTTCATTGAGTATTATGAGCAACTTAAGGGTGATGAGTCAATATCATTGGAGGAATTCGATACGGTTCATCTCACCGTGGAGGACCTGGAGAGGATTCTGGGTGAGGTTGACAGACTGTCTCCAGAAGAGATGGAAGTCGTCAGAAGGATGATCATAGATGTCGCGACAAGCAGAGCAGAAGGTGAGGGGTGGGGAACTGTATCTAGAGACATGCAGGATAAGATAAGAGCGTCAATGATGAATATCATTGATTGGAGGGGGCTCTTGAGAAGGTTTATCGGAAATGCTGTTGTTGATGAGATGAATACTTCTTTTAAGAGAATCAACAGGAGGTACCCGTGGCAGTTTCCAGGAACAAGGAGGGATAATCAGCCGAAGGTGGCGGTGTCGATTGATATGTCCGGATCGATGAGCGATGAAGACTTGGCTGATATTGCTGGGGAGCTAAACGCACTGTCTGACACAGCTTCGTTCACAGTTATTCCATTCGATACTGAGGTGGCAGAAGAACATATATACGAATGGAGGAAGGGTCGGAAATTTGGTGAGATTGACAGAGTTGCATGCGGCGGAACTGACCTAAGCGCTCCCATCTTGTATGTTGACAAAAGCGTGGGCAACTTTTCAGCACACATCATGTTTAGTGACCTGCATGCCTGTACTCCACCAATCCCGAGGGTAAAGACTGTGTTCTTCGTTCCAGAGGGTGGCAATATGGATTTAGATCACCCTTCCGAGAAAATCATGATGGTGAGAGGTCGTAATGATTAACGAGAAATACGAGATACTCGCTCTCGTAAATAATATTAAAAATAGGGCAGAGAAGGCGAGAAGTAGGGAGGATATAGAGCAAATAGAATACTACTCCAGGCTTATCGTCAGGTGTTGTCAGGAGGGGGCAGTGTCAGACATAAAACTTGACGTGAAGGGGATATTGGAGAGATCTAGCAAGCATAACGCAATAATCTTTGTCAAGAACGTTACAGGGATAACCCTGGCTGAGGCAAGGGAGTGGGTTGAGAATAATATAGACTGACACAAATGGGGCCCTGCGCCCCTATTTTTTTAGATATAGAGAGGGAAAATGAAGGTAGCATTATCTGGGTCTGGCATGCTGTATCCTGTTCACGTTGGAGCAATCAAGAGGCTTATGGAGTCTGGAAATATAAGAGAGATTAGCGGGACGAGCGGTGGGGCGATAGTCGCAGCTATGGTCGCATCAGACGTTGGCAGACTAGAGGAGATGGTTATAAACAATATGCCAATGGACGGCAAACTATTTAACCCCTCCCTTACCAACCTCCGAAATTATGGACTTATGGACGGGAGAAGGATTGAGAGATTGTTTGAAAGGTTTTTCCCTGCAACTTTTTCTGAGACAAAGATACCACTAAGGGTTGTAACAGCGAATCTTAATAAGCGTACACATATGGTGTTTGGAACAGAGGAGACCCCGAGCATATCTGTGGCAAGAGCTGTGAGGGCTAGCATGAGTATTCCAGGAATATTCAGCCCTGTGTCTATAGGTGGAGACCTTCATGTTGACGGGGGTATCGCCGCAAATCTTCCGATCAACCTGTACAGCCCAGACGATGACGTGATCGGTATTAGGGTGAGGGCCAACCCGAAGATGAATGACAATATTTCCGGGGTTAAAGATTACATTATGTCGGTAATGAGTATTGTTATGGACACCCTGACAAACCATGGTGTAGATCATTACACGAATAGTAGAATAATAACTATATATAGCAATAACAACGGTTTGAATTTCATGATGAGTAAAGAAGATGCAATAAAAATGATGTGGGAGGGATATAAAACAGTTGACAAGTGGATAAAAAAGAATAATCTCTCATCGACTAAATAACTTTTACAAAGAGGTTATAATGAATTACAGACAGCTTCTAGAAGAGCTTGAGAATCTTGACGATGAGGCTCTTGAGCAAGAAGTTACAGTAGTATGGGATGGTGAAGTCTTTGAGGTTGACTACGCCACAATTAGCGATGACGGTGAGTTTCTTGACGGAATGCTCATCCTTTACGCGGAGTAATCATGAAAATAAGCAATAGTTATTCTACTCCTGTAAAAACAAGTCTAAATAGGGGTGATGCCAATCCTTTTATCAAAGGGTTGTCTGGATCAATGAGCGGTGAAGGTCGGTACAGTGTAGATCCAAAAGAGATCAGCACTGGTGACATGCCATATGAATTTAGGATCTACGATGGAGATTTGTGTGTTATTGTCGGGTACACTACAGGCATGGTACATGTCATGGGTATGATTAAGGACAGCAACAGAAGAGTTAGGCTGTACGATCGCAAAACAAGGAGAAGGTTAGTATGAGAGGGGTCCCAAGAAGCGAGATCGTTGAGAAGGGTATCAGGAAATTACCAGAGACACTGATTCGCGGTGGGGAGGTCACCAATGTGTGGGTCCATCGAGATGTCATGTTCGAGTCTTATATAAGATTCAAAAGTATTTTATATGGAATCAAATATGAGAGAGTATCTCACGCAAAGACAAGAAAGAGGGTGGAGGAAGGAAGATCGCTCCACTCGGTGTGGGTTACTATATGGCTGGATCACCCGGTGGCCGACAGTAAGCCTATAACAGAGGTTTGTGTTGATGTTGGTGAAGGGGCTCTTCTGTTTGGTAGTGATGGAACCCCCGCTCCAGAGATCGTGAAAGCGTTCAACATGGCGGCCATGAGTGTTGACGATGATATATCTGGACTGATTGATGTTTTAAAAGATGCAAAAGAAGATGTGGCAGAGTCTCTGTCTGACGTAGAAAAAATGGTACAGGAGGCTGTAGGTGCTAATTGAAGTGCTAGAAAGGACTGCGAGGGATGTGGCTAAAACCATTGCCAGGAATGCGGCTATTGGGGGGGTCGCAGATGGGATCTTTGCTGCCGTTGACAGCAAGCCGATCATAAAAGAGGTGGGATGCGGAGTAGTAACCTCTGGCGCCGGGACTGTCGCAAGAGAGGTGTTTTGGCATCTGACTAAAAATACGGGGAAGTGGGGGCACATAGTAGGGGTGGGTGCGTCTATTGGTGCCAGGTATGCATATCGTCAAAAGTTCTGCAAAGAAGAGGAAGAGCGGTAGTGGAGAATATACTTTACGTCGAAAGAAAAGATATAGAGGATTTTATATGTAGCGATGACATATTGTTCATCGGCAAGGATCATGCAGAGTTTCCACCGATGGTGGAAAGTATTATGAATAATATTCAGGTTGGCCCAAGGAGTGAGCTTGAATCTGACCCTTCCAAAAAACAGATAATTCCATATATTGTGATTACTAAAAATCTGTGCAAGCAGGTTTTTATGACACGCCGGCTCTCATCACAAACAGAGAAAAGGCTTAGGGGTTCATACTCTTTAGGCGTGGGAGGGCACGCAGAGGAGGTTGATATGGGGGGAGACTTCATATTCAACGCTGCAATTCGGGAGCTTAACGAGGAGGTGTGCGTAGAGAACGTGGAACATATGAAGAGGGTGGGGTTTATCAATAACGATACCGATAGTGTCGGTAAGGTTCACCTTGGGGTCATATATCACATCTCTTGTGAGGATGTTTCCGTACGAGAAAAGGATAAGATGTCGGGTGGTTGGGTAAAATGGGTTGATGTTTCAAGGTTTAACATGGAGGTCTGGTCTAAAATGATTGCCGGAATCCAAGCCCAACTATCGAGTGATTCTTTTCCTCACGTTTATAACCCCATAAACGGGGAATGTTACTGAGCCATCAGGCGCTGTTAACTCTATGTCATATACAGCGCTTCCCCAATCAAACTTATTTGTGGTTTCACTGTCTATGTTGATGACAATAAATTCATCACTGACTGACGGTGAGATCTCAAATAAAACGTCAGTAGAAGATGGGTGTATTCTTGCCTGCATTCTCGCTGAGTAATTACTGTAATCCCTCTTCATGGGAATTTTTTGGGAGTATGTAGCTCCCTGGTGAATAAGGAGGTCAAACTTCATGACAAACCTGGAGCAAGAGATAGCTGACGCTATTATACAATATGCGCGTAGCAACGCATACAAAAATAAGAAAAGGGCAGAACTGTCAGGCAGCGGATTGTCCGATCTAGAGGGGGTGGTGGAGGATTTGTCTGAGGGTCTTGCCGGATTTGCGGCCGATATAGCATCAATGGCTCCGGCCATCGAGGGGTATATCGACTATAAAATCAGCCAGCACATAGACGACTTTCATGAACCGTGACGGCAAACATATGGCCGCGTATACCCTATGCGAGGTCATGGATAGAGAGCATCTCAGAGTGGGAAGACTTTCTGAAATAGCCGGAGTTAGTAGGGAGTACATTATCTACCTGAGAGAGTTCGCCACAGATTTTGATCAGATTTCGTATATCTGTAGTGTGGCAAGGTCCTACAACCATAGAGACTATCTGAGTCAAATAAGGGTAGATATAGACGAGGATATGTACAATAGTTTGAGATCTCTTGAGGGATCTATCTCATCCAATGGCAGAAAAGCTATTGAATACTGGAGGAAGAAAAATGGCTATTTTGATTAACATGTTAGATCTCCTGAAGCCTGAAAATAGACGTAAGACCCTGGAGCTTTCCCGTAACGAAGGAAAGTCCGTAGAAATGTTCGCGCTGCACCTTCTTGAGTCATACGTTGAAGGCAAGCTTGAGTGGGTGGAGGAGGAAGAGGATCCAGAGGTTATCATCGAGTCTGACAGGCTGGAAGATATGGAGCTGTCCATCCGGCCATACAATGCACTTAAGAAGGCTGGAATAACAAAAATATCCGAATTGATTGCGCTTGGAAGCATTGAAAAGGTTGCACGTATTAAGGGGATCGGTAATCGTTCTTTAAGGGAGATTGAACTCAGGGTTCTAGAGTTGGGTCTTAGATTTGGCATGAACGTCGCGACTGGTGACGACGATGACATGCAGACAGACATTGAAGAGTTTATCGAGTCTGCAAAAGATAAGTATAAAGAAGAGGATTGTGGTAGCGAAGAGCATTATGAAGTATCCGAGGAAATCGACGACGATCACACCGAACATACTGCGGACACTCTAGAGGCAACCTCCTCCGAAGATCTCTATGATGAGATCTTAAGTCTTCCGCCCACCCGAGACGGCGTCAGGAGAGCCTTCGAGATTTTCTCAACCCTGAGAAACACCTCTGAACAAGAAGTTGTGGACGTGGTTACGGAAATAATGAGTGGGTACGATAAAGAAGACCCAAACACATACACTCCCACGATAAGAAAATTCTACGAACACCTTCCGGCAACGGAGGGTCATATTTCAGAAATCAAAAAGTGGGGAAAGGAGGCTGGCTACCCTGGGCACAGAATATCCATGTACAAGGGAATGCCTATAGAAGAAATTTCGGTGGGAGATGCTGAGGAGAGAATTGAATTCCTCAAGGACCTAACATTCTAAATAAAATGCGGGGCCTTTCGGCCCCGCTACCCCTCCAATCCTCACATACCCATCATATGACAGGAGTATACACAATTGAACACAACAGTCAAGAAGAGAATTACCATTTACATGAGTAACGAGGATAGGGAAGAATTAAAAGAACTATCGATAAGGTTGAACAAACCTCTGACAGATATAGTAAGAGAGTCTATTTCGGAGTACCTTAAAGACCTGAAGGATCAACAGAAATGCTTAGACGCGAAGAAGGAATCATACCCCCCTTAACGCCATACCCTCTAATCAAATCCTCTACCTCCTCCTCCGTGTATACGGGCGCCTTATTAATGTGTCTATTTTTTAACACCCTTCTGTTGCCCAGTATCTGCCCACCGACCGACCCAAGCCCAAAGCCGGTAGCCCCGCCGACCACAGCTCCGCGAATAGCTTTACCTGCCGTATCTAGCCTGATCTGACTCAGCAGCTCATTGTAGAGGTCGACCTGCCTCTTAGGAGCCCCGGGGGCGACACCCCTGGGTCTTGGTGCTGTCAACAACACACTTCCGGCTCCAATAGTAGCGCCCGCAAGGGCGCCGCCGAGACCGCCTATAGTAGTGCTTTTGCTTAACGATTCAAGTTCATCTATATCTCTTGGTCGAGGCCTCTTTACAACGGGGTCGTACCACCTGTATTTATAAATGTCCTGTCTGGCTACCTTAACTAAAACGCTCATCTCTAACACCAAGGTGAAATTAAAGTGATTACTTCAATTGGAGAATATATTATATCAAAAGCTATCGTAGATCGCTCTAAAATACCATTTGAAGCTTACTCTAAAGTGGCGCCCCTTACTAAAGAATTTTATGAAATCGGGTCAGCCCTGTCGAAGATAAACACAGACGAGCCCTTTTCCTGGATAGAAGCAGTCAGCAAGTTGTCCGATAGATTTATAGAGAAGGCACCGTCTGGGCTGCAGAATGATCCTCTGTTTGAATACCTGGAGGATAGAGGGTATGTAATGATTAGCGATCCTGCGACTGATTGGTATGAAGAATTTTTGCTTCGCAATACTGATATGGTGGTCGAGATAAAGGATGGGGATGATTATGTTGCATCGATCAGTCTTCCTGGAGGCGTTGTTTACGTCATGGGTGATAGTAAAAAAGATTCGAGGGGTAAAAACCCGATGGTTGGGAAGAGGTTTTACTATCCAGAGGATGAGGATGCTCGCAAAAAGGTGTATGAATCAATCGGCGACCTTGTATGGAGAGATAAAACTGGTCTGTTTTTCGATGTTGACGATGAGGATTATATTGTCGAGAACTACAAGGCTCGCAACAATGAGTACTATGGCGAAGGGAGGGCCTTTGCTGATACATGGGGCAAGTATGTCGATGCCGGAGTACGCAGGGTGGTTGTACTTCAAGGTGCCCCGGGCACTGGCAAGTCGACCCTGTGTTCATATGTTGCCAGGCAGATAAATTCCAGGATTGTTCATGCAAGTCTAAATTTTATTAAAAATTGTCATGAGGGGAGCTGGTTTAGAATCATGGATGTTCTGAAGCCCAATCTTGTCATTGTAGATGATATTGACAGGATCCCGACACTATCACTTGAGAGAAAGTTGTATATGTTCGAGGAGGGTGTTTACGATGTACCTTTAACGATCTTTACAACAAATGACGACACAAAACTTCCAGATGCAATGAGGAGGCCTGGAAGGATCGATCAAATCATTGACATGCCAGAACCTCCGCGACAAGGAAAGATCAGCCTTATCGAAGGGTTTGCAAGAGATGTTGGCATAGAGGGAGATATACCCAAGGACAAAATGGACTATCTTATAAATGTTTTTGAAGTAGTAAGGTCTGGAGCTTATGTAAAGGAGTTACTAAAGAGATATAAAGTTGAAGGGTGGGACTACGAGCTGGGCGTGTATGACAAGTCTTTCTGGGAAGTCGTGGAGAATAAGTGATATGAGCATCATAGAGCTACACCTTCATACCAGGTATTCGGTAGGTGATGCCCTGCCATCATCGTGGGACTATGCCAGGGCGGCCGGAAGGGGGAGTGTTTTAGCTATCGTCGACCATGATAATATGGGGGGTATATACGCGCACAAGGCGGCGTGCGAGAAGTATGGTGTTAAGCCTATATATGGGGTTGAGATAACACTCGATGGTGGATACAGCCTGGTTCTTTTGGCTATGACAAACCGCGGCCTGGAGAACCTGTACGCCCTTCTAGGCACAGACAGGACCACCAAAGATTTACATAGGTACAGCAAGGACGTTATTGCCCTTAGCGGAAACATGACCTCTGCTCTTGCTGTACACTTTCTTAATGAAGATATGGAGGAGTTTCACGAAACCTTTGGTATATACAAGGATATTTTTGGTGACAGGTTTTTCCTTGAGATTATTGATCATAATATTGAGGAGCAGGGAAGGTATAACAAGTACCTGAAGAGCCTGGGATGGCAGACAGTAAAGACTAACGATGTCCATTATCTTAATAAAGGTGATCACCCAAAACAGGCGGTATTGATATGCGACAGGCTGTCAAGAGTTGCTCTTGATCCGGAGGTGTTGGGTACAGGTATTGATGAGGCTTATCTGAAGCCACTACCTGATAACCCCAATGCTCAGAAAATCGCTGACATGTGCAATGTTACTCTTAGAGACTCTGGTATATTTTTGCCAGCATTTGAGATCCCCGAAGGGTTTAAAGATGAGGGGTCGTTTTTAAAGCACCTTGTCTGGAAGGGCTTAAAAGAGAGAGGATGCACCTCAAAAGAATACATAGATAGAGCAGCTCATGAAATTAGAGTTATCGAGGACATGGGCTTTATTGGGTACTTTCTTATTGTGTGGGACTTTATCGAGTTTGCCCACAAAAGCAATATACCTGTTGGCCCAGGCAGGGGATCTGGAGCAGGAAGCCTTGTGGCCTATGCTTTATATATAACAAATGTTGACCCCATAGAAGGCGGCCTCCTATTTGAAAGGTTTTTAAATCCTGACCGCGTCTCAATGCCCGACTTTGATATCGACTTTTGTAGAGACGGCAGGTCCAGGGTTATTGAGTATGTCACAAGCAAGTACGGAGAGGATTGCGTTAGCGCCATTGGCACATATGGAGAACTAAAGCCGAGAGCTGCATGGAAGAGCGTGGCTAGAGTGCTGGGGATGCCTTTTGATAGGCAAAACATGCTGTCAGGAGATCTTCCTGATCCTGTTGTAGATGACGCTAAATTAAAAGATATTTTTGACGATAGTGGCAATATCAGGGAGGAGTTGAAAGATAAGTACCCTGTGATGTATAGGGAGTCAAAAGATGATGATAAAGTCAGGCTCGTCAACAGGCTATCCACAGGTGTGGAGGGGGCTTATAAGAACATAGGTCGCCATGCTGCAGGAATCCTCATCTCTGATGGTCCGGCAGAAAAATATATACCTGTGTGGCACATGGGCAAATACTCACCCATTGAATCTTCGGATGATGGGATCAAGACAATGTCTCAGCTGGATATGCGAGATGCCGAAAGGGCGGGTCTTGTAAAGTTTGACTTCCTGGGGCTTATGGAATTAACAGTAATCGATTACGCAATCATGCTTATTAAGGAGGAGTATGGAATAGATATAAATATAAACGATATACCTAAGGACGATCCAAAGGTCTTCAAAATGCTGGCAGAGGGGGATACTCTTGGCACTTTCCAGATTGCAAGCCAGGGCATGACTGAATTTGTTAAAATACTTAAACCTGAAAGCCTCAACGACATCATCGCTGTAGTGGCTCTATACAGACCTGGCCCCATGGATTATGGCGATGGTATGCATCTTGAATACGCCAGAAGGAAAAACGGAGAAGCTCCGGTGACCTTCCTTCATGAGAACCTCCGAGAAATTCTTGACGAGACATATGGGGTTATCGTCTATCAGGAACAGATTATGGAAATTGCCCGTAAGGTTGCAGGGTATAGTCTTGGGAAGGCTGATATCCTAAGAAGGGCTATGGGTAAGAAGCATAAAGACGAGATGGACAGGGAGAAGGCAAACTTTTTAAGCGGAGCAAGGAGAAATGGCTATAGTGATGATATAACCGAGGATCTGTGGGAGCAGATTTCTACCTTCAGTAGATATGGGTTTAACAAGTCTCATGCCGCTTCTTATGGGCTTATCACCTATCAAACAGCATGGCTGAAAGCTAATTTCCCTGAGGAGTTGATGGCCGCTCAGATGCAGGTGAGGTCAAATAAGCTGGCTGTGGTAGCTGAATTTATACACAGCTCTGAAGGTGCGGGGCTGGAGGTTATGTATCCAGATGTTCAGATAGGTAATAAGAACTTTACAACAAAAAACAAGAAGATATATGCAGGCCTTAAATGCATCAGGGGTATTACGGAGGATGTTTGTGACCGCATAGAGAGGGAGGGGCCGTTCAAAAACCTTACTGAGTTTTTCACTAAAGTTAAGATTGGCAGGGGTGCTCTTAAGACGTTGCTATACTCTGGAGCTCTGGATTCTCTTGTTGGGGCGACAACGCTAGAGAAGAAGGCTCAGTTCAGGTCTGATTTGTATAATCAGGCTGACAAATTCCTTAACATCGGGAAGAGTGTAAACCCCGATCAGATGACGTTATTTCCGATGGACTTGACTCTACAGTACCGTTCGTGCGAACCAATGAGCATCGGTGAGATGCTTAAGAGGGAGAGGCATTACATGGGGCTGTATAGAAGCGCCCACCCTATTGAATTTAAGCGGAAGAGGTTGACAGACAGAGGTGGTATAACTATAAGTGAGGCCCTCTCTGGAGAAAAAGGGTCAGAGATCGAGGTGTGTGGGGTCATCATAGATATCAATGTCATAATTACAAAATCTAATGAATCTATGTGTTTTATAACCCTTGAGGATGAGACAGGACGGATGGATGTCACAGTCTTTCCAGACACATACTCGATGACCAACTTTCAGGAGGGCGACATATTAATGGCTGAAGTTAAACAAGAGCTGTACGAGGGTGATCTTAGCGCTCACCTCGTTAACTGGGAGGTTTTAGAATGGGATTTCTAGATGGGTTGGATGAGGTTGATGAGGAGGGGGTATTGTCGTCAGTTATTGTGGAGGAGGTGTCCGGCAAGACGGTCAATGCTTCTGCAAGCAGGAGTTCAATTATTACATCCGACGAATCTATTTCAGTCACATTTGACAGAGAGGATATTGATAAGGATTTGATGGAATATGTCCGCAAGGGGTGTGTAAATATCGTAAAAGACCTGGAGGAGCTTAAGGGTATTGATTTGGAGATGGTGTTTATCGAGAAGGGTGATCCGATATACAATCTGGATAGAAGCGCTATGTTCCTAAAGAGCATAAGGATGGCTAATAGTAGCGGTCAGGAAGTTGAGGTACACCCGATCGTTGTCGCCAACCTGGCTCAGGCATTTGGCGCAGAGTCGCCAATACTAAAACCAGTGCCGGTATCAATGGTGAAGGCTATCGTATCTGATGACAAGGAGACGATTTCCCTGATAAGGGATAAAATTAAAGGGGAGATGTCGTTGTATGGAAGTGTTGACCACACCCCCACCTTCAAGTTTGTTTGGGGAACCCTTAAAAATAATGAGGTAATGGAATGGACTATTTAGTAAAAGGTTTTATTAGACCTCAATACTTTGATGTTAAGTTTGGGAGGAAAAGGTGTGAATGGTTTGAAGAGGTGGTAAAAGCTAGCTCTAGGGATGAGGCAAGGGAGTTGGCCAGGTTTAGGGTCCAACAATCAAGCCTATCTCTCGTCACAGTAGAGTCGGTGGAACCGCTGGGTGGAGAGGAGGTTAAGATTGCTTCCAGTAGTGTCCATATCCCAAATCTTGACTTGCCATGGTACGAGAACGAGATCACCTTTTTTGATACTGAAACGACTGGTCTTAACCCAGAGACAGACCGAATAGTTGAGATCGGTTTTACAAGATACGACCGCGAGAAGAGAGCGTTCATCGAATCTGAGTCGTATTTTATTAATGACGGAAAAGAGATACCTGCAGAGGCCACTAATATCCATGGTATAACGAATGAAATGATTGCAGACGCTCCGACTTTCGCGGAGGTGTTTGAGGAAGTATATCCGAAGTTAATTAGAGGGAGGCTGTTTATTGGATCTCACAACAGGGGTTTTGACATAGCCCACCTTCTGGCGTCTATGTTCAGGCACGATATAAGCGCCCACATCCCTCCAGTTCTATGCACCATGGAGATGGCTTTAAATAACAAGGATATAAGGACGAGAAACCACAGGCTGGAGACCTTGATTAATTATTTCAATCTGGATAATGTCAACTCTCACAGGGCTGGGGATGATGCACTATCTTCAGGTAGCGTATTTCTGGAGATGGCCCGTATGAGCGGCTCTCCTTTTAGGAAAAAGGGGGCCACAGGACGAGATATCGTGGAGTATATCGATAGCTTTAGTTGGTCTGGTGATGAGCAGTCTAGAGGGGTTGTGTGAATATAATAACATGGGACCTTGAAACTGGAGGACTATCCCCTGATAGTGATGATATTGTTGAGATAGGTATGGTTATATCAGACGGTTTCGATATAACCAAAAGGGCAGGATGTTTTGTAGTACCAACAAAGGATATCCCCTCTGAAGCGGTTCGTATCCACGGGATTACAACAAAGATGGCTACGGACGAGGGGTTTAAGTGGAGTCAGGCTGGACCAAGATTTGCTAAGAGGCTTCACGATGCAGATGTGTGGTGCGGTTTCAATCTTGACTTCGATATAATGTTCGCAAGACATTGCCTGAGGAAGATAGGCATTGATCTTGAAGACAGGCCTGTGATAGACCTATTTAAGATTGTCCAAAGGTACGTTCCGGCAGCAGTCTTACCGAGGAAAAATCTCGGCAAGGTTGCAGAATTCCTGGACGTACCTCTGGATAATGCTCATAGGGCTGTTGACGACTCAGTTGCAACACTGTATTCATTGCAGTCCCTGCTTGGTAAGCTGGGGATAACTCTGGATGATATTTTGTCTGGAAGGAGGTATCTTGGACCCTTAAATTATGGATCAGACCCATTCGAGAGTTTCTTTAACGGTTTAATCGGTGGCATTAGGATGCGAGGATAATATGAACAAAGCTATTATTATGGGTAATCTTGGCCAGGATGTTGAGCTGAAATCTGTTGGCGATACCCAAGTGGCCAATTTCAGCGTGGCGACGAATGAGAGGTGGGTAGGAAAAGACGGAAAGCCTCAAGAGAGAACAGAGTGGCACTCGATTGTTGTCTGGGGGAAACAGGCTGAAAACTGTGCAAAGTTTTTAAGCAAGGGAAGCAAGGTGCTGGTTGAAGGCAATATCCAGACTCGCACATGGGATGACGCTGGAAGCAAGAGGTATAGAACCGAAATCAGGGCTCAGAATGTCCAATTCATCTCTACAGATAGAGGAGGAGGTTCTGGCGGCAATAAGGGTGGCGGGGGGACAGAGTTCTCTGATGATGATATCCCCTTTTAACAAAAAATAAATTACTATGGTAAAATGCTCCCAGGATAAGAATGGGAGCTTACTGTGAAACTTAAAGCATCAGATAGGCCTCGTGCTGGCTTTATTTATGAGGACTCTACGGCGAGAAGCCTTAAAAGAAGAGGTCACAAAGTAAAGCAGATGCCGAGGAATGCTAAATACGATTTAAATGTAAATGGAACTAAGGTGGAAGTTAAAGCCGCCGTAAAAACTAAATACAAAGGGTCGGACGGATACCCTATAGAGGGGTATGTTTTTAGTAATATGAAGAAGAACCCTAAGAATGATAAATATATTCTTAAGTGTCTGTCTCCAGACAGGAAAAGAACATTAAAAACCTATGAGATACCGTCAAGACTCGTTAAGCAGAAAACATTAACAATAACAGACAATGGAAAGTATGAGAAATTCAGAAAGTCTGCCTCACTCCGCAGGGCGGCCAGGAGGCTTAAATACGAGACCGTCGGTAGTCTAACTGGAGCTGCGCTTGCGATGGGTCCAGAGGGAATTGTGGAAGCGGGTAGGTCGTTTTTAGGCTTGCCGTACCGAGAGGAGTCTGTTAACTTCAGCCTTATCGTCCGAGGAGCAGTAGGGGCGACAATTGGAAGATATATTAGTTCTAATATTTTAAGGAGAAAGCAGCATGAAGAACGTCGTAGGGAAAATCAGCAGAGAAGAGGGATTAGAGCGGGATACGGTGCTCCGGGTCATCTCGGGGCTTTTTGAAGCAATCGCCGATGCGGCCCATAAAGGAGAGGATTTCCGTGTGGGTAAATTTGGGCGATTCTCCCCGAGGGTCACTCCGGAGAAAGAGTACCGAAACCCCAGAACTGGAGAGATGGTGAGCGGCGGCGGCAATCTCAAGATTAGGTTCACCGCCTTTAAAGCTATGCTTGATCGCTAATAAAAACGGGGGCGCGAGCCCCCTTCGTAAGGATTAACGTGAAGGAATATCTGGAGTTATTGGAAGATGTTCTAAACACCGGCGAAAAAAAAGAAGACCGGACCGGCACAGGTACTATAAGTAAATTTGGAGTGAGGGCAGAGTACGATCTGCAAAAAGGTTTTCCGGCGGTAACCACTAAATCTCTTTTTTTTAAGGGTGTCGTGGTGGAGCTCCTCTGGTTTCTAAGAGGGGACACAAATATTAAATTTCTAAAAGACAATAATGTTAAAATTTGGGACGAATGGGCCGACCATAGAGGTAACCTTGGGCCTGTGTATGGACACCAATGGAGAAGTTGGGGCGATGACCAGATATATAAGGTCATAAGGTCGATCAAAGAAAACCCCGACAGTAGAAGGCATATAGTTAGTGCCTGGAATGTGTCACAATTGCATCTCATGGCCTTACCTCCGTGCCACGTGATGTTTCAGTTCTACGTCAGGGGAGGTGAATATCTTGACTGTCAAATGTACCAGAGAAGCGGAGACCTTTTTTTAGGAGTTCCGTTCAACGTCGCTTCGTACAGTCTTTTAACCCACATGATTGCGTCTGTAACAGGCCTTACTCCAGGCCGATTTATCCACGTGATAGGAGATGCTCACATTTATAACAATCATATCGACCAGGTAAAAACCCAGCTAGGAAGAAGCCCTATGGGTTTGCCAGAATTGCGCATGACTCACAGGGAGCATATAGATGAATTTACTGTTGATGATTTTTCTCTAATTGGTTACAAGCATCATCCCGCCATCAAGGCGCCAATTGCTGTATAAGGAGCTAAAATGTCTTATTCGATTATTGTGGCAAAGTCAGAAAATGGGGTAATTGGTAAAGACAACACCTTACCGTGGCACATCCCTGTGGACCTGTTGAGGTTTAAGGAAATTACGTCAGGTAAGACTGTTATCATGGGCAGAAAAACTTATGAGTCTATTGGACAACCCCTACCCGGCAGGAGGAATGTTGTTATAAGTAAGACTATGGGTGACACTGAAGGGGTAGAGGTTGTGCGCTCATTCGAGGAGGCTGTAAATCTCACAAAGGGGGAAAAAGAGGTATTTTTGTGTGGTGGGGAAGATGTGTACAGAAGAGGTCTTGATGTTTCCAATAAGATTTATATGACCACTGTCGATGGTGAGTTTGACGGAGATAGGAAATTCCCAGATATTAATCCACATGACTGGAACGTTACCTATTGGGAGAACCAGGCTGATCATAGCTTCTTTATTCTCGAAAGGGTGTGACATGTATATCGGAATTGTAGGAAAGTCAGGTGTAGGCAAAACGACTGCTGCCAGGTTTATCGAGGATATGTATGAGGTCACCAGGGCTGTATTCTCCGACTTAATGTCGGACACACACCCTGCGACCATCAGTCTTACCTCTGGTTTTACTCGCTCAGATTGCGCACCCGGATATATAAAAGTTGATGAGGGCATCTGGGTTGACGGTGCGACCCATAATCTTTTCAAGGTTGCTGGAGGGGTTGTGATAGATGGCTGCAGGTCTGACAGAGAGGTTGAATACATCAAGAAAATGGGGGGCGTCGTAATAGGTATTACAAGGCCGGGGGTATCAACATATGATTGCAGTATCCCAACCCCCGCTGGGTGTGAGCTAAATCATGACATTCTTAACTTTGGGACAAAAGAAGACCTGTATCTTGCGATTGAAGGGATAGTAGATGAGCATTATGGATGAGGTAAAAAAGGAGGGTGTAGTGATTGCCAGAAAGGGGGACTGGCAGGTATGGTGGCACTATATTGTTCCTGTATTCTGGGCTATTGCAGGACTTTTATTCCCTCGGGAGAAAAAGAATTTCGAGGAAAGGGCTATTATTAATCTTGGTAAACATATTTATTTTAATGACCCAGACCATGTGAATGCTAACCTACCAAGATACAGGCCAACATTCGTGCATGAGTTGGTACATATCAAGGACAACAAGAGGAGGCCACTGTTTTACAAGATTACATACGTGTTGTCTAAAAAATGGAGGTGCTACTGGGAGTTTAGAGCCTATAGCCAAGAGATGGTCTTTCGCTATAAGGACGGAGAGATACCTCCAGATTATATTGATTTCCTGGTCGAGGTTTTTAGAGATAGTTTTTATTTTAAAATGCACGACAATATCAGGCCGGCATTTGAAAGGGTGGCCGATCTTGCCAGTAATGGTAAAATATCTCTTTTCGAGTTCCCCGAAGAGTTTGAAGTAATTGCAAAAGAGGAAATATTCTCATGATGTCCGCAGTCTCCGAAATTAGAAAGTTTAAGCTATCACCTGTTTTTTTATCCCAATATGCAACCAGGGAGGTTGACTGGGGCTTTGGTGACTTTTCATACGTTGTTTACAAGAGGACTTATGCGAGAAGGGTCGAGGGTGAGGATAGGACGGAGGAGTGGTGGGAGACCTGCCGGAGAGTCATAGAGGGTATGTTCACAACCCAGAAGGCTCATTGTCACCAGTTAAGATTACCGTGGTGTAATCGTAAGGCCCAGAGGTCTGCTCAGGAGGCCTACGACAGGATGTTTAACTTCAAGTGGACGCCATCAGGTAGAGGTCTATGGATGATGGGCACCGATTTTGTTTGGGAGAGATCGGGTGCCGGTCTGAACAATTGTGCGTTCGTCACCACGGAAAACATTACCGGGGGGTACTCATCTCCATTTACATGGATGTTTGAGATGAGCATGCTAGGAGTGGGCGTCGGGTACGACACAAAGGGTGCGGGAACTATAGAGATTGCAGAACCTAGAAGAACTGATGAGGTTCATTATGTGGAAGATTCTAGAGAAGGGTGGGCAGAATCTTTAAGAATTCTCCTCGATGCTTTTGTGGGCAAGGGGGCGATCCCAGTGTGGGATTTTAGTCTAGTTAGAGAGAGAGGAGCAAAAATAAAAGGGTTTGGTGGTGTGGCTTCTGGCCCAGCACCTTTAAAAGAGATGCTCAAAAGGGTGGATGAAATTCACATGAACAGTGTAGGAGAAAAGATTAGCTCCACCCTTATATCAGACACAATGAACCTTATCGCAAAGTGTGTGGTGTCTGGAGGGGTGAGGCGTAGCGCGCTTATCGCTCTTGGAGATAAGGATGATGAGGAGTTTGCAAACCTTAAGGCTGACCATGAAAAATTAATGGACTACAGGTGGGCGTCAAATAACTCTATCTTCGCCTCCATAGGCATGGACTATAGCTATCATGCACCCCTGGCCGCAAGAAACGGGGAGCCGAATTTTGTCTTTATGGAAAATGTGCACCGGTTTGGCAGGACTGGTGACCCTGAAGATAACCGTGATGCTGGAGCAATGGGCTTTAACCCATGTGCGGAACAACCTCTGTGGGATAAGGAGTTGTGCAACCTTGTAGAAACATATCCAGCCAGACACGACTCGGTGGAGGATTACCTTAGGACTCTTAAGTTTGCATATCTTTACGGCAAAACCGTGTCTCTTATTCCAACACACTCGCCAGAAACCAATGCGATTATGATGCGCAATCGGCGTATTGGGTTGTCGATGAGCGGTGTTGTACAAAACATTGAGAAGGTCGGATTAAGAAACCACCTCGAGATGTGTGATGTCGGATATAAGTACGTCAAAGAGTTGGATAAGACCTATAGCGACTGGCTGTGTGTCCCCAGGAGCATAAGAATGACTACCGTAAAACCCAGCGGTACAGTGTCTCTTTTGCCGGGAGCCACCCCTGGAATCCACCACCCAATCTCCGAGTTCTATATAAGGAGAATGCGTATAGCAAACACCTCCGATCTCTGGGGTAAACTAAAAGATGCTGGATATCATGTGGAGGATTGTGTTAACGCTCCAGATACAAAGGTTGTGGAATTTCCCATTAGGGTCGAGAATTTTGGGAGGGCAGAAACGGATGTATCTATGTGGGAGCAGGTTAATCTTGTCTCTCTCATGCAACAATACTGGAGTGATAACTCGGTTAGCTGCACAGTGAAGATCACAAAAGAGGAGGGTGAGGAGCTGGATAGGGTGATTGAGGCATACGAAGACAGGCTCAAGAGTATCTCATTTCTCCCTCACAGCGACCACGGATATGAGCAGGCTCCGTATGAACCTATCACGCAGGAAGAATACGAAAGCCTCCGCAAAAACATATCTCCGATCAATATAGGTGACGCAAAGCACGAGGTAACCGAGAAGTTCTGCGACGGGGATACGTGCATGGTTTAATAAAACCTAGATAGCGAGTAAAAAAAAGACCCCACCGAAGTGGGGTCTCTTGGGCACATCAAGAGTAACCCTCGATGTACCCTCGGATGAGAGCTAGTTTGGTTAACCGGCTTTCGATCATCTGGTTATCTACATCCCCCCTCTTGAAGAGGGGGGTTTTTCCACTCTCTCGGTCTTCTCGACCTCTCTGCTTTCCCTTCTCATACGCCCGGAGAATCTCCGGGCGTACGCGGTTTTGCAGGTAGTCCTGCAACGCCTCCCCGTACTTATCGTCGTATAAAACCGACAGGAAGAACAATCTTTTAACCTGTTTCTCGAAGCTTACGCTCATATCTCTCTCCTTCATATATATGGAGTAACCCACTGTTACTCCTTCATATATATTATTACGTAAACAGGCTCTATAATTTAGCATTTTGATCGACACATAAACCATCCTTACTTTTGTCATGATGGTTAAATGTGGTATTATTTGGTTGAACTATTGGTAAAATCAGGTATGGTGCTAGCATGGAAAAGTATGGAGTAATGACTGACCCTGAAATCAAAACCGCTTCTGGTAGGATGCACTGCCCTGAATGTGGGGCGGTAGCGGAAGATCATGGCGTATTAATTTGCCCAAATCATGGATCGGAGCCATTTGAGTATGATAAATGTGACGCCAAGGAAGTACAAGATTAATAGAGTTTATGTGTCCTCTGAAGGTCTGTTTGACAACGATAAGGAGAGGGTGTTTTTTTTAGGTGTATTTACAAGAAATGTCACAGAAGAGGACATTAGAAACAGTCTTACAGAATTTGGCCTATGGTCGATGGTTTTAACTCCTAACTTTTTCGCCCAGGGTAAGAGTACTATAAGTATGATACCAGGATTTATAACCGAGGGTCCTATTTTTGAAAACGCGATAGAGTTCGCAATCAATCTCAAGGGCGGCACAACATACCAGGATATTTGCAGAGGAAGCGATTATGTGGAAATTTGAAAAAAGGGCTGGACTAATTTTAGATCAACAAGATGATCCTGGGTTTGGGTGGGATAAGATAGCCTCATTTTGGCCCGATGATATGGATAGGCCTGACATCGGAATCGACCTGTCTGAAGCCAACTGTATCGCAGAGCTCTCTGATGGTCATACAAAATTGGCAAAATACCCAACCGACTCCCCGGAGAATACCTTAGCCAGCTCTATGTACTTTCTGATGTATGGGATCGACTCCATAGAAAAGAGAGCACATAAGCATATTGCCCAGGGTCTCAAGAATGCGCGAGTGGCGTGGGATGTAAGCATTCCGGATGGCTTTGTGGATTATGTTAGGAGCACCTCATTTGAGAAAGAGGCCTCTGTTGAAGATGATGTTTTTGCTGACTCTGAAGGCAACCTTCCCGTAACAACTGAGAATCAATGTAGGAGAAGCATTGATGTGTTTGAGAAGCACGCTAGCAGGTGGAATGCGTCAGAGAGAATGATTATCGGGAGAAGTCTCCAGGAGGCTGCAGATTATCACGGCCTTGGTATAAATGTCAGGTACGCTGGCATGGAAATGTCGAAAAATGCGTCCGGGGCGATAAACGTAAGAGAGAGGGTTATGAAGAACATGTATGATCATCCGGGCAGGGTGCAGTACTTGTCCAGCCTTGATGAGTTCAGAACCCGTCTCGCTAACCTGGAAGATTACAATGATTTAGTCGCAGCAGCTAATGAGCTCGAGCATCTCGATAAGGAGGCTGGCATGGATATTGGCTGGGGGGATTTCTTTCCAGATCCTGTGGAATCTCTGCTGGAGGGGGTTTCCGAAGACCTGTTCCCAGATCTGACAAAACATGCCGAGCGTGATTACGATGCGATAGACTGGAGCGGGCTGGCAAACTACTTTGATGAAGACATCGCCAACCAGATCGCAGCCGACCCTCAGGGCGTTATCCCGACACTTCCAACTCCCCAAAGAAACATAGTCGAGGACTATATTAATGAGAGAATTCGATCCAAGTAGAGCGCAAATCGGTGCCATAGCCTACCTCAGTGGAAAAGAGGGGGTTGTCGACCCTTCTTTATTCTCCAACAGTAAGAGGAATCATGTTGTAAATGATGGTTCCTACGCCGACCATCATGTGGCATCATACGAGCACGACGATGAGGATTATACTCTATCTAAGGAAGCTCGGAGTTTGCCCCCGAGATCGCATGTAGAACAGCCGGACTTTAGCGGGTTTGACGGCGATGATTCTATAGAGAGTGGGCCGTCCATCAAAGAGGTTCCTGTTGGTCTTAATCAGAGGTCCTTTGATGGTAAGGACGATATGTCCCTGAAGGAGTTTGTTCGCGCAAGATTGTCTTCTCTCAGAGCTGAGGTGCAGAATAAGGAGAAGGCTTTCCTGGCAAGACAGATTGATAACCAGAAAAGTAGGTATGAACAAAGCCTCACCATTCCCACCGACACGTCAATAGATAGAAATTTAATATTGCAGGAAAACCCCAGCGTATTTAAAAGTGCTGAGAACGCTCTTGCGATACTGGCTGATGATGACGCCAACCCTGTCGTGATAATGCTCATTCTAAGTCGTAGCTGGGGAGACGAGTGGTATGACTGGGAGATAGAAACAATCATACAGACTGCAAGGATGGATGCGGGGGTGGAGATAAGTAGGCTAAACCAAGATAAGGTAATGGCTTTAAAGGTTCTGAAAAATACTGACAGGTTTTTTAAAGACCCGAGAGTTTTTGAGAAGGTGTGTACAGCGCTATCTGGCAAACAGGTTGATTGGGGTCATATACAAGAGCCCTGCACTCATGAAATAGCCGCATGTGTTGGTCTGGTTGAAAGGTATATCAAGGAGGATAGCTTCTCTGACGATGTGGCCGCGTATGTGGCCGCTGCTGCCGTGAGGGATGGCTTCATCTTGCTGCCTTCTGTTTTAAGTTTTGCAGAGTATCCTTTCTCAAGCCAGCTTGCATCAAATATTGGCGATGAAGCTATAGATAAGCAACAGAGACTCATGGACGCTCTAGAGGGGGATGATCCCGAAGGGTTGACCCCCGACGATGTCGTGCAGTATATGAGACTATTGAGATGCCAATACCACATGCAAGAAATGATTGATGAGGTGCGTTCATGATAAGGTCTGCTAGCCCACTATCGCTTGCCAGGCAGCAGTATCCGGATCCATTTCTGGACATTGCCAGCACAAAACTCCCCAAGACACAAAAGAAGCTGTTTGAGCTTCTATGGCTCTTTGCGACAACACATCCCCAGATATCGCCGATTGTGAAAAAACTGGCGAAATACCCCATTACTAAAATCATTGTTAATGCGGACAATCCCAAACTCACAGCAATCGAGAATAAGTGGAAGAGCACGATCGAGAATGATCTAAACTTTTATGAAGCTGCGGAAGCCATGGGTTTGGATTTTTTCGGTTTGGGTAACTGCTTCATAGTTGTGCACAGGCCTTTTATCAGGATGTATACTTGCAACAGATGCAAGGAAAGAAATACTGCCGGTACCGTTAAATACAATATTTCTGGAAAATCAGTTGTTGGGATATGCCCCAAATGCAAGCAGAAAACAACCTTTACTCCCACTGATGAGAAAATCAGGAATCCCAAGGGAATCAGGATAGTACGGATACCTCCGCAAGATATGTATATCAAACAGGTTGAGACCACAGGAGAGCATTTTTACTACAGGGAGGTTCCATCGTCTTTAAAAAGGGCGGTTAGCAAGACCAGGCCAGATAGGGAGATTATTGACAACACTCCGTGGGATTATGTCAGGGCCGCTCTTGAAGGAAAAAAAATAAGGTTTAGGGAGGGTAAAATACTTCATCTTAAAGAACCCTCCGTTTCGGGAAAGAGTTCTGAGTGGGGGACTCCGATCATCATGGCCGGACTAAAAGATGCGTACTTAAATCAAATATATAAGAAGGCCGACGAGTCGGTGGCCAATGAAAGGTCTGTTCCAGCCAGATTTGTGTACCCTCAGCCAACATCAGATAACCCGCTCGGGACGATATCTTTAGCAAAGTTTTCCAACTTTATGGGGCAATCTCTAAGGCGGTGGAGGCATGACAAGAATGCTGTGATGGTGTCCCCATTCCCTGTTGGGGTGGCTGAAGTGGGGGGTGACGCACAGAGGCTGAATACAGCGAACCTCCGCCAACTCACAATAAGGGAGATTATTGGATCCACCGGGGTTCCTGAGGGTTTTCTTGCAGACGGGATGACCTGGAGCGGCGGGTCTGTACAGTTAAGAATGCTCGAAAACATGATCATGGGGTACAAAAGAGCTCTTGACAGGATGCTTTGGTTCGTCGTCTCTGAGGTTGAGAAGATAACCGAGTGGCCTCATGTGGACGTTCACATGAAACCATTCAGGATGGCTGACGACATCCAGATGCTTCAAATTTTATTGCAGTTGGCACAACTTAAGCATGTCTCGTTTGAGGAAATACTTGAGAGGATTGATCTTGATTGGGAAGAAGAACATAAAAAGGTGCTAAGAGAGACCGAGAAGGTCATGGACATCAATCTCAAAGAGTCCCTACTCGAGGTTAAGTCGATGCTTCAGGCGGTTGATTACCAAGTGGAGGTCCAGGGTAGAGAATCGTCAGTAACAGAATTGATACAAGAGAAGAACAAGTCTGAGGAGGCCACAACCTCTCACCTCAAGAGGATACAGTCCTTTGATGAGTATAAGGACAGTATTGAGGAGCGGGATGCCGAGGCTGGTCAGGAAGAGGCTCAGGAGCAACAACAGGCCGCTAATGTCAAACAAACCTTAGATGCTGCAAGGGCGGAGAAATACAAGGCTGAGGCGGCAAGAACAGAGTCTCGCATAGCTCCAATAGTTCAGAATCTGACGGATAGGCTTATGAGAATGAGTGAGGGTGAGCGAAACAACAGACTTCAAGCCTTGGTGGAGTCGGCACCAGTAATAGCAGAGCAGGTCCAGGAGCAACTTGAATTGAGAATGTCTGGTAGCGGGCAGCAAGCTGAGGAGGGCGAAGAGCAAGTTGAGGGAGGCGGGGATCACACTGAGGAGCCTGCTGAAACTCAAGGTGGATCCAGTGAGGATCCTTCCGAGGTGCTTAACAGACTCAGGACGGAAAGCAAGAGTCCCGCAGATATGGCAAATTCCATCATAATGCTCCCAGGTAACATCAGACAGGCTGTGTTTGCACAACTTCGACAAGAGGATCCCCAGCTTGCCATAACCGTTATGCGAGAACTTGTGGGTAGCAGAAAAAAAGGTAGAGGTGGAGGTGGGTCGATAAGCCCACCCCAGCCCGAACAAAGACCTCCGAGGAGTAACCAATGAGTGCCAAGTCAACCCCAATGGGTAATCCCTTTTTTATCAATGAGACAGATCTTGCTTTCTCCGACAGGAGGACCAAGTTCCACTCGAGAATCTTTGTGCTCTCAAAGCATGGTGGGGATAATGAAGAATATGAAGAGCTTATGAATTCTCTACATCCGTTTGACCAGGAGTCAAACATGATAGTTAACCCCTACAGTAAGATCATAAGATCTATTGACAGTGAGGGTAATATCGTAGTCCATGTCGAATATCTAGAGCTTCTCGAGGATGAGCCCGACTACCTGGCAATGGCTAGAAGTATGGCTGAAAGGGAGGGTAGAGCCGGGGACGAGGAATTTATTAAATATCTAGAAAGAAGCCTGAGGTCTAGCGCCAACTCTATCAACTGGTGAGCATCATTAGCTTAATAGCCTCCGGTATAATATAATATCACCGGAGGTGCTCATGAACTTTGAAATATCTTTTGAAACCCACAAAAATCTTTTAAAAAATCTTGAATCTGAGATCAAGAAGGTGTTGGCTGTCTCAGACGGCAACAGATCTCTTGAGGTTGAGAGTGTTGATATTCCCACTCTTGATACAACAGAAAATCTTGCCGCTGAAAAAGCGGCCAAAGTACAGGGAATTTCTTATACTGAGCCATTAAGGGCGACACTTGTCCTTAAGGAGGACGGGAAGGTTATCAACAGAGGCAAGGTGAAGATAATGGACCTTCCCCGAATAACCTCTCGCGGATCCTATATAGTGAGTGGCGGAGAATATACGTTCCCCTTGCAGAAGCGCCTAATCCCCGGGGTGTACGTCCAAGAAAAGGATGACGGCACTATATCAGGATGGATGAACTCCGGGAAGGGGGTCAATATGACCATAATCCTCAGAGAGGGTGGGGATTTTTTATTGAAAGTCGGCACTGGCCATATAAACCTGACCGCATTCCTGTTAGGTATGGGTGCACCTGCCGATACTCTACGAAAGGTGTGGGGGAGAGAGGTATATGAAACAAATATAGCATCCAGAGGGGCAAATGACCCTCTGGGGGCGCTTAAAAGTTTCTATAGCAGGGTGAAGTATCCTACAGACGAACCTTTTGTCACGGATGATATTCCTGGGTACAGGAAGTGGATTAGTGATTATTTTAGGGACAAGTCTGAATTCGATGCAGATAATGTGGAGATAACCCTGGGGGTAAAACATTCGAGCAACGGCATCGGTCTCATGCTGGACACCACCAGGAAAATCCTGGCTGTATCCAGGGGTGAAAAGGAGGAGGATAACAGAGAATCGCTTATCCATAACCATATATATGACCTGTCCGACTTTATCATAGAAAGGATAAATCAAAGGCAATACAAAAGTCGTATAACCAGGACTATTAGAAGAAATATAAAACGATATAACAAAGTTTCGGATATATACTCAAAAGATTTACTGCAAACCCCGGTAGAATCTACATTCACACAGACAAGCCTGAGTCGTATGCCGAAGCAGACAAACCCTATGGACGTCATATCTTCATTTACGGAGATAACGGTCATGGGGGAGGGTGGAATTCGCGATGTTCATGCGATTCAATCCGATACAAGGGCTATCGACCCATCCCACCTGGCATTTCTTGATCTCGCCCACACGCCAGAAGGGATAAATATCGGTACCAGCCTCCACATAGCTCATGGTGTTAGAAAAAAGGGGAAAAATCTTGTCAATAAATTTTACGATGTCAAGACTGGCAAGTCTGTCGACCTGACGCCAAGAGAAGCGTTTAGTAAGTATATAATTTTTGCGGAGAGTTATAACAAGGACACTAAAAGAATAAAAACGGAAAAAGATGGCAGGGTTAAAGCCACGCACAAGGGTGAGATAAAGAAAATACCCCCATCAAAAGCTCAGTATGCTATTCGTACTACTACTGACATGTTTGATGTTAATACTATGGCGATCCCGTTTCTGTCTCACAACAACGGAACCAGGGTCATGACTGCCGCAAAAATGCAGACTCAGGCAAAGCCCTTGAAGTACCGCGAAGAGCCTGTAGTCAGATGTGCTATTCATGAAAGGTCTGACAAGACCGTAGAAGAGATTATGGGGAGAAGGAGTGCTCAAGAGTCTCCTGTGGACGGAGTGGTGAAAAAGGTTGGTAGAGACGAAGTTATAATCACCGACTCCTCTGGTAAAGATCACCGCGTGGGGATATTCCACAACTTTTGGATGAATGAGAACAACTATATCTCTTCAGAGGTTAAGGTAAAAAAGGGGGATAAAGTCAAGAAAGGTCAGATTATTGCTGACAACAATTACACCAAGAATGGTGTCATGGCTTTGGGCACAAATCTGAACGTCGCATATGTGGCCTATAAGGGTCTGAATCATGAGGACGGGGTGGTGGTATCCGAGACGGGAGCCAAGAAATTAACATCCCTCCACTCGTACCAGAAATCATGCCCCATAAACGACAATGACGTGACAGATAAGAGGAGGTATATAGCCTTTTTCCCCGCCATATTTACAAGAGAACAGCTTGATATGGTGGATGACAACGGTGTCGTTAAGCCTGGACAGACGGTGAAAAAGGGTGATCCCCTTTTATTGAAAATGAGAAAGGTGGAGGAGGAGGCTGTATCCAAGCAGTTGCAAAATATATCCAGACTCCTTGTTCAAGACTTCAGGGACACCTCAGTTATATGGGATATGGATGTTCCTGGGGAAGTCGCGGAAGTCCATGTTCGCAAGAAAGACATCCTTATCGTTGTCAAGACGGAAGAAGTGGCGAGAGTCGGAGATAAACTTGTAGGCAGGTACGGAAACAAAGGCACCATTGTTACAATCTTGCCTGATAATGAAATGCCTAAGAATGAGGACGGCACCCCCATGGATATTCTTCTTAACCCGGATGGAGTTCCCGGAAGAATGAATATGGGACAGATACTGGAAACCACAGCCTCCAGGATAGCTGATAAGACAGGCAAGCCCTACATAGCCAAACCGTTTGGTGGAGATTATACAAGAACCCTGGAGAAAGAGCTTAAGAGTCATAACCTTAAGGATCACGGAAGATTGATAGATGGGGATAGGTCCATTGATGGGGTTCTTCATGGCAAGCAGTACTTTTTCAAACTTGAGCACCAGGTTGATGTTAAAATGTCAGCAAGGGGAGCTGGCCCTGGATACTCCTATACGTCAGACGGCCAACCAGGACAGGGTGGGGGTCAATCTGGAAGATCTATAGGTTTGGGTGAAATGTATGCCCTGCTTGCCCACGGGGCAGATATAAACATTAAGGAGATGTACACCTTTAAGGGGGATAAACAGCTGGAGATATGGAGGGCTATCGAAAGTGGTACATTTGTCCCCCCTCCGGATATGCCATACTCATCCAAAAAGTTTGCTGAGATGTTGAGGGGGATGGGGATTAACCTACAGGAGAGTTCTGGAGAGGTTAAGATGGTCCCCTTCTTAGACAGAGATGTGAAAAAAATCTCCAGCGGTGCTATTAAGGATGCTACGGCCCTCAGAGCGAAAGACCTTAAAGAGGAGGATGGTGGCATCTTTGATCTCAACACCACCGGTGGGCTGATAGGGACTAAGTGGTCTCACGTCAATCTTGCCGAACCAATACCTCACCCAACTTTTGAGGATTCTATTTTAGCTGTAACGGGCTTAAGTAGAAAGGATTTCTTGGGGGTGGTATCTGGGACCAGGGGTGTGGTTAAAGGGGAGGTTGTAGACCCGGACACACCAGGAGCCCTGGTTGGAGGTGAGGCTATAAAAAAGATGCTTGGTGACATCGATATAGACAAGAGATTGAAAGAGATAGCCGAAATAGCTCCAACAAAAAGAGGCTCTGACCTCAACAAGCTACACAGAGAAGCGAGGGTTCTAAAAAACTTTCGTGACAACAAAATAAAACTCACCGAGATGGTCGTTGAAACCATGCCTGTTATCCCCCCTCAATACAGGCCCGTTCTGGAGCTCCCCAACGGAGATATTTCTGTTGCCGATATAAACGAGCATTATAGGGCGACTATACTGGTCAACAATCAGCTTAAAGAGTACAGAAATAGGCCAGGATTAAGAGATGAGGCGAGTAGAATTAGAAGGGATTTGTACGACTCGTATGCGGGAGTACTTGGATTTTCTGCCGGGCTTGTAGACAAGCCTGACGTAAAAGGTATTGCCAGCACCATATCGGGGTCGAGTCCTAAGTATGGCTATTACCAGTCCAGACTAATGAAGAGGAGACAAGACACCTCCGGAACAGGTGTTATTGGGGTGGACCCCAAACTCAGCATGGACGAGATAGGTATCCCCGAGAATATGGCATGGGAGATATTTAAGCCATACACGCTTAAAGAATTAAGGTCCATGGGATTCACATCCATTAAAGCAAGAGAGGAGATCGAAGAGAGAAGTAAGGTGGCAAAGGACGCTCTTATACGCGTCATGGACAAAAGGCTTGTAATTGCTAACAGAGCCCCTACCCTACACAAGTTCTCCATTATGGCATTTAAGCCTAAGCTGATTCCAGGTTCGGCTATCCACCTGCCTGTTGAGGTTCTGGGAGGCTTTAATGCTGACCTTGATGGAGACACTTTTGGTATACACGTGCCATCTTCGCAGGAGGCGATAGAGGAGGCCAAGACTATGCTTCCTTCTAATAATATCTACGCTCCAGGGAGCGGTAGGGATAAGGTTGTGCCTGGCCTTAGCAAAGAATATATGGTCGGTATCTATAAGCTGACTAGGTCTATAAAAAGGAAAAATGTAACCTACAATTCCCCATCTGAGGCTGTCAGGGATGCTGAGGGTGAGAGGTTGGAGTGGACAGATAATATCAACGTCAAGGGGATAGGCAGGACAACTCCAGGAAGGATTAAGATCAATAGCTATATTCCTGAGAAACTCAGAGATTATAATGCTGAGTTTGACAAAAGCAAGATCAATAGCACTCTCGATGAGATCTATAGAGAGTACGGGAAGAACGCTTTTCTCAAAGCTATTGAGGGGTGGAAGCATGCCGGTAGAGAGTTTGTCTACACCTCAGGATCAAGCTTGTTGCTGTCAGACCTAAGGGCTTTTACTAAAGAGAAGGATGCTCTTTACGATGAGGCTGACAAAAAGGTTGATAAAATAAGGAAAATGAAAACCCTGTCAGACAAAGAAAAAGAAAAGAGGATTATCGAAGTCTACTCTGAGGTTGATAAAAAGATTGCAAAAAGATCTACAGTCTTGGGGGATAATGCATCCGGCAGATCCAACAATATGAATAATATGGTTTCTGCTGGAATGTCAAAACCAGGGGTAGTTCAGATGAAACAGATAGTCGGAGCTGTTGGGCTTATGACTGACCACAGACAAAGAATTATCCCCGAGCCTGTTCGTGGTAACTATGCTGACGGGTTATCATCTTCAGATTTTTACTCCCATATGTTCTCCCAGAGGAAGGGGATGATCGACAAATCAAGATCTGTTTCCGGGCCTGGGCAACTATCTAAAGAGCTAACAAATACAGCTGCGAGATATAAGGTGGTCCAGGTCGATTGTGGGACTAATAATGGCAGAGAGGTCCCCGTTGATAGGCACGCCTTGGATAGGGTTATACAGGAGACCGTTTCTGGGGTGAGAAAAGGTAGCGTGATCGATACCGATGCTCTCGAGAAGATAAAGAAGTCCGGCAAAGCCAGCATTAAGGTGAGAACCGTGTTTGATTGTGAGTCTGCCGGAGGCGTATGTGCAAAATGTTTTGGCTATGACGAGAGTGGGGGCTTTCCTGATGTGGGTAAGAACATCGGAGTTTCTGAGATTCAGTCTATTACCGAAAGGTCGGTGCAGCTGCCTATGAAGGCATTTCATACTGGAGGTGTCGCCTCTGGAGGTGGGGTGTCTGGTAGTGCGTTTGAGCGCGCTCTTGAGGTGTTCAGAATGCCAGAAAATGTAAAAAACAAAGCGATACTGGCAGAGAGTGATGGAATCGTGTCAAAGGTGAGAAAATCCGGTTATGGGGGATATTTTGTTACAGTAGGGGCTAAGGAGTATCGTGTACCCAAGAGTGTCGAAGTGTCTGTTAAGGTTGGAGACAGGGTTAAAAAGGGTGACAGGCTTACCACCGGGTCTATTAAGCATCAGGAATTATTGAAACTAAAAGGAGTGTCTGCCGTACAGGATCAGATGGCTCAAGACCTTCATGAGACCTTCTTAAGCGCAGGGGTGAAGGCTCAGAAAAAAACATTTGAGATGGCTGCAAAAATGTACACCGAACAGGTGAGGGTCATAGACCCCGGGGATTGTAAAGATTTTGTGACTGGAGACTATTCAACCATCTCGAAGGTTGAGGGGTGGAACAGAAAGAATCCATCAAAAAGGAGAATTAAGTACATGAATATTCTGCCGGGGTCTCTATCCACACCACAGAGGAGTGACGACTGGGCCCAGAGAATGGCTCTTGGGAGAATCAAGAAAACTCTTCGAGACTCTGCGGGACAGGGGGCGTCAAGTATGCGTGATGGTACAGGGTCTCCGTTTGCAGATATTGTTCTGGGCCCGGGCACTCGCCTCACAGCTCCAGGAGAAGTGTGATGACAGTACTAATGAAAGTTGCATCCTCTACTGCTTTTAGCAAGAAGGTGGAGGGGTATAACGGTGCTGACCCTATTAATGTATATCAAAAAGTGGGATACAGCCTTCACGAGAAAGGCAGAATGATGAAGAGGGCGGCTGTTGAGCACAGGTTTAATAGAGCGAAGAGAGACCTGGAAGAAAGAGGTGTCAGGGCGTATAGTCTGCATAAGAGGATAGCTATACCCAAAAAAGAATTATCACTAAAGGACTTAAGGAGGCTTGGATTTAGGTCAAGCTACACAGGAATACCGGAACCAGGTCAGGTTAGATTTGTTTCATACAGACACAGGGACGGGTACCATATTCATGATCATGGAGACCATTGGGTAATGCATAAGGATGCCTACAATCCCCTCAATGTCGGAATTAAGGGGCTAATCATGCACGGAAAGGAGGAGGCCCTCCCGGCCTTTAAAGATTTTGTCAACTGGGATAAGGGAGCTATAATGAAGTACATTCCGGTATGATGTGAGATCTTCATGAGTGCACTTATAAAGGTTGCTTTCCTGTTTAAGAGGGAGAGGGAGAATATAAATCAGGCCCTGGCGGATGTTTCTGCTGCATCCAGAGGGATAGGCAACCTGTCTGGAGACTTGTCTCAAACATCGAAGGACATCCGTATGGGTGTAGGACACTTGAGCGATAGGGTCACCAACCTTGACGAGAATATTGGATTGATGGTGTCTAGAGTTAGAGATAGCCAACAGCAGGCATCGCAAGCTCTGCATGGAACAATTGTCGGGGCTGGAGCTCTTGCTGCCCTGAGGGGGGCCAGACATGACGATGACTTCTTAAGGAGGGTGTCTAGAGGGTATTTAGGAGGAGCTGCAATCGGCGGGGTTTCTGGATACCTGAAACACAGGTCTGGGTCTGGAGATGATTTACTAACAGACATCCTAAGGGGTAGTAATGTCGGTGGAATAACAGGCGCCGTCGCAGGCGGCGCCTATCATAATATAAGGTGAAGTATGACTATTTTGTTAGAAAACAACAACCGGGGTGCGAGCCTATCCGGTGGAAATGTTGGCTCAGCATTGATAATGAAGCTGGCAAGTCTTAGTGACTACAACTCTCTTGACCCTGAGTCTAAGAAAGTTCTCGGTCTTGGGACCAGGCTTAAGTATGAGGCTCAAAACAAGATAAGAGGGTTAAGGGAGTCTGCATCAAAAAGAATTGCTCCCAAAAGTGGGTCCGCGGCCAGGAATATAACCCCAGCCGGGATTGGTACGACTGGTGCTATTAGTGGTGGTTCTGTTAGCCCTGCTGGCCCCACAGCTCTTGCCACTACCTCCAAAACTAAGCCTATATCTGGCAGTGTTAGCGCTGCTGGGTCTGGACCCATGAAGGTTCCTGGTGGAGTCAGCGCTGCTGGCGTCAATACCCCGAAATCTCCAGGAAGGCTGTCCAGTCTGGCGAACAGAGCCAAGCCCTTTTTAAACAAACATAAAAAAGCAATAGGTATTGGGGCGGGGTCGCTAGCTGTGGGTGCAGGAGCCATGCATTTGATGAACAAAAGGAGGCAGAGACGGCAGGAGCAGCAAGAATCTCAACAGAGGAGGTAGTCACCATGAAAGGTCAGCTACAACCTTTATGGGCGGTCGGGTTAAACAAGAATTGGGGGCCGAATCATGATTGCTGACTATTATCATAAATATAATACCCATCCGATAAAGTGGGTAATAATGAAGTATTCTCACGGCCCCCTGTCTAAGGATACCTCTACATCAGAGATAGATTGGGTAAGCGATGATGATCAGATATTGTGTTGCCAGGCAATAGAAGAAATTACAGGAATAAGTATTCCCGATAATGACATAGAGCGTTTTTTTTACGGAGATATCACTATCGGTGAGATTATCAGCATGTGTGATGAGCTGGAAAAGCTTGGTGCTATAACGACACCAGAGCAGAGGGCCAGGCAGAGGCAGTACTACATGGCCAATAAAGCGAAGATAGCAAGAAGAGCTCGTCGCAGAAGGCAGCAGCAAAAAAGCGGTATGAAGATTAAGAAGAGGAGGGTTGGTAGTGCGGCTACGGGATACACATTTATATACGATTCTTCTGGATCTAGAAAAGGATCTGGGGTATCGAGGGCGAGTAAGGTAAGAGCCACTAGAGGTGAGTATGAACCGACCCCAACAGGTAGTGTACATAGGAATGTTACATTAAAAGGGCACTGAAATGTCAAAAAAAAGATCAAATGAAAATTTTGAAGTTACACCACATGACGCCATGTTGGAGCTGTTTAACAGAACTGGAGCCCTTAAAGGAAAAATGACAGATAGGGGGGCTAAATTTATACACTATTTGTTTGTTGAGTCTGGCGTTAAATTGAGGGATGGTGCGGTGAATATGATCAGGGAGGGTAAGGATGTGCGCTCTTATATGTCTCCTGAGGGCAGGAGGTCTTTAGATATTAAACGAAAAAAAATGAAAATGTATAATAACGATGGATTAAAAGCAATCGCCAGGCGAAATGAAATATATTCACGCCTAATCCCCAGGGTGTTTAAATGAATAGTACATTAAAGTTTGCGTCTCTAAACCCATTTAAAGGAAGAGGGAAGAGGGGGGGGTTTCTAACGGCTACGAAAAAAGATGTAGCCAGGACGTTGGGTGCTGCATACCGACATAAGGGGAGGGTCGGGATGGGCATTGTGGGTGCGGGTACAGCCGCGATGGCTGCCAATAAGTATAACAACTACGCAGGAGTTGATAACCCAGAGGAGAGGAAGAGGAATATTGGTAGGGGGGTTTTGGCTGGCACCGCAATAGGTGCGATAGCCGGACCGAAGGCGCCAGGTAGGGTAATCAGAGGTGCAGTCAAGGCTAACCGTGGTCTCAGGAATATTGGACGCAGAATCGGAGGCGCTCTGGGGTAAGCCACATGACTGCTGCGCATACCAATGAGTTACACGAATAGTGTTGAGGTTAAGATGAAAACCACGATGTCAAACTGGATAGCCAATGCTGTTATGGTGAATAGCCAGAATAGGTTTTCATTCAATGGTAGAATGTGGATGCCCGCCCTGTTTGACACCAAGGCAACAAGAAGGGTTTGGAAAATGTCTCGCCAGGTGGGTAAGAGTACGGGCGGGGCCGCGGAAGGCACAGCTAGATCTTGCATGATAGATAACTTTAATATCCTATACGTTGCTCCAGAACAAGATCAGGCAAGGAAATTCTCTCAGGATAAATTAAAGCCGATGATAGAGCAGTCTCCTATCATTCGCAGCCAGCTGGGCAGGTACAATAACGTTCACGAAAAAGAGTTCAGAAGGGGGGGGAAGTATTATCTTAAATACGCCAAGCATAACCCAGACTCATGTCGTGGTATAACCGCAGATATGATCCACTTCGATGAGGTTCAGGACCAAAATCTTGAAGATACTGAGTCTGTGATCGAAGAGTCTCTCTTCACCTCAAAATACAAACTTAGGCTATATAGCGGCACACCTAAGTCATTTGCCAACCCTATCCATAAGAAGTGGGAAGATTCAGACCAGAGGGAGTGGTTGGTCAAGTGTGTGGGGTGCAACAAGTACAACAGGCTTGGCATAAAAAATATCGGCAAGAGGGGGCCGTGTTGTAGTGGGTGTGGTAAGGATCTTGATGTCGACCATGGGGTGTGGGTTAGACATAACCTGTCGTCGTCCATAGCTGGATTCCACGTGAATCAGCTTCACTGTAAGATATCTCATGACACACAGGAGTCGTGGGATGAAATATTGTATAAGCTGGAAAACTACGACTACGGGAAGTTCCTTAATGAGGTTCTGGGAGAGTCTGCCGATACTGCGGAGTCTCCAATCACAGAAGAGATGCTTATGGCTATCTCCGACAAGAACCTGACCAATGCAGTACCTCCGCCTCCAGAATATATGAACAGCCCTAATTTTGCAGGGATAGATTGGGGGCACATGGGTGCAAGCACGGTCCTGGTTATTGGCAACATGGGGCCTGATGGAACTTTCAGGAATGTATTTATGAAAAAATACTCCGACAGTCAGTGTGATCCTGACTATTGTATACCTGATATGGCTAGGATCATGAAGAGGTTGCAGGTAATGCGGATTCACTGCGATTATGGCGGGGGTTTCGGGCTTAACAGCAGGCTTGCTAAATATTTTGACAAAGGTCTCGTGACATCCAATGTGTGGTCAGCTTCTGCGATTGCTGCAGACCAGAGATGGACGACAAAGAATGTCGAAGTGCCAAGATTAACCCTGAACCGCACAAGGGCTATAAGCGACTATATTAACCAGATAAGGACTGGAAAGATCTCGGTGCCTAGCTGGAAAAAATTCCACCCCGAGTTCAGCTCTGACTTTTTGAATATTAGAGCTGAGCTCAGGGGTGATGATTCTGTACACTTCGTGAGGGTTGGGAGCGATGACGCCCTTCATGCTGCCATTTATGCTTATGTAATTTGCAAAATTTACTTCGCCTCATCAGGGGCTGGCTACTCCCTGTTTTGAAATTCTGCTATTTTCCCTTGTATTTCAACTAATATATCTCTCATTTCGCTAAACGGGGGATCCTCATACTCACCTTCTCGAAGCTTGTTGAGTAAAACATCCACCCTGTTCGCGATATAGTCAAGCATCTGCTCCACGCTTGATATTTTACCCTTGAACACATCCTGCTGCTCTTCTAGAGACTTAACTCTGGCTGTAAGCTTTTCGTTATCCTCCCTAAGTTCTTTTCTTAAGACTTCGGCAGCCCCAAATACAGTACTATTGGATTTTTCTTTGAATGCCAGAAGTGAAGTAATGATAGTTCCCAGCAAACTGAGCGCCGCCATAGCAATGGCTATTAATGTTTCTCCCTCCATGTCAATCTCCTACCTCTATATAATCATCCAGTCCATCACTTGAATCCGTATTTGTGGGCGGGGTGCCATGATTTAAAAAATCATCAAACTCTGTATCGTTGATATCAACATCCAGGAGGTCGTCAAGAGTCTTCTTCACTCCTCCGGGAAGACCTATTCCGCTAAGATAATCATTGTTCATTGGGGTCCTCATTCGGGTCATAATCTATCTGATCATAGTCAATAGAGGTCATCTCGGGATAAAATATCTCCTGGCGGAAGGCCTCAGGGAGATCTACTACGCCATCCCTGTTGGCATCCATTAACGTTTTGTATGCATCCAGAGCTAATCTGTGGTACTGTATTTTCTTACCATCCCCCCTCCAGCCATACTCACCGAGCTCAGCTGCCCTAAAAATAGAATCCAACAACATAAATTTTATAGCATCGTTGGGATCTATTTCGGCGTCTCCACCCTCCTTATAGAGAGTGTATGACTCCCTCCACCTACCCGGAACAGGGGGAGCATTCTCGGGTATTGGGGAGAATGTGGGTCTATCTTCATAATATTTGGCTATGTCCACATTGGATATGCTGTCTACATCAAAAAACAGCTTTCTGTAAACATTTATATCTTTGATTGTAATCGGCATCTTGAATCGATAATATATGACATCTCTTATCTTTTTATTGTCACACCTTTCTGCCATTAATTTTTCCAATACCCTCCTTATAGGATAAGTCTCCCTCATTTTGACAGCGGTGGAAAAATGTTCGGAGCTATCATCTACTGAGATATCTATCCCCTCTTCTTCGATGTACCTCTGAAGCTGGAGAAGCTCTTCTGTGTGTTGAGATTCGTCGCCAAACAATAATCTCCAGCGCCAATCTGGTATTGGGGGAATTCTTTCCTTTGGAATATTAGACATTTCTTTCCTGGAGTTCTATTTTTAATGCTTGTAGACTTCTTCTGACCTCCCCCAGCCCTGACAACGCCTTCTCTGCACCCTTTTCGTGTACTGAGGGCTCTCCCTGTCTGGATGCTAGCAATAGCTTGGCGATCTTGTCCTCCACATCGATAAACAACCCCTCAGATTCAACAATCTCGGAAAGTGTGTCATCATTGATGAACTGCAAACTAAGTATGGCGTCGAGAGTTTTTTGATCTCCGGATGGATTCTTGGTCCCGGCCATCTCCTCTACCCCGTCAATAACTTTGTCGGCAGCTGTCTTGAGCCTTCCTAAATGAAAGTTGCTGACCCTAACCTTCCTTTTTGTAGATGCTGTCTTAATCGACACAGGTCTGACAAGCCCCCACATCTCCATCTCCGAACCGTTGTCCAGCTTGCAAGCCTTCTCGATATCATCGTCATTAACCCTATAATGAGCAAGTTTTAGGCGCATATCTTCTTCGCTCATCATTTGATAGTCTACCGGACCATTAAGTGTCTCCCCGTGAAGAAAAAACATATTAGCATTCTTCCTCAGTACTGCTTTATGGCGCTCGTTTGAAGCAATCTTTGTAAAAGTGTGGGGTTTAGCTTTATCTACAAGGATTATCGGGGATGAGGTTTCAATAAAGCTCATATGGGATGGAATATAGTAAGACTCCTTCGGCATTATCGCCGAGTCGTACCGATTCACATTTATTCTCTGAGGTCTAGATATACCATCGACTATCATTACCCCAATAGGACCTCCGGTGTCTGTTCTTACACCAATGATAAGGTCTGGCTCCCCGGGTATGCCAATAATCTGCTTGATTATAACGTCAGGAGTGCATGAGGGGGAATAGCTTTCGTCGACAAAGCACCCCTTGACTCCAATATTTACACAACCTATGGGGAAATTGTCATGATTCAGACTTACCCTTACCCCAGAAAAAGCAATACCTTCTGCTGACTCTCCAGAGTCGAGAACGGCCTTTTGCCTCTTGATGCGAGATCCATCAAAATCAATCATCTGAGAAAAGACGTACCCGTGGCAGACGTCGCCATTTGGAGTCATAAGCCTGTATCTGCCGCTATGCTGCACAGGAGAAGGGATATTATTAACCAGGGGTTGCTCTACAGACCTAAGGGTTGGAAAATCACGTATAATACACCACCCCCTCTGCATTACTTTTCGCATACACTTTTTGAAATCTGGACCCAGGCCGCCCTGAAGATCCGAGATCGAAACAACCCTGGTATCCCCATTACCAAATGCGACTGCAAAACTGCCGTCAGACCTCCGCATTATATGGGCCAGATTACTGTCTTTCTCCCTCTCGACCATCCCGGTGCTGAGGTGTTGTAGCGAGTCATTTAGCCCGACAACTTCAGCGATGGAGTTTATTCCTGGGTATGATACAAGCAGTGATCTGAGTGCGCTAATATCGTTATCGCTTCTGATAACTCTGGACAGAAGGCCAGATCCGGCAGTGTTGATCATTCCCCCTCCAGTTCCTGCGGTGGGGTATCCGGAATATTCAAGAGGTGTAACGTCCCCAGTCCTGTCTCCTATATATCTATTCTGTGGAGGCAGGCTGCCATAGTCATTCTTCGAGTGGGGTTTAATATTTGAGTCTGAATCAAGAGACCTCTTAATCGAGTACTCATTAAGGTGCATAAACCTTTCGCCGTCGAATAATATATCAAGCTTGTCTAACTCTAGGTGTTTTGTTTTTGGGTTCTCTCTGATTGAGAAAGGAATAGCCACCTTATTTTCGACAATTATTTTACCTACAGTCTCGTCAGACTCTGGCTCGACCTTGCTAAATGTTATTTTGGTGCTCGCTGTGTCAATGTATGGATGCTCTGTAACTAAAGTTTTTAGAACCTCAGAGGCCCACATCTTGGGGTCTTTGGGCAGCCTGATACCAGCGGATTTGATCATATCTTTGTATTTCTTTCTGTATAGCTTCATTCACTTCTCCATATGGTGTCAAGAATATTCTAATATAAGTGAAAATATAACCCAATTATCGCTTATATGCCCTTGAATGCTGATAATTGAGGATCAATTATGGTTTTAACTGGAGCATTTAGTAGTGGGTATGTGCCCAACGGTGTAACCGTAGTGCATAACGCAAGGCTGTCTACGACAGCCCCTACGATGTCGGCTATATCCACCCCGCGGCCTTTGATCGACACACCCCCAAAAGTGGACTCTATCTCCACCTTACCTTCGGCCTTCATTTCTATCTTACCAGAGCTAGATATAGACAGATTGCTACCGTCCACATCTACATCTCCACCGCTTACACTCAATTCGTCGAACTCGAGAGAGGATGATCCAGTATTCACGTCGAGGCTAGCGTCCCTCATATCGATATTTACAGAACCATCCTCTTTTATATGGACAACATTTTTAACCTTCCCGTCTTTAAGCACTTTTATTTCAATAAAGTTTTCCCCGTCTGTAATATTCACACTGAGAGAGTTGCCCTTCGTACCGCCTTTTGGTGGCGTTCTGTTGACGGCTTCCTCGAAAGCATCATAATCAACCCTAGACCTCCAATGGTATGTAGAGCTGCATACACCATCATCGAAACTCAACTCTTGATGGTGAGGTATTGTTACCTGCTCGTACCTTTCAGACAGATCTGTCTTAACTGATCGCTCGGCATCCATATGGGTTACAGCCCCTCCCCCAGAATCAATAATAACGCCCGAAGGTAAGGCTACCACCTTGCCCTGATTCCCAAACTCGTCCGAAGACTCTAGGATCTTAGCCCCTTCCAGTTCAGCCAGGTCTGATTTGGCATTTTTAATGCTCATTTCTCCCTGGTCATTCACCTTCGGGTTGCGCATCTTTCCGAGTACAACCTTTTGGGCTCCATCTGATATTAAAATACACTGATCGCCCTCTTGGTATGAGTCTTCGGCTCCGAGAAACATTATATTGACATACTCGAACCTTCTGCCCCTACTGCTGGTTACATCTAACATTCCCGACCCGTAGACTTTATCAACGGTGCAAATATGCATCTGCATGCCTGCTGAGGTTTGATTGTTCATGAGTTTTTGGAACCTCTTATAAAGTGTGGTAAATTTATTTAATTGGAGGACTTATGAATAAATTATCCAGCCTGGCCGATGTGGTTGCAAGCGATTTTATCAGAAATTCCGCTAATCCCACAGAATCTTTAACTAAGATAGCTCAAGAAAATAATCTAAACGCTCAAGAAATAGAACGAATTGCAAATAGAGCTAACCGAAAGATAGCAGTCGAGCTAACCAAGCGGGCTGCCAGGGGTGACTCTGATCCCCACTTCACATTTCCTGTCATCAAGACTGCGGATGTAATCTTTGCCCTAAAACCCAAAGAAAAGGCATTATCACCAAAACCCCCGTCAGTGGCGACAAGTGATGGCATTTCCAGGGTTTTTGAGTTTGAGCCATCCTACAATAGAGACCTCAGGTGCACCATTAACGATGACCCTGTATTGTTGGCTGATAACGTCAGATCTATAGACCCCCCGTCTAAAGAGATAGCGATACAGGCCTTAAATATTCTAAAGAGCAGGGCCAGGATAGCTCAGGCAAAATTAAGACAGTCTGAAATAAGAATAGAAAATCTTATAAGCAACATCGAAAAAAGAGCATCGCACGAATTATTGTCGGGCACCCCAATTGAAGTTATGATGTCTCTTCCAGAAACATGCCACGAACATATTGAAAAGGTGGCGAACAAGCTGAGGGAGTGGGGACATCAAATAAATAGGTCTGACGATGAGTACGAGATCAATGGGGCACACCCTTTGGTTAAGATGGCTCAAGATATAGCTTTTTATGAGATGGATGCACACGAAGCTCGGATGTCGCTTGCTGAAATTGAAGGTGATATCCGCCACCTTAGGAGGAAAATGTGAGCATCATAGGTATGGCCTCAAAGGACGTTAGGGCTGAAAAGAAAAAAGCGGCAAAAAAAATAAAAAATGTTGAAGGTAACCAACAGCCCCCAGTTCGCAGCGAGAGTCTGGAGGAGGAGAAGCTGGCATTTTTGGCAGCTAGCGTGCTCAAGACCGGGCTGACTGCCGCCTCCAAGGGTACCCAGGCTTTAGCTGTAGGATCCAGCATAGCTGGGGCGAAGGGGGCCGCCTCAGACATAAGAGCTGGCAGAGCGCCTGCGCAAGCAAGGAACTCTATGGGAAGATATGGCAGGCCCGTCTCACCTCCGAGACCACCAAACCCGCCAAACCCGCCAAACCCACCAATGCCTCCAAAAGTGGCATCATTAGTTAAAACAACTTACAAAAACATGCTGGAGATGGAAAAAATGGCAAATAAGAACGCAAACCTGGCCTCAACCCTGGGGACGGGTCTGGCAACAGGGCTAGGACTAGCCGCTGCTACAACAGGAGTGACTGCGGCGGCTCTTGGGGCCAAAAAGCTCCACTCTACCATTAAAACTGAGGCTGCATGGGACGCCTTGAAGAAAAGAAGGCCAGACCTAACACGATCCAGGAGAGATAGAGAGAATTTCGAGGTTTTGCAACAATTTTCCCCCGGGATTGCTTCAAACGTGACCACACTAGAGAGCTATATGGAGCGTATGAAGCACCAGGTGATGACGCCTCATGAATTTGTCGGCGATCTTGCGAGAATACAAAACGATTTAACATCTAGAGACCCGTCGGGTGATCTTGCCTTCTCCGCAGGAAGGTCTGTGGGCGGCGGGATAGAGGCCGCATTGAAAAGGAATAGAGGGTAAGCATGTTTTACAAAGAACTGCCAGCAGGTGGTAACTTAAGTGGGGTTGGCGGGGTGGAGGTTATCGACTTCCATGAGTCCGGACTAAATAAACTCGCCAGCGTAGGCACCTACATTCCTCCACACCTTATAAGGGTTATAAGGGAAATTAAGCAATCTCCAGACCCCAGATTTGCATATCTTTATGATAGGGCTTTGGGGGCTGGGGAGGTCTATGGGCCAAATAATAACGGAGACTGGTTTGGCAGAGATGAGCTTATCCGCAAGCATCAAACCTTCGTTACCGACGCTCATCTTTTTAGGCATCACAAAAATAGGGATCCGAGGAACAAAATTGGTGATGTCCTCGCATCTGCGTACAACGACAGGATTGACACAGTCGATCTAATCATTAGGGCTCCTATTGACAATATCAGGGAGGATCTAAAGAGGCTTGAAGCTGGCAATGTTCTTGCCACCTCCATGGGAGCCAGGGTTAAGCATGACCAGTGCTCCATATGCGGAAATAAGGCCAGCAGAAGAATTGCATATTGCAATCACCTCCGGTCAGAAATGTTAAAAATATATCCTGACGGTAGGCAAGTCTTTGCGATCAACCCTGACCCCAGATTCGTAGACATCTCTATTGTGGTGATTCCTGCTGACCCGTCGTCGGCAGTGTTGAGAAAGATTGCAAGTCATGATTCTGGGTATGCTAAATCAGCAAATATGCACAAGAGAGATGAAGGCTTTATCGAGCATGACTCCAGGTTAGTGGAGGGTGAGGGTAGAAATGTAATAAGACCGGAGTTGATAAAAGCAACGATGGGGTTTGACAGGCCAGATGTGGTGAAAACTCTAGACCATGCTTATGGACCTCTCAGGCCAGATGAATTCCAGGCGATCATGAAAAAGGATGCGTCCATTATCAATCCGGATATCATACCTTATGTCCAGTTTGAAGGTGTCGACCCTACAGATATTGGTGGAGAGGTTATATCCGATCTTGTACCCCACATACAAAAGATTGCAAATCTGCAGGTACCAGTGCAAGCAAAGCCTGTTAATTTTGGAGAAATGAGCCATCATGATAAGATTGCTTATCTAAACTATAGAATGTCGTGCGGTCCATTCTCCAAGATGTTTATAAGGTGAGGATATACGACTTAAAATTTTGCAGACCTTTTTTATTGGTATAAAATGAATTCATGACAACTAGTAGTCCTGAATTCAGGTTAACAAAACAAACAACCACATGTGATTGAGGAAATTATGAGTTATTTCAATGAAGGGCAGTCCGATGCTTTTGATCAGCTTGTCGATCTTGCTAATGCTGGATACGGAGTTTCTGAAAGCTTAAGTATTATCAATAACACTCTCGGCGAAGGGATTGGTAAGCACGCTTCACAGTCTGATATTAGCTATGCTCTTGGTGTGGAGGATGTCTGTTATGAGTTTCTGAAGACAGCCTCCGATATTGCCGGGGCTTACGATATTGATGATGATCATGAATATATGGTGAGCGTTCTTGATAGCATGTATGAGAATGTCGACCATGGTGGTACTTATGCGTTCAGAATGGGCAAGACGGCAGCTCTTGAGGATCTAATGGGGTTGGCTAACTACCATGGGGACGTTAGCGTGTGCATTGATGCCGCAATGAATACTGTATCCCAAGGTATTGGTAAATACGCCTCCGAAGAGGATGTAGATTACAGGCTGGGTGTGGAGTCGGCGTGTTATGAGTTCATGAAGACCGCTTCAGAGGTTTATGGGACGTATGATGTGTCCTATGCTGATGATTTAGATATTTTGGGTGAAGTTTTCAACAAAATCGCCTATGTTTTAGAACCTGAATATTACGGCACCCCTGAATTTTTCGTAAAATCTGAGGACCGCGCTAAAGTGGAAGAGCTACCCAAGCCCAAGCGCAACATTAGGCCCTTGTCAGAAGAAGGTAGGAAGAAACAAAAAGCTAGAATCCAGAAGATAAAAGATAACCATGCTCTGGCAGAAGCGCAAGACACCATCAAAAGGCTGGGTGGGGAGGGTAAAAAAGACCCAGGCTTGTTAAGTAGGGCTGGGTCCAGAATCAAAGGTGTTGGCTCTGGGGCTAAGCGCCATCTGTGGGATAACAGAACTGGTCTGCAAAGGGCTGGTATTGGTGTGGGTGCCGCAACCCTGACCGCCGGAGGTGCTTATGGTGCGAAGAAACTTCGCGACAGGCGTAGGCGTAAACAGGAAGAGGAAGGTCAAGGCCACAGGAAGGCGGCCTCTCTCGGGTACCACAGCGATGTAGAGCAAGCTCTTGACGTTCTTTATGCTGAAGGTCTTCTCGACTGATGTTTGAGGAGATCGAAGACATCCTGTCCGAACTCATGCTTAGAGAGCGATACTCGGCGCAGGATGTCTTTTTAGCATACATAGTTATGGAACCATTTATAAGAAGGTTTCGATTACAGGGAATGTCAAATAGAGATATACTCGAACTTTGCAGGAAAATAGACGAGGCAAATCAAGATGAATGATTTGGAAAAGCTGGCTCATGGTTTCATGAGGATTAAAGAAAGATATGAAGAGCTTCTCAAGGAGGCCAACCGTCTTTCTGAAGAAAATGAGGAGTACCGACGGCGAGACAGAGCTGAAGAAATCCTCATGATGGCGCAAGACAAAAACTGTAGCCTTAAAACTGCAAGCGTGGAAGATTTTATCACCCAGAGACAAAAGCTGGAACAGCAGAGTTTTGACGAGCTTGAGAAGATTGCAAGCGCTATCGAGTATATTGATGAGGATGGTGCCATATTTGTCTCTGAAATGAAAGATGGTCACGCACGCACAGACTTTACCGGATGGTTAAACACAATTAGTGAGGAATTATAATGACTGCAACTATTAGCAAAAATAAGATCAGACCGATCCTTCCTCGTGATATATCCAATATCACACGAGAGGGTAGGACGGATGAACAGCTTGAAGCCGGAACGCTTGTTGTTAGAGAAGATAACAAGCTGGTTCCTGTGGACACCACAAACCCCCTTCATACATACGCCCCAGTGGAGGTTGTATGGACGGACGGAACGCTTAGACAGGATATCAAACGCATAGAGCTTGACGGCACTGAGGTTATTGAGGTCACAACTTTCGCATTTGACTTTATAGCCGAGGTTGACGTGAGTCTATTTACCAATACTCCTGATGAGGGCGACTTCGTTATGCGTAGTGCCACAGCAGGAAAAATGACCTGTGGAGACTTGGTTGCTCTGGATGGCGACTTCAACCTTGTCGTCGGGCAAGTCGTTTCTGCTGGCACCTCTACCGGTAAGTGGGTTGTCAAGTTTAGGCTATCCTAACAATTACACAATGGAGTAAAAAATGTTCGATTTTCATGCAACACAGTTAAACGAGGTCTTCCTTGAGGCTCTAGGTAGCGAGGAGATGAGAAAGGAGGCCGAACAAAAAGGGGCGGAGTTTCTTCGTATGCAGATTTACGAAGATTCGTTCATGGAGAGAATTATGCCCGCCCAAACTATCTCTCCACAGATGTGCGATAGGGATATCCATTCCCCCAACTTGCAGGTGGTGATTGACAAAGAATTCACGGACGTCAAAGCCACGACTGCAACTTTCAGAGGTAAGGCAGACTACGAGTACGTGGAAACCGAGCGCTATGCTGTTCAATTCCACAAGATCGAGTCTCCTGAGTATGGTCTCTATGAGGGCGAGCTCATGTCTATGAGAATGCCCGTCCAGAATCTTATCAGGCAGCATATCGCTTACCATATCCGAAAGAAGATGGATGAAGTCTTTATTGGTATGGTCAACAAGGCTATCGCTGACTCTGGTAACGTTCTCACTCTTTCCAATGAGAAAAGAATCACACCCGAAGTCTTGGTGGCTCTGAGAAACATCCTTGATGCCCAGGGTGGTGATAATGGGTCTTACCGTCAAGCAGCTACACTGCTTATGACTCGAGCCCAATTTAACAACATTTATACCTGGATTCAGACGAATAGCCAGTCCGGCGTTGCAACGATGCCTGGTATCACCAGTGGTCTTACCACCGACTTTTGGCGTGATGGCTACAAGTACGAAATGCTCAATGGTCTAAGAGTGGTCACCTCTGTCAAGTCCGACCTTGTAAAGCACAATGAAATCTATGTCTTTACTGAGCCCGAGCAGCTTGGACACCACTTTACATTCAATGACGATAAATTCTCTATTGAGAAGCGTCATGACGAGATTAAGTGGAAGGGGTACAGATCTTTTGGTGCCGCGATCGGTAACAACCTGGCTTGCGGAAAGGTTGTTCTCGGCCAAGACTCGTATGTCGACTAAGATTCACAGTAATTATTAACACAAAATAGCACCTCATGTTAATATCAAGAGGTGCTATTTTTTTTAAGGAGGTAATATGTTTCCTTTTATAGATCCGGTTAAGATAAGGGTAAAAAACAACTCTAATAAGATTATCAAAGTTGGTTTCACCACTCTAGACCCAGGCGCTGAGGGGGACGTCGACTGCAGGAGTGCGTACGGACCCCCACTTCGCTCAGCTAGAGATTTAGGTGTAGAATACGTGGGCATTGTAATTGATGACAGGTTATACAATCTGGTTCTTGCGGACAAATGTCCTAAAGGGTGTGGGTGTGATCCCGGGCTTTGCAACATGGAGGACACCCTAGATGTCAACACCACCTCTGAAGAGCCTTTGGCGGATGACGCCCCGGAGGTTGCTCTGGAGCAAGACGCCAGGGTGGACGACCTCATGGCCCACACTAAGGCCGAACTTGTGGCGATCGCAGAAGATTTGGGCCTGTCAACCACCGGAAACAAATCTGATTTAGTAGAGAGGATAGTGGCAAATGACGATACTACTTAAGGTTGCGACATCATTTGAAAAAGATGTTTCAAATCTGATTACCCATGGCACCACCAGGCCGAAAAAACCAGTCTCCAGACTGCGAGCTGGAGTCAGAAGCGGTCTGGTTGGGGCTATTGGTGGTGCTGCCCAAGGGTATATTTCTAGCCAGGCATTAAACATCGCTGCTGACTCTCTTGCGGGCAAGGGTCCGAAGATTAGTCTTGTTACCCCCCAGCATAAAATCTTTACCGCTCTAGGCGGAGCAATTGGGGGAGCGAGAGGCTTTCATAGAGGGATGAGAGGGCTTGGTCCTGCCAGAGGGGCCAGAGTTAGGGTTCATGGACTCAATTCTAGTTATGATCGATAAATACCAATATAAGGAGAGTGCAACATCATGGCTGTCTTACTGAAAATTGCGCGTAAAAAGAAGAAGGGTTCAGAAAAATTTAAGCCAGGCCTGCTTACGAGGATTGACGATGCAATAGTTGATATGGGTAGCAAGAAACGGCTAGCCCTCAGTACAGCTGCAGGAGCCACCGTAGGAACGATGATCGGCTCGACTGTACCTACTCTTCTCGGGGATAACAGAGGTACAGCCGCCGCATTGGGCGGTGCCCTGGGTGCAGCCGTTGGGGGCTTGGAGGGGTACATGACTCAAGCCTACAGCGAGCCATACTGGGACAAAATGAGGGAAGAGAGGGATGAAAGGGTGCGCAAGGGTGAGCCGTACAGCTATAATACTTTTAGCAAGCACAGCATAAACCCTGTGAGACACTACTTGCCATTCCGGTGGAGGAGTTAAGTAAAATGAGCTTAGTACTAAAGGTTGCAAAACAGAATATAGACCTACAAACTAGGAAAATAGACAAAATCCTAGATATGAGTGATGAGGATAGGGTAAGGAGGGGTACCATTTCGGGCGCCGCATCGGGTGGCACTGTACCTGGTTAATTATAGCAGGCAAAAAAGGAGAATGAGTGAGCCAAAGACTGTCTTATGAAATAGAAGTCCCAGAGCGAATAGTTGATCACATCCGCATATATATTGGGGATTTGCCTGAACTAAACCGTCTAATAGAAGGTACAGAGCTTAGTAATGAGCGAATCACATTGGCAGTCCAGCTGTGGATTCAATCATTTAATGCAACACCTCCGAAAACAATAACTAAATACAATGTTTTTAATTTCCCCGATCATTTAACTCTGTTTCACGGTGTTGTCATTGAGCTGCTAAAGATGGCTGGCATTGTCCAGACTAGAAATCACCTGAATTTCAGCGACAGTGGGGCAAGCTTTAGTGTCTCGGACAAGGGGAGTGCGTATATGGGTTGGATACAAAACTTTATGCAAACCCACCTAAATCAGGTAAGATCGCTAAAGATAGGAATCAATGCTGACGAGGGCTTCAAGCACATTGATAGCCCGGATGGCTATTGGCCATACACAGGAGAAGGGATATGACTGTATTGTTTACAACAGCAAATAATGATTTTTTCATCAAGACAGCAAGAAAAAGAACCAGGAAAAGGAAACTCAGAACGCGAGGTGAAGAGTCCTGGCACCAAGCTAAGCGGCATGCAAAAATGGGGCTTGTTAGAGGAGGGCTTTTGGGGACTGTCGGTGGTGCTCTGGCTGGCGGGGTTACAGGTTCGCAGGCTGGTGTTGGTGGCGCCCTGGCTGGCGCTGCGGGGGGAGCTGCGCTCGGTGGTATGGCTGGTGCGTCCGGTGGTGCTTTAGGGGGGGGTATGCTAGGGGCGGCTGGTGGCGCCGCCAGGAGAGATGAAGGGAGAGTATTGGAAACACCATCAAGCATAATACTGGATGACGCTAAAAGGGGAGCTGTTGGGGGCAGTTTGGTGTCGGGAACATTAGGCGCCTTAGGGGGAGCTGCGGTTGGTGGGCTTGTAGGTTCGCAGGCTGGTGGTACTCCTGGCGCCATGGCTGGCATCTTAGGGGGAGCTGCGCTCGGTGGTGTGTCTAGTGCGGCTAGTGGTGCTGTAAGCGGCGGGATCAACAGTGCTATCGATAGTTCTATATATCAGGGTGTTAAACATCTTCGATCTAAGAGAAAGCGCTGACTAATGGCGGTACACGTTAGGTACATAAAGGCGATACCGTGGCCAGGTAAGGGCTGGAGGATACAGTGGTCTGTTGGCGGTCTTGAACCCACCGACGAGATCGTTCTTGAGAGATCCTCTAGCCCGGAGGGTCCGTGGGATGAGGTCGCACTTCTGCCATATAATGTGATATCTTTTGAGGATGAGTGGCCAACAAATAGGAGTTTTTTTAGCGAGTGGTATTACCGAATACGGGTTGGCAGCACAGAGTCTGTGCCTGTGTGCAGCAAGGAGTCGGGCAGCCTTGTAACAAACGAGATTATCAGACAGCACGAGGCTATTTTAAAGGGGATGAATGGCCGTCCCGGGTATATGTCTGCGCATTTTGCGTGCTATAAACGAACTCTACAAGGCACGAAGTGTCACTACTGTAGAGACAAAGTGACTGGCGAAATCATTATCAGCAAATGTGACGTGTGCAAGGGTGTTGGGTATATAGAGGGGTGGTCAAATCCGGTTAAATTTTACGGAAGATGGCTTACTCCTATTCACAGGGTTACCCAGCTGTCCAATTTTGAGAATGAGGAAGAAGGCAGAACTATGGCTATGGCTGCATACCCAATAATAGAACCTGGAGATGTCCTGGCTGAAAAGGGTACGGGGAAGGTGTACAGGGTCCGTCAGGTAACTTCCGTTGAGCCTAACAACATAGTGATCAGTCAAAATATCGTCTGTTCTCTCATAAATAGAGACTTTATTGAGAGCAAGCTGGAGTTTCCAGAATAATGTTTGTTCTTGCACCAGAAAGTGTGGTTGTTGGATTCTTGAAGGCGTTTTTCTCCCAGGAAGAGCTGTACAGGGGGGTGAAAAACGAGTTTAGATATTCAGACAACCAGACGATGAGTAAGCTAAATATCGTCATGTCGGAGACATTCAATGAGGGTTTAGAAAATATGGTTCCGGCCCTCATAGTAACCGAGGGTGGGTTCAGTGAAAACATCCAGGTTATGGATAACAGGGTACATAATAGCTATAGAACCTTTAGTCAGGCACACAGGGCGTCATTCTTCCATCCTATTACAATTCATTGTGTGGCTGCACGTAAAGGTGCTTCTAAAGTACTGCAGGCTGCGACCGCTCAGGCGTTCGTATTCTTCAGGAAAATAATATACGAACTTGGAGTTGATAGCATTTCGCCCATCAATGGGATGCCTCCCCAAAGATTATCGTCTTCGGATGAAAAAATTCCCGGTCCTTACGATTGTGCGATACAATTTACAATGAAGATGGACCAGGTTTGGCTGCTAGAGTCTGATGGCGATATTGAAGAGGCGGTAAAAATCAAAATATTGGCAGCAATCGATCGTATTGAATACGACGAATCTGGAAATATTATTACACCAAAAGATTTATGGTTGAAGCAAGACGTTTCAATCTTATAGGAGATTAATAATGCCTAACGAGCCTGGAGTAAGAGTACGACAAGAGGAGATTGGTCAAGTTATCCAACCTGCAGAAGCCGAACTCCCCACCTGTATTGTAGGTAGGCTTTATCATGTTGTAAACAATGGTCTTGTTGAGGGGTCTACCTTCGACCCTCTGGAGGAGGATGATCAGGCGTTTTTGTGGCCAGAGAAAAAGATCGGAACAGTTGTTGATCTTGCAGGAACGAGAAATGGCCTCATTGACTCACAAAGAAGAGATTTGGCTGACTTTGTCCCATCGTTCAACCTTGTCGTTGACGGTGACTACAGATTTCCAATCAATGACAAGGATGTTGTAGGACTCAACCAAGATGGTTTTCTGATAAAACCTTCAGCAAAAGACCACTTACACAGAACCTCTGTCAATGCTTTTGTTGTTCAGGTTGATGGCCAGCCGATTGTTTACAACCCGGATGGGGGACTGTCTGAGGTCCGTCCAGGTGATAGATTTAAGATCGGTCAGGACAGATTTACTGTCGTGTCATCCACAGACTCAAAGATGGTTGTCTCCGAGGACGTTAGCGGCAGCTCCAGTAACTTGGTTAGGTATGAATCTAGCGATACAGTCGATTTGTCTATCACCCCTTCGACTATCGATGGTCGTGTGATCATAGAGATTTCCGGAGAATCTTTCATGTCCGCGGATGTCGAAGATCTTGTTGTCGTTGGAGTGCCTATGGGTGGCTTGACGTCCATGACGGGAACCTTGAACGGAACGATGGTGTCTGGCCTCAATTTTGGTACAGCCGTATCGTTTGAGGAGGTTCAAGATAATGTTGTTCGTGTCGTCAACGGCTCTGAAGTGTACTTTAGCAAGGTTGTGGAGCTCGACTCTCTATCTGGAGTAGTTATGCTGGATGACCCGGTCGGCCAAGATGGTAATGTCAGTGTCACATTCATGCGCTCCCAAATAGGATACGTTGAATCTTATTCGCCCTACGAGATTGTGGCGGTCGTGCCAGAATCCTTCTCAGACTCGTTGGGGTTCGTGGAATTGTCATCCGATAGGATTTCATTTAACGTTTATCCGGAATTTGAAGTTGAGGCCAGCTACAGAGCTTTGAGGAAAGACCTTGTGAACGAGAGCTTTTCTGCGTCGTCGTTGTCCGAATTGCTGGAATCTGTAGGTCATACAAGTGTCGATTATAATGACGGGTTACTCTTTGCTGTAAATCTAGCCATCAACGCTCAACCTACAGAAGCTAATGTGTATTTCATTCCCGTGGATGACGAGCCTGACGGACATTCTGGGCTATCCGAGAATAGAAGTATTGAAGAGGGGTATCAGCTTGCTCTGGAGGCTGCTGAATCGATCGACGTTTACAATATTGTAACTCTCGACAGAAGCCCTGCAATCTATTCCGCACTGGAGTCTCATGTCTTGAGTATGTCCACCGAGGAAGAAGGGGCGTGGAGGCGAGGCTTTATGTACGAGCCGGTCCCTTCGGGTAGATTTGAAAGCACCTCTGGGGAGGTTTCTCCAGGACGAGTTGTTGGGGGTATAGGCGGCAACGATAGTGGGAACAAAGTCATTCGGGATAAAAATATCGACTTTGTGACTGAGGCCGGGGTCAAAGAGGGTACGAAGGTTGTTATCACATTCCCGGAGCAGTTGGCTGGAGAATATCAAGCCTTAGGCACCACCACAGACAATGATCTTATTTTAGACGGAATCGATTTTGATATCTATAGAGAGTTTAACGTCCCTGTAATGGATGTTGAAACCATAGGTGGACTGCACCAGTTTTCCGGCGCAGCGACCGGACAGTTTTCTCACGTAGAGCCGGGTGACTATGTTGAAGCGGAAATAGATAATAACGTATTCAGGATGAAAGTCACGCTTGTTAGTGGCGATGGAACCATGCTTGAGGCGCAAGATGAGGTGCCCACAGAGGTTTCCTTTCCAAGCGGAACCACAGCTTCAAATGTGTCGATAATTCGTAGCTGGGATACAGTTAGATATCATATTAGCCCGCTATCTAAGGAGGAACAGGTCGAGGAGCTCATCAACAGAAAGTCGGTAGCCAATAGGAGGTTTACAGTTACTCTTGATTACTCTCCCACGATGGTTGTCGGCAGTGATGAAAGCGGAAATCCTGTAAGGAAAGAGCTGAATCCGTCCTTATCTCTATGCGGTATAGCAGCCAAGAGGTCGGGCCTCAGGGCATTTGATGAAGTCAGTAATCTTTTTGTCGGAGGTGGGGTTGAGGGTGTCAGCTACGGGTACGCCTACTTTAAAAGAAGTCAAATGAGAAGGCTGTCAGATGCGGGATTCACACTCCTGACGCAAAAATCGAGAGATGCTCAACCTTATATCCGAGATATGATCACGTCCGACACCAGCAGCATTGTGACTCAGGAGGAGATCGTTACAGCCGGGGCTGACTGGCAATCGAAAAGCCTGACCAGGAGCTTCCAGTCACCTCCGGGACAAAGGTTTCAAATCATCGACGATTGGCTTATGGGACTCAGGGCTATTCAGGCTGATGCTATCCTCAAGTCCTGGGTTGGAGAGGGAAGACTCACCGATTATGAACTCGTGTCGGTTGGCAGAAATGATTTAAATAAAAGGCAGACCGATATTGTGTATATTGGATACTTCCCTGTAGCAGAAAAAGAAATTGAATTTACCATCCAAATAACGGTGTAATCATGAGCTTCCAACAAAGAGAATATCCAAAATCAACTTTCGATAACTGGGACTTCAGAAACCATCATGTTGGTTTTGATCAGGGTGGCGCTAACACTAATGCAATTACGCCCGAAAACTTCTTCATTGCCGCGGGGCCTGCCAGACTACAGCAAGTTGGTGAGGATTTTTCCAACAAGGTGTTCCCTCTGGGTATGACTGAACAGGCTTCGGTGAACCAGCAAAAAGCCGTACAGCCCATCAGGGAAATTGGATCTAGAAGAAGTTACCACATTTCCAGCTACTCTACAGGACAAATAAGCCTGAGCAGGGTCATGTATAGCCAGGCCTCCCTCCTGAGAGTGTTAACCGTCGCCAATGATGATTATGACGACCTAGATAGCCCAGCTGGAGCGAAGTCTCATAGGCCATTTTCTGGAGATGTAGGTGGAGATACAAGAGATCCATCCTTCTATATCAACCTTCAGTCTACTATTTTTGATAGACCTATCGGTCTCCTTTTTTACATTTTAGACCAGAGGAACCAACCATATGGAGCCATGTATGCAGAAGATGTTATGATTCAAACTCACGGGTTTGGTCTTTCTGCACAAGGTATTAGCATTTCGGAGCAAGTATCCCTCGTGTTCGATAGGATGGTTCCTGTTGCTGTTAGAGGTGCGTAATGTATAGCACATATCAAGCCACCCTGGATGCAGGTAGAGCAGGGAGGGTTGTCAGAGTCGAGAAGGTGATGAATCTTGATGGTAGTCAGGATTCTGTGGTCGCTACAAGTAGGGGTAAGGCCTTCTTTGCGATAAAAGTTGAGGGTGCCAGTGTATCGTATGAAGTTAGAGAGAGGCCCTTCAGCGAGTCCAGCGAATGGGCCTACAGGGTTATCTCCAGCGGCACCATCGATGATGGAAATGTTGAGTTGTTGTCGTTTGACGACATCATCGGAAACTCGGTGGAGATTATCATTTCTTCCGATGGTCCGTCCACAGTGCTTGTAGAAGGGGTGGCATACTGATGTTTAAATTCTTTCTCAACTCCGAAGGGGGTGCTCTCGCCTTTAAAAAAGAGGAAGATACTGTTAAATTTCCAGACACACCTATGGCAGTCGTAAGCTCAAATGCCATCCCCCCTCCTCCGGGTGTAGACGGGGACTCCCCTCCGGATGTAGACAGGTTTTTGGATGTATCTTCGTTTCGGTCGGCACTTTTATGCGTTTCCACATCGAGCCCCTCCACGACCTACAGTCTCTCATATTTTATGGCCAAAAAAACGGGTGTTGCCAAAGATGTTCCCTTTATGTTCGATTTCGAGTTCGATTTGAGTGGGAATATTGCAAGGGGTATTGATGTCAGCCTTTTTGACAAAATATATGTCATGCCTGTAGAGGTGTCTGGGGGTTCTGTCACCGTTGAGGTGGGGGTCGCCCTGTGGGATGGAGAGAGGGGATCGCCACCTGAAGTTAACATTACTGAGGTTACTATTCCTGGTGATAATCCCTGACCTGGAGGTGTGCATTGAAAAGTCTCGCTGGTTTAAGAAATGCAGTATTTAATATACTGAGAATGATGATGGTTTATGTAGGATCATCTCCGGTTTGGAGTAGCTCCTCATACAGTTCTTCTCCACCTTGGACCACAAACAACGGTGTCGACCTAAGGGGTTCTGTCAAGACTATTGTGTCTGCCCATCTCAAGCAAAATCCCGACAAGTTTGGATTTCTATTTGTGGTGCAAGATGTTCCTCAGGGACAACCGCCAAATCATAATGTATCCTTGACTATAAACGGGATAGAGATAACTAAGGCGTTTGATGAATTTGCAGATGTGTATGGGTTTTTACATGCCTTTAAATTAGAAATAGACAATGATGCTACACTATCCTCCACCGTAGACTGTGTGATAGTATATACTGATGATGAAAATGAAGCTCTATATGTGTACAACAAAGATAGAAATGATCTGAATATGTCTGTAGATTTGGACGCCAACGGGTCAGACATGCATATCCGAAAAGACTCCACAACTGCATCCATAAGGGTGTGGCTGCTGGCTGATGACAACAGGTGGGTTATGGCTAACGATGGTGAGTTTGAAGATATATCCCATTATGGGATGACAGAAAGGTTGTCCACAGCAGGGTTTCGGAAAATTTATATCCAAGTGTATGATGCTGACGGGCATGTAGATGTTCGTGTTGGCCCTGCGTATATGTCATGAGTATAACCGGAAGCTCTATATCTAAAAGAAGGCCAAAAAAGGGCCGTGTTGCGGGGTACGTATTTCCTATCCAGAGGTTTCTAAATGAAGGCAAGACAGCTTTAATGTCTCCCTGGAATGCTGGCAGAGAACGTTTTATTAGCAGAGAAGCTCCAACACCAATTTATGATATGTTGGAAATGGAGCCCGACCCCACAACTGACGATATTTAGGGTAAGCGGCAACAGCAAGAAGGTTTTCAATGGCAAGATATATAACTGACTGGACATTTCAAGGTAGGCATAAATACGACGATGATGAGTATTGGGAGAGGTACATATCCAACCTAAGAGACGGCTTCAGGATAAAAACGCAGGGCTCGGACATTATTGTGAGCGATATTGGGTATTGGGATAACGGACTGACTAGCCAAAGCAACGGACATCCATATTGTTTTATTATAAAGATTTCAAATATTGAGTTTGCGATAGTGGTTCATAGAAACAGATACGTCACAAGTTCGGGATCAAGAAGGATGGATAGACTGTTTGGCGGCGATGGCTATCTTGGTTTCTTTTGGGGTCGAGACATTTCAGGTAGCACGATCACCTCGAATAGTGAATCTGGTTTCTACATCTTTTTTAATAACTCCTCAGGGTCCTGGGTGACACCTATGGGTTTTGATGACCCTGTCAATATGACGTACAGTAATGGAGACTTTCAACATACAGCAATCAACCCATACACACATTTTAGTGATTGGCATCCCGGTGCTCCCGGACAAAACATAAGCCCCGTCGTAATGAATGACCCAGGTTGGTCATCAAGTCTATCCAGGGTGTTTTTTATACTAAACGATACGACCGAGAGTGAGTTTGTAGCCATCTACACAACTGATCTTTCCAGGCCTTTTATTAAAAATATAGGTATCATCGGCAATATTTTTATAAATGACGACCCTTCTGACACAAATCATGGTGGGCTATTTGTACAACAACTCGACTTCACCTATAATACCAATACCGCCCCACAGAGATATGTTGAAGCATTCGGTTTAAATGGTCAAAATGGAAGCGAGGTGTTCAATATAACCCACAACACCAACGCCACAGTGTACAACAGTCCTAACACTGAAGGTCAATACCCATGGTGGCCGGTGGAGGTAACATCGAGCTCATACTCAAAGGGTTGGATTAATACAGACATTCTCAGGGTTTGCGGGGCTAACGATATAACCCATTATGGGAAGCTCTTCAGCGGCCCGGATGGTCCGTTTCTAAAGTTGTCCGACTGGATGATCTACCCGTATGTACAAGACCATCCCATGTTGCCATTTCCTCCACAAGAAAGCGATATTATAAGGTGATACTGTCATGAAGAAGTTGTTCGATAAGTGGGGTGTTCGGCACTTTAGCCCGGAGGAGGTCACTCTGCACAGACAATGGGGTAAGCACGTGCTTCCGCCAGAAAGTAAAAAAAATAACATACATAAAACCATTCTTCTCGCCGATACCATAAGAGAGGTTTGGGGTGACCCAGTCAGGTGTAACAGTGGATACAGGTCTCCTGAGTATAACAAGCTCGTGGGAGGGTCTGAAAAGAGTGAGCATGTTGAATTTAGAGCTATGGATTTATCACCCATAAACGGAGACATCAAGGGATTCTCTGAGGTTGTCAGAGCTGTAGTGGAGGGCGCTCGAACTGCCGGGTGGAATGTCGGTGTGGGGTTTTACAGTACGTTCTGCCACATTGATGTTGATGCGGAGGGTAAAAAAAAGAACAGGAGCTGGTAACCCCTGTTCTTTCTTAGCTTAGCCAGCCCTCTCGTATAATTCTTCCGACGGGTGATGGTATGCATCGGAAGCATTGTACGACTTGAGGTACTGGTCAAGACTTAGCATGACCATGGGCATGTTAAGCTCCCTTATAAAGTTCGGCACCGCCGAATTGCCCCAACAGGGGTTGCCCCCAATCCCTATATGGGGGTGTACGGCTGGAACTGTTTCGCCGTCCTCTCCCATGCTCGTGAATGATGTCTCAATATCCATACCAACAGAGTTGGTTCCCACAATAACGTTGAATGTGCACGGCTTTATCAGCCACCCCCCCTCATCATCCTCTATAACCCTCTCTGGAATATCAAATCTCAGACGAAGGACTGAGGAGTACTGATCTCTTCGTCGATAAAGAGCCCCTGTCAGTGTTATATCTTCCCACCTCAGATCATCTTTTGTTACCTTATAGTCATCTAAGATTAATTGTCGGGAGAGTAGAGTCTCCCTGTTTCTATATAATGACCCTAATCTGCCCCTTATCACATCTGCATAGTATGAAGCACCGCTTTGTGCGACAGGAACACTTAATCTCATGTTCAAGTCATACGTTACGTGTGAAAGAGTTATGGATGGTATTCTGTTGAACCCCAGGTTAGACAGGGTGTCTACAATCTCTTGTAACTCCTCCTCCATATTCAAAGCAGTGGTGAGCAGCGATGATGAGGTTCTTAAATCCTCAATCCTATTGTCGATTGACCGCATTTCATCTCTTACCGACCTGCCGAACAGCTCATTCGCATCTCCTGCGAATGCCATTATTTGATTAATAATGAATTGGTCTGGGTCCTCGACAAGGTTTGGAAACATTTCCTCCAAACGGTCTTCAACCCATGTCTTGATGGTTGGCCTGTAATTATTGACGAGCTCCTCATCGTCAATTTTGGCCAGAATGAAGAATGACCGATTGGCGGTCGTGCATGCCGGTATACCATCAATGATTAACACCGGCCCACCCTCAAGATCCCTCTTCATTGCTTTGGTGAAATGCCTGTCACCGTTTAGGAAAAGCGGGACACATACCATAACATCGGGAGTGATCCCCAATGATGTTACACCATCGCTGATAAACCTCGAGCTCCACCTCTCAAACCTCCTACGTACAGGGGATGTGTACGCTTGCAATTCTTCCATAATAGCTGTTTCAAGCATTAGCCCTCCATACGAATATGGTCATTCGTTTTCGTGTCCATGATTGTGCAAAAGTCGTTCTTCTGCCCGTTCACATAATTAACAACCCTGGTCGTAATCATGCTGCCGATGGTCATGGCGGTGGACATGGTTGTCCTGGCTGTACACGGAAGGTTTGCGGTCTCCCCTTCCAGTGACTCTTTGTACGCAGATACCGCCCCTCGATCGGTCATGTCCACACAGTAGAGCATCATGGTTGTCAATCCCATTCGACCATCGATAAGAAGATCTACATTTGCATCATACTCAATAGCATTGAAGATCTCTCTTCTGGCCTCTAGGGAGTCAACCCCCACGATGACAACCCTTCTGGCCTCCTTACCCCTCTCAAACTTCTCTCTAGCGACCTCGATCTGCCCTTCTCCAAAATACGACAGAACATCATTGATGGAATCAACCTTGTGTTTGTTCTTGTGCCTATCCCCAAAGCTCTGATTTGACAGGTTGTGTTCCTCAACCACATCGTGATCATAAGCTTTGATATTCTTGAATCCTGTCTTAGATAGAGCAAGTATTGTCCAAGAGCCAATACCTCCAGCCCCAATGACCGTGATGGGTAATCTTTTTGCTTGATCCGTGGGGATGTAGTCCTGTTGTCTAAGATATCTCATTAGTTACTCCTTATTATTCATAGATCCATGAATTAGACATGTAGAAATCATCAGAAAGATAGGCGTCCCAATAATAATGCGGAGGCTCCTCGTTGGCCGTCTCGATGTCTGCCAGGTCTACATCCACAAGAGTGCACGCATCCATAACCAGCTCCCACCTCCGCCTGTTTCGGACTGTTATGTCAAACTTTGACAGGCCTACACCCTCCAAGCACACATCTTCCTGGTAACCCCCTTCGGCCCAGGATGCCATATCTTTAATAAACTCAATCCTTTTGCTGAGGTTTCCATTTGAAGTCCCCCCCTCATCCTCAATGTCTTTCACTATTGAGGCGACTATATCCTCCTGGATCGATATACTTTCATCAAACTCCGTCTCAATTTCAGCAGACATGATCCAGTCAAAATCCTGGAGAGTGACTTCTTTTTTTTTAGAAGACGATCTCTTGTTCCTCCTGTTCCTCCTGGAGTGCAACCTCCCGTGCTTTCCTGCGGTCACTTTTCTCACCGCAGGCTTCTTCACGACCACCTTCTTTTTGTACTCGGCCTCACAGTGGCCTAGGGTATCAAACGCAATATCCAGCATCCTGATGACCTCTTTCTTCACCTCATCTCTCGGCAAGTCGTTAAACTTTTTGATGAGATCAATCACAGAGGTGATGCTTGTCAGCCCGTCAGGAACAATCTCAATTTCTATATTGTCCTGCTTGAGCTGATAGGGGGTGGAAAATGAGTCCACCCTCGTCCTGACTTCACCCTTTTTGTTGAACACGGACGAGACAAGGTAAGGATTCCCCCGGATGGTACGGATAGCCTCCTCGTCGGTAGCGGACCAGAACACATCCATATCAACATGTGAGTGCCACCACAGCCTCAGCTCTCCCAGCTCCTCCTCCCTGTCTGATAGCTCATCCATCAAATGAGCAGTCGCAAGGGCATCAATTTCTGTGGTTACAGAGGTCACCTCCTGTTCAAGGAGGAAAGCGTCAGTTACCACGAAATGGTCGTCAACAATCTTGACCGTTCCGTAGCCGCTTATTTCCTTGGGGCATAGTTGTACCCATTGTTGAATCTTCGAGTACGCTCTATCTGTATATCTGACAGGCTTCATTATTACTCCCACTCAACCTGGTTCATTGACTCTGCTACTTCCAAATTTGTGTGGTAACTATCGTCCTCATTATATGAAGATGTTACCTGACTCAGGATAAACCCAATCCCCATAATATCGAACCTGGTGACACATTCATTAAAGGCCCCACGCATATTCCCCAGGCACATTTCGGAATACCCAACCTCTGGGTGGTAGGTCGATGCGTGAGGATGAAATGCACACGATACTGCTGGACTCATCCCCTCTAACACCGGCGAGGCTGTCAGGTACCACACACCATCGGCGTTCAGCCCGACAGCATACTTAATGCTGTACTCATCACCCTCGTACTCTGGTGGGCGGTATCGAACCACAAACTCCATTTCCGAACCGCGCATATTAAAATCCAGAATCGCACCACTATCGATAAGTTGTGCGACACCTCTAAACATCCCTATAAAATCATCAGGAGCGACAAACTCACTCAAGTTTCTCACTCTTCTCTCTGCTTCGACCTTATAATCCTCAGTACGAAGGATAAGCCTCCTGAGGTCCCCTGCATTGAGGGCGATTAGAGTCTCATAGATACTATCCACACTCGATGACCCCTCACCGCCCGTGGGTGAGTCCTCTGTGCTGTCCATTAGGGTGTCTAGAATATCTTTGATTTTTGCGTAGAATGCTGGATGGGCATTATCCTCGTGATCCACATTAGCCAGCATTATCGTTTTCTCTTCACGTATATAGAGAACCCCCTCGTCATCAGTGAACCGGTCATCGACGTTGGTAGGTCCCTCTACAGCCACCAACACCTCCCACTGATCCGTAGAAGGGTCGCTCGGAAAGTAGTTGGTTCTTAAAATCCTGCCACCTACAGGCTCCATGCGGGAGAGTAGGGCATCCTCGAGTCCTGGTACAATAAACATTCTAATCCTTTAAAAAAAACGGGCGCCGAAGCGCCCTAACCGCTACCCGTTAATCATCTACTACTTACTGGCCACCCTCGACGTTCGGAGCCAGAATGATGTTATCCCCGTTTTGTAGAACCTCACCTAGGGAGGCCTCCCTACCGTTTAGAAAAACCCGAGACCCGTCCGGCTCGTGTCGGCCGAGGAGGTCCCCGAGGATCTCACCTCTTTGGAATACTACTTTCTCTTGCCCCCTCCCCAGGCGGGACAGGGTGGCCGTAAGCTCTTCTGATCCACCCTTCACGTTTGACACGATCGTGATCGTGTCTCCGTGTGCCACCTGAGCATCAAGGCTTACTTGCGCCCTCTCCCTGGTGACGATGCACCCTTCAGCTGAGAATCCGGACGCTCGGACTGCGTCCAGGACCGTGCTTCCCTCGGGGAGATTAACTGTGGTCGAGCCCTGTCCAATCTTTCTTACATCAAGCTTCATATACATCCTCCATATGGATAAAATACGAGCAACACCCTATGTGCCGCTCGTGAATATTATACCGTTATTTTTGATTAAATTTAGCCTTCCCGGTGCCGTGCACCCTAAAGGCTACTACCGAGCTGCGATTCTTTCTAAAGCACAGCATGCATTCAGAGCATGAGATACCATGCGTCTGGTTAGGACAAACAACAAGCCTGGCATTTTTGCCATTAATATTAATCACGCCAGATTCAAAGTCTTCGTCGACCACGGTCGTGGCAGGCCACCCTGAGTTGACAGCATTTATGACCTCTTCTTTTGAATCGCACGAAGCATTCACGCAGAGGGATTTTTCGGCATTCATCTTTTTAGAATCCAGCCTCTCCCAGGCGTGGGTGTATGTCCACCCTTTAAGGTCTGGTCTTTCTGAGTGTGCCTTTAGTACTGAGTCTATATAGTTAGTATCAATCATATCTCCAGGCTTCATAAAGTCGCCAGAAACATGATGTCTGAGCTTCTTACCTTCAGGCAAATTAGTAACATAGTCGTAAATAATGTCAGCATCACTCCTGCTATATTCTGACACTTTTGCGTGCATATTCACAAACGAGTATAAGGCGTAACAGCTCCTATTTTGCAGGTGTTCACAGGATTGTGGACACGTGGGTCCAACCTCTCTGTATGTCGCTCTCACACCCCTACCGAGCTTGCGGTTGCCCGAATCCCTCTCAAGACATTTAATCATCTCTTCCTCCAAATCTCGAGGATGTCCTTAAATAAGGACGTTAGATCAATGTCTTGTGAGGTATTAAGCTTAATATCCCCCTCCGCTGTTCTGCGGAAATCAAAGTCAAGATTAGTATATCTTCCCAGGACATAGCCTATCTTTAGGAATGGGTGTCTTTCTTCAGGGATGTCCCTTATACCCTCCCTAAATCTATCCCACTCCTCATCCGGGATGATCTCTGCTTCCAGATGTTTCAGATCTTCTAGTTTTTTCATGTAGTGCTTGCCATATGTATCGCCTCATCCCAGGTGGGCAGCAACATATGGTAAGCGCCGACATCATCTCCGACTTGGAAGATCTTGATACCGATTTCGACCAAAGCATCGTACTGCTCCCTGCTGAATGCGATGTTGGTTATAATGGCTCTTGTTCTGCTGTTGCAAGCCACAAGAGCTCTCGTCGGGCTCTCGAACCACTCCACATCTAGCCAAGCAGGACGGTCGGTCTCTAATGAACATCCAATTATATGATAAATATCCTCGCATACGGGCAGGCCGTTGCGAGCCACGAATTCCAATAAAACGTCTCGATGATATCCATACGGACACCTATGAACTCCTAAAGAATGAAGACCAGTAACTGTACACTGTAGTAATCTTGCAGCTTCGGTGTCGCTTAAGAACCCCATATGATAAACTCCTGCTGATAAGGTATCTTCCTCATCTCTCGCCTGAGGTTATCAAAATACTCAATCCAAAGCCACACCATCTCTTTTGACCATCCAAGGTCAATGAGATACTGCCCTCCTAACTTTTGGTAAATTTCCCACTCAATCTTCGAGGAGATTCTTGCTATAGCCCTGTCAATATCTTTTATGATGACTCTGACAAAGCCATCTCCCCTCCAATCGTCCTTTATGTCACATACCACTCCTCCCATTTTGGCAATATTGGCCATAGCCTTAGATAGCTCACCTTTAGAGAAAGTGTGGAATTTCACATGATCCCATTCACTAACCTCCACTGCTATACCTCCGCTACCTTCAGGCTCCCATCCGTACTCCATCATAATTAATCTTGCTACAGTTCTCCCGTAGCTGTTAAGCCTGTAAAGCATAACTTCGTTTCCCAGGACATCCCTATGAATAGACTCGTCTAAGAATTGCCTGATGCTACCCATACCCCTTTTTCTGCGGTCAATTTTTAATTTGTGCCACCCTCCTTCCATAAACAGGTTTACTATGACCTCTTTATAGGGTATGTTAGAAGTTAGCTTTTGACTCATGATAATTATACCTCAAATAAGAAGGATTTTTACCTATGAAAAGAGAAGAGTTAGACAAAATAGCCGAGGACCTCTCATATGAAGAGATCAATTACATTATGTTAAAAAAGGGTAACGACTATCTCACTCTAGCAAGAGAGAAGGTGGAACAGCAGTGTCCCAGCCATGAAGATGTTATAGCACAGCTGAGTGAAAAGCAATATGTTGAATCGTTGATTGAAATCACCCCAACCCTTAAAGCGAAATTCAGAACATTAACCCCAGCATCTTTTGACGAATCTCTCGCCTTCGCGTCAAGTGTTGCAGACGGCAGACTGTCGTACGAAAGAGTGCTGGCTAGAAGGAGATTGTCTTACGCTCTTATTGAACTTAACGGAAGAAAAGCCTGTCCCAGAGGTATACCTAATGGATCCTATCATGACTACGCTATGGAGGTTGGTCATGATCAGCTTATGAAGGATCTAAAAGAGTATGCAGATGAAAACTACAAACTTCTGGGCAGTAATGGTCTTGCGGACAAACTCTCGGAGACTTTTGGTCTGTGGGAAGAGGTCATCAGCAACAGGCTTAACGGGATCGGCGATGTTGGAGATATACTAAAAAACTAAATAAGGATATTTACCATCGAAGTGTATCCTCTCTTATGGCAAGAGGAATACCTTTGACAGACCCAATTCGGAGGGCCAGGTTAATATCCTACGAAATTCATAATTCCGAAATTGAATTTGTCAGAACACTGCTTCTTGTTAGTGCCATGCTTGGGAAGGAGAACACCGGAAAGCTTCTTGAAGAGTATGAAAACCTCATGTTTAACACAAAGAAGTCAAAGGAGTCTGCTATCAGAGCTAATGAAGACCTTCTCAAGAGGGAGGCAGAAAGGGTTTACGAGATAACAAAAATATTAGATGACTAAAAAAAAGGCCCCTCGGGGCCTTTTGTTTTAATTGAAAGTTTTATGATCCATGTGCCTGTGGATCATAGAGATCAACTCCAGGTCTGGACTGATTTCATCTACACTGGGAGACCTCATTGAGGGTTTCGCATCATCTAAAGCTCTGGACAATCTTTTTGAATTCTTTCTCTCCGCCTCATACAGGCGGGCGAATATAACCCCACCCCCCACAATACCCGATATAAAAGCCGATATCGACGCTAAAATATAAAACTCGCGGAAAAAACACTCCGCGGAAATAACCACCAAAATAAACATTATCGGATAGTTGATCACATCTTTGTATCCGAATTTGTTTCTAAAAAAATTTACAACCTTCTTCATAACCCTTCCTTTTGGTGATGAGAATGCCAGGCGCCCCAATTAGGAGAGAGATGTATATATGTATACGGGGCGCCTGGCTACCTGTGTTTCCACAGGATGCTTAATTATCGGAATGGCAGGACTCGAACCTGCGACCTGCGGATTAGGAATCCGCCGCTCTATCCTGCTGAGCTACATCCCGTGGTGGACCTACCCGGACTCGAACCGAGACATGACCTGTTATGAGCAGGTGGCTCTACCATTGAGCTATAGGTCCAGATAGAGGAGGTTTTGGTGGCCGCGCCAACAGTCACTGTCTGCCTCCTCTCTCACCCTTCAGGGTGAACGCGCCTAGTAGGAGTCGAACCTACGACCTACGGATTAGAAGTCCGTTGCTCTATCCTGCTGAGCTATAGGCGCATAGAGAAGTTTTCACTTCTCCTGGGTGCTAATATTATACCGCTAAACCGCGGATAATTTAGCACCCTATATAGTTAACCCTTGTGTGTCAAGGGGTTGTTTTTGAGTCCAGCGCAGGCCGGTGCTGGACTCTATCAAATAACCCCCATCTACTTTGGAGATGGGGAACCAATTACACTTATTACACTTATGATACCGACAAGGCTATTTTGTCTTGTCGATATCGCCCAGGACTTTGCCCGGACGGTACCCCCTCGGATGAGGGGTAAGGAGACAGCGGTACATCGCTGCCTCCAGAGAGCTTTGGGAGCACCAGGATGGGTCACCATCCAGATACTCCCTTAGGAGAACCAATTCTTTTAGGGAGATGTTTTCAAACATCTCCCGCCTCCTGACCTCTGCATCAAAAACATCATTAAGGTCTATCATACATCTCTCCTTTTGGCCTGCACATATATTATCACTCATTTTCACCCCATCATTTAGCTGGTATAATGAGTGTTATTCCGAGCAGGTGAACCATGAATTTTGATCAATACGACAACCAACTTCAGGACAACTTTGTATCATCCCAGCAAAGCCATGGTATGGATGCGGCTGTTAGAGATATATCCAGGGCTGCTCAAAACATCACCACAAGCTCGACAAGCCAGGCTAGACATAGCCAGTCTCTAGCACAAAGCGTCCAAATGACGCAGATGCAAATATCTAGCCTGACAAACCAAATTCAAGTACTCGTCAACCAGATGAGGATGGATGGCATTAGGCAATCAACAGCCATGTCCACCCCACCTCCAATGCCCATGCCGATGAGTCCATCCCCAATGGCTGGGGCGTACCATCATGATCCTGGTGTATTCCAGTCCATGGTTATGCCTATGGCTAGCTCATTTGCCAACCAGAGGTTCGAGAGGATTGGTGGAGCAACCGAGCTGCTCGGTCACGGGCTGCAGTCCGGATATATCGGCACTCAGCACACGAATGTCGGGTTAGGCCTGGGACCCTTGCCAGGCATGCTTGACAGCCAGTCTGGCATCATATCTTCAGCGCTTAAGGAGGGAGCCCTGTTTTGGAACCCTGCCGCATCCAGACAATATTCTCTTGGTCAGTTTCAGAGAGCCAGGAGTTTTGGCATGCAGCAAGGTATAGGCGACCTTATGTCTGGAGGAGCCTCGCTGGGGTTCAGCCTCCTGTCTGCCAGAAATCTTGCCAATATCGCTTCCTTAAAACTTGGACCACTGGGTAAGATTGCATCAATATTTGGTATACCAGGTATGTTGGCGGCTCCGCTTGATGTGGCGAACCCTTTTGCGTTCCTGGGGTCTGAGATGGAAAGATCTATGGCCTTTGAGGGCGGCGCTCAAAGGGGTGCTCACCACTTCCTCAGGGGAAGGGTTAGCGATATGCCGGGACAGTGGACCATAGCGGAGCAGAAGGAGTTGGGACAAAGACTGAGGAGGTTAACCCTCGAAGACCTCACTTACGATACAGATGAAATCGTTGATATACAGTCAAGCCTTGCTGAAAGTGGCCAAATGAGAGGTGTTCAGACTATTGAACAATACGAAAAAAGATTCAAGGAGGCGATGTCCGTTCACAGGCAGGGCATGAAGGTGTTAAACCTTTCCAATCAAGAAATGATTGAACAAATGGAGGTCATGTATCGGGACCTCGGCATGACCCACAATGAGATGGGCGGCATGATAAGTAAGCTGTATGCCGGAGCTCACGTCACCGGAATATCTCCTGAGCAAATGGCTCAAGTGATGCAGGCTGGCGCCGGAAGGTCCAGACAGATGGGTTTACTCTCCAGGACGGGAGCTCAAGCAGCCCTTCATGCCAGCATGCTTGGGTCCACGGCCGCTACCATGGGTATGAATCAGGGTTTACTCGCTACCGTTGGTGGTGAATCCGGACTTGCAGACATAATCCATGCAGCCCAAATGAATTTTCTTTCTGGCAGTGGGGGAACGATGATGCTTCTCGGAGGATCGTACGGACAGGACATTGCCGGGGGTATAAATAGAGCTGCTGGGGGTATCCAAACCAGGGGTCAGCTACTTGATTTTGTCGCCAATAGACACACAGGTATTGACGGTATCGACAGTGTTGAAACTCAACTTCAAATGTTTTCACACATTTCGGGGGCCGTCGAGCAGATGGGTTTGGGTGGATCTCCAGACGAAAAGGCGAATGCCATGAAAATTGTGGCACAAAGCATGTTCGGGTTAGACGGCCCGTCCGCCGACGCCCTTATTCAATCGTTTGCAAGCCTTCCTGAATCTATTGAGAGCAGAATCCGTCTAGAAAATCAAGCGAGGCTGGACTATGAGCTCGATATCCATAGAGAGCAAAGATCTCCGATTAATAGAATGAGGAGAGCGAGAAGAAGGGGTTTCGACAAGGTAGCCTCACCCACCTTAAGTTACGCAGGCAGCCTGACGTCATCTGTCTCTGGCTCGATGTCTGAAGCGATTAGAAATATGTCCGATAGGTGGCATGGTGTTGGTGGCAGATCCCATTTCAATATGGATAACATCTCCAGGATAGAGGAAGATTTTGAGGAGATGCTATTCTCAGACCCACTCATGAACTCATCAAGCATAGGTGAGGACCTGCTGGATCTCCTGGAGCTACCATCCACGGGTAGAGATGCTGGATATCATTTTAGGGGCCTCCACATAGGAGAGGCGAGAGACCTGCAAAGAAGGCTTCGGAGAGATCTTGGCAGAGAGGTTTCCCATGAGGAGGTTGCATATTTTATAAGAGAGAGCAATCCTAATAATACCGGGGATAGTAAAGCTTCTGAATATTTAAACCTTGTCGGGGAAACTGGAATGGCGGCCGCGCTAGAGCAATCGTCTGTAAGCAAGGAAGAGGTTGTAAAAGGATTTAAAAAACAGGTCCGCAGCCTCTCCATGGCCGTACCTCTACCTAATGAGGAAAGGTTATTATCAGCACTTTCTCGAGAGAGTATGAGAGAACTGTCCGAGGCTCTAGAGTGGTTTGTAATACATAAAGGGGGAGAGAGGGCCCAGCCGCACGCAGACAAAATATTGTCATCTTATCAAAAAATAATGGACAGCGGAGACCCCGACCTCATTCAGACCGCAAAGGCAACTATGAACAACCTTGGGGTTTCAATTGATGGTGATAAGGTTGTGTATGAAGACGGCGCAGGTAGAAAGTTTCTAGAGTTGACCACCCGGGGAGAATCTCGCACAGCAAGAGCCACCCTGTTTAGAAGATCCGCCGAGCTTGCGTCAGGAATACTCAGCAGTGAGGCGGTATCCCACTCTATAGCTGACAGCCTTGGGAGCGTAGGCGTCACTTTAGACACGGATGAATTTTTTAAACACGGTACACCCAACATGAGGGAGCTAAGAAGAACTATTGAAAATCTCAGTGAGGGGGATATCGAGAGGCTTAGGAGTCAAGATGATGCCATTTCTAGAGCTTTGATTACATTCCATCAAAGCGATAGCGTAACTGATGAACAATATATAGACCTTGCTAAAGCTCTCGCTGTGAATAATGCCTCAGCGTCCATTGGAGACAGGGTGGGTGGTCCTGGAAGTTCTCACCTTTATGCAGGGGATAACGAAACCAACTTTATACGCCTGGCTCATGAAAATAATCAAATCAGCCAATCTCTACTCAATGCAGTACTGAGACAAAACGAATTACTTGAAGCCATTAAGAGGCGACAGCAATGAGTATATTATCCAAGATATTCCCAGATTCTTCTGGAGACACTACCATATTTGGTCCTAACGAACATGTGGATACTTCAATAGCCATATCCGCCCACCAGGCAATGAAGGGTGGGATGTCTGGCGGAGGTGGTATCACGTCAGATGTGCCGACGTATGGCACCCTTGGTGGGGTCAATATAGGTAAAACAATAGCCCTGTCAGAGAGCTATAGAGCCAACCTCCTCAGGCATCATGGGAGAGATATAAGATTTACGTCAACTGGAGACTATGCAATAGATACGGGAATCAAAAAAGGGTCTAAAGTTATCGTCAAGATCGTCCCAGAGTCTGACAATCTTGATGGATCGTGGGACGATAGAATAAGAGCTCAGGCATCCGGAGGTACTGTGGTGTTCCCACACTTTTCTGTGGCTAACATAAACCAAACAGAAAACGCAAGGATGCAAATACACGAAACTTTTGGGGCTGACTTTATCCAGTCTTTCGGAGACAGGCCAGTCATGATCAGCCTGTCCGGGTATATCCTGAACGGAAATATAGAAGTTAGATATGGCAACGAAATAAGGAACATGGACTGGAAAAACGCCTTCATGAGGCAATATAAAAACAGATTTTCTTTAACCAACTGTGTAAAAAATAGAGAAAAAATAAGAATATTTGCTGAGGATACCATATGGGACGGGTACCTTATTAACCTCACATCAAACGTCACCTCAGAAATGCAGTCTGGAGCCCAGGTCTCATTCACCATGGTTCTGGCTGATGAGGGCTACTCTTCTAATATGGATCAAAATATACCAGGATTTGTTAGAAGCGATGGTTCTGGTTATATATACGACACCCTGGCTAGAGAGGTGTCGCTGGAGGAGTACTTTCAGGCAGATTACACATCGGAGGTTGAAAGAGAAATAGGGTGGCTCAATACAGAAATAGATAGATTGAAGCGTGAGATAGAGATGGAAGCAAACAACAGTAGGCCTCTAGCATCTCTTGAAGGTATTGACACAGACTCTTATTTTACATCCGAAGGGGGCGTAGTTATGCACCAAGCCCTAAAGGGGTCTGACATAGAAGATCTTGTAACGAGCTCAGACAATCAGGTGAGAGAGTCCGCCTCAATGGTGCTGGAGTACAATAAAAAATTTCACAACTCATCAAACTCCCTGGAGCTAGAGCCCCTGCCGGGAGATGCTAGTGACGATCAGGTCGGTGAGTTTAAACGCATATCAGATTTTGTGGCCCTCGCTAATGGTAAATCTCTCATATCCACTTTCAGGGTGGAGTTTATCAACAGTTTGTGCGAAAATTACATCAAACGGATTAATGAATTGAGGATTTTATCATGAACGCGGTTATGGTGACCCCTGAGTCCGGGAGTGTGAATATCAACCCTGAGACAGAAGTGGTGGTTATATTTAAATATGGCTCCATGCCTGATGTTAATATTAAGATTAATGGTGAAGATGCTGTTATTGATGGAAAGACATGTAAAGGTTTTGTAACCCTGTCGTCTAAAGAGTTTGACGATAAGATCATATGGTCTTTGAGAAAGGTGGGAGGGTTTCCACAGGGTAGCGTTCTAGTGCAGGCGTCAACGTCTCCATTTTGCTATACCGTAAGTCAGCACTTTTTTACACAAGGGGCAAAAACTGTAGCCAACTTTTATACCCATGGCCAAAGGTGGGCACCGACAAGAAGTGGAGTTTTTGTATCAGATGGAACCCCGTCTAGATATAATGTTGATGTTGAGGCATTCGTTCCAAGGAAAGTTATCGATAAGTACCCCAAGTTTGACTTTGGCATCAGAGAAGACTCGTGGGTGTTTGTGGGATGTGCCAACAACGATGTGTTTATCATTTCTAATGACTTTGAGACAACCATACCGTTTAGCGCCGATGCAGTTTCAGTATGTAGAGACAATATAAACCTTCACTTAAAAGATGGCTCCACCGCCCACTTGCCATTCGGGTATCTGACTAAAAGCATGGACGACGGGTGGCTTATAAAAGAGTCTTTTGGTAAGAAGAATTCGGAATTTTACGATAACCTTGTGGTAAAATGGGATAATGACGGGTTTGTTTCATGCAGAAACATCAACCCATTGACAGGAAGGTCGGATGATATGCTTTGGACCTCCAGTGACATCGGAAGCGAAATAAAAGCACTCAGTATTGTCTCAGACGACCTCATTCTCGTAAATGGTTCCGTCATTATTGACGCCAAGAATCCGGAGGTCTCCTACTTATGAGGAAGCCTGTATACGCAGATTTTGTAGAGGTTCGAGTTTTTATTGAGGGTGTGCTGTTTCCTTATGCCAAGAGTATATCCGTATCTAGCACAAGAAGTTCCGTGTCCTGCAGTATTGAAGTCCCTCCATCAATAAAACTAAGACCCGAGGAGTGGGCTGGTGCAACCTGTCACATATTTTACGCAAACAAAAGAGTGTATGATAAGTTCGGACCATCATCGCCGAACTCTATCTCAGACTGGCCCATTCTGTTTCAGGGGGAGCTTGTTGGATCCTCCCATCAAAATACCGTTTCTAGTGAAAATGTTGTTCTCGAGTTTACGGGACATTCTAAACACTTCGACCAAACGCTGTTATTTTACTACTCTCCTGATAGGGAAAACCCTCTCAACGTCATCAATCAGGCGATGTTTCTTGGCAATACCCAGATAGACCTAGATTTTTCTGGCGTTATATCAAGAACATCAACCATTCTTGCGACCCTTCAGAACCGCTTAGACAAGATTGATAGCATAGACACAAACAGGAATATAGCTTTTACGTCCATTATTCTTGATATTTTAAGACAGGCTAGAGACAGACATATAACATTTAAGATATTCGACGATAAGTTAAAGCTCACCAGCAGGTTTGCCTCATATGTTGACCCTGACATCAAGAATATGATAACTCTTGAAATACTGAGAAATATAATCGATCAAAAATTCCAAGCACTGGATTCTAACACATCCCTTATGAGGATTATGGAGATAGCCACAAACTATCTGAAGTACGACTGGGTACACATCCCTCAACCACACCTCAGAAAGCGAGCCTATGAGCTTGTAGAGACACAGCCGGACGCTCAAACATCCCGCTTACCCTCTACGGTGGACGCTGCTGTGAGTAAGTTGGTGTCTAACTTTAAACAGGGATTGAGATCGATAGATATCGAAGGGGGAATTGTAAGTATTCCACCAAATGTCACCAGGACCCACAACCTATTATCCAAGGAAGAGTTTACGAGATGGGTTTATATGGTAATAGACTCAGGTGGAGTCAGTGATGATGGTGCTGTCAGCGATGCTGTCCAGAAGGTCATAGACAGTGGAATGTTTGTATCTATTCATCAGGCTAGAGGTAAACAGGACTCAGCACCCAAGAAACCAAACGAGATAGATTCTGTAATTCAGGATATAAACTCCGGAGACCCAGGTGACGATAATCCTATAAACGTTATCGATTTGCTGAAGAAAGATCAGGACGAGCTAACCACAAGAGATGAGCTTAATGAGTTTGTTGTTGTGCCAAATATGCAGTTCTCGCAACCACCAAGATGCAATGTAATCATGCCCTATAACCTCACATCGTACGGGATGGTTAGATCTCATACAACAGAACCAACAAGGTTGTATGGCAGGTTTCACTTCTCTCCAGACAAGGGGGAGGATCTTGTTGAGTGGTATCTTGCTCCGTCTTCCCAATGTTTCTACTACACTGACGATGATAATATCAGTAAGTTTAGTGCCGCATATCAGGACTATGTGGATAATATAGGACCAGTTGGTCTTTCTGAAGGGGATTATTAGCAAGCATGATCAATCAACTTGAAGAATACCTCAGACCTGCAAATAGAAGGTTCTCGGTAAAAGACATTGTTCATCATAAGAACAGAAATTGGAGCGGGGAGAGATATGTAATACCACAAAGAGATTTGTGGGAAAACATGAGATTCACCATAGACTTCATAGAATCTTATATTGTCCCCCCTATAGAGAGCAGGATAAGACAGCAGGCTGTTATATCTGTACAGTCTGGATACCGATCTCCCAGCTATAATAGGCTGGTAAGGGGTTCGCCCAACAGCATGCACGTCAGGTTTGCAGCGCTTGACTTGAAGCCTGTAAATTTCAACATGATGCTATTTAGGGAAATTTGCGACGAGGTGTTTTGGGAATACGGCATTCATTATAATATGGGTCTCGGGTTTTATGATACCTTCATTCATATTGATGCATCTCAAAACAAGTTGAGGAAGGCGCCATATACCTGGTTTAGAGTAAACAGCCAAAACATCAAGAGGGAAAGGGGCCAGCTAGTCCCTGCGTCGGGAACGGGCTCCCCTATGTCAATGGAGGGGGGTGATGGGTCAACCATGCCTTCTGACGACTATCTGTTTGATGAGGGTGTACAAAAGAGGCTGCATCTTGATGTTATGGATATGGGTAGATTCCTTACCCCTGAAGAGTATAGAAAGGGTATAGTTGCACAAATATATTATGTTAGCGATTGGCATTTATCGGCAGCCAGCAATAGTGAGAACCTTTCTAATAAAGACATGCAGGCGTCAGGGGAGAGTGATCAAAGCCTTATGTCTGTTGACGATGCCATAAGAGACATAAACAGCACTCCAGATAGCCCTCCTGCGGGTGAGGTAAACTACGACCGAGACAGGGGAGACCTATCCCTGGATCCGAGAAAAAGATACATAATGTCTCTGGTGGATGCCGAGTTTTACAGGAGGAGGTTGGGATCAAGGCAGGTCCCTGCTGTCACAGGCCCTTTTAATCCATATCCTGTCGCAGGATTTCCCGCTTTAGTTATGACTCCCGGCAGACCAATCATAGGTATGGCGGAGTCTGTGTCCCACCATATAGACGTGGCAAGTGGCAGTGGAACTACATCGGTATCTATAAGTCAACCAAGATATTGGGATGAGGGCGACGTATGGCATTGGGCTGGGGGTTGGAGTATGGATGACTGGTCTAATACGCAGTCTCCGAAATCTAACTACAGACATCTATACCAGAGGTTCCCTCTCTGGCAAAACAGGCACACTGTCGCAACCAACAATTACGACTTCTCTACAAGAAGTGTAACCAGGTCCACCCCTCTGGATAATTTTTATAAATTTATACTTGGTTGTAGCGCCATACCTTACGTCTCCAACAACAAGGACAAAGTTTCCAATACCGAGGTTTTAGAAGCAGCTATACGAGATAGGCGCCCTGGAAATTTCGAGGTCAATCCCGAAACTTTGGAGATCAAGGATTACAACGAGTATATTGCATCCCTTGATGATCAGAATAAGTTCAGACCCGGGACTTTAGCGTTTGAACTTTTTGGACATATGGAACCATACGACTCAAATGAGTCCACCGCATCCGTCCAGTCTCAAGTGGAGTATACTGAGAGATACGGAGTGACAGAAAGAGAGCTTCTGGTTGATTTTCTAGAAAACAAATACGACGAGCACAAAGGGGTTGTTGTCCTAAAGGGAAGAACATTTGGAGAAAAGGGGAACAACCTACAAAGAAGCATCGTAGATTATATAAAAGATATAGAAAGGAGGTCACTAAGTGCGCCAAAGTGATGAAGATCTAATAAAAAGGTGGAAAAAACAGAGAGATTATTCCGCATATACTGAACTAAAAAACAGAAACAGGGGCATGGTTTTTCAGTACGTGAATCGGTATAAAGCCGCATCCGTACCCCAATCAGCCCTTGAGGCTGAGGCATGGAAGCTTTTTGACGATGCTGTTAACGACTTTAGCCCCACCGCAGGGGCCAAGTTTTCCACATACCTATCTTACCAATTAAGAAAGCTTGATAGGTATACGAAAAAGTACCAAAATATAGCCAGAATCCCCGAAGCTCTAGCCGGCCAAATCGGAGACTATGATAGGGCGTATAACCAGTATGTGAGCAAGCATAAAAAAGCGCCAACCCACAAACAAATGTCTAAATTGACGGGCATGCCTATCTCTCACGTGAAGAGACTTCACACAAGCAGGAGGCAGGATCTTTTTGAGGGCATGTATGAGGGGAATATTCAGGAGCGCCTCGACCTTGAAGAGTCTACAAAATGGCTTCTGGTCGAGCTTAGAGATGAGCTCACCCCGCAGGAGCGCCAGGTATACGACTATCTCATAGGGCACAACAAGCCACAGATTACAAGCAAGAAAGAGCTGTCTCAGAGGTTGAAAATGTCTCCTGGGAGGGTGAGTCAAATAACTAGAAATATAGCTATAAAGCTAAAACCCCATCTGCAAAAACGTCTCTAAATGTTGCATCTCTTTAAGGTGATAATGTATATAGAACAAGCCTAGCCAGGCTCTCATTTTACAAGCCTACCCTGTCCTTCAAAAAGTCCATAAACTTTTCAGGCTTACCATCCTTTTTTAGTGTGAATATATTTTTAGGTGACACCAGCACCGCCTCGTACACCTCATCTTCAATCTGTACGAAGAAGTTTCCCTCGAACTGGATAACCGACATATTTATTCCCGCTGGACTATCCGTGATGTTATCTGTCATTTTATACACCCTGTAAACCAACAATAAGATAATTATACAGGCGTGGCCCTATCTAGGTAAAAAAAAGACCTCACTCAGTGGGGTCTTTTTTTTATTAGGAGGCTAGCTTCGCCAGCTTCCTCCTTGTCCTGCTTAAGGCGAGCCGGACAAACACCCCTCCGCCCAACTCGTCTCCCCACACCCCTATAAACTCTTCGAGTTCCCCCCTCTCGAAGAGTTTTACTTTCCCCCCGCCCTGACCAACAACCTCGTCAGGGTGGGAGGAGTAGCTAGCGAGCGCTGCGCTCGCCATTTTAAAGTCCTCTTCAGTGGCCTCGCCAGCCACCGAGAGGACTCTCAAGGCCTCAATGGAGGCTGCCGCCTCTCTCTCAAAGGCCCTCCGTTTACCCACGTAGGGCCACTTTGTGTGGCCCAGCTCTTCATGCGCCTTCTCGTGAAGGCGCACGAACTTGGAAGCATCCTTCCCCAGCAGGATGCGACCCCCCCCAATAGCCATTCCGCCCCGGCCTTTACCAAGACGGATTTCTCCACCCTCCTGGGGGAGGGTGAAGAGAGATTCAACTTCCTTGGGGGACATCAATATCCCCCTGCTTGCCACATTGGTGGCAAGCAGAAACAATGATAAATTGTATAAATTCACCACAACCTCCTTTACTTAGTCTACTTATATTATCACCCGAAGGAGGTATCATATTTAGCTACAATATAGATGACAGGTCGTCAGCAACCTTTTTGACCAGGAAGGTTGAGTTCGGTCCCGGCTTAACGTCAGTTTTGTCAACCAGGATATATCCACCGTTTTCCAGGCCAACCAGCACTCCGGCATCGACCTGACATCTTCTAAGAAAAGAGCTCTGCTGCGCAGAAACTTCGTGATTTAACCGTATAGCACCATCCTTAATGCCACCCTTGTGGAACTTGAGTTCAATCCACATAGCCCTCCCATCTTTTGCGCAAAATATGTCAGGAACCCCCTGATGGATGGTGTCAAAAGGAATGTATACAAAGAATCCAAGATTCTCTAGCTCCTTTTTTACCTTATCCTGAAAATCCCTCTCGTTCACGATACGCCTCCCTAGCGTTCTCAAACCTTATTAAATACTCTAGCGCTCCAGGGGTGCTATCGGCCTCCACAGCCTCGTAGATATTCATACCCATGGTCATGTTAGAGATAACCCTCTTCAGGCCCGCAGGGCCCATCTTGTGCAACAAGGCAGCCATAACGGGGTCCCACTCGTGTACGCTTTCATACCTCTGCATATACCACCTGAAGATTCTGATACTCATAATACCATCACCGACCAGAGCTCTTGCTGGCATAAAGTCCCTTCCAGCGAAATCTAGCGCGTCCTGCATGTAGGCATCGCTTATTTGAAGGAGTCCGAAATAGGTATCACCCCTTACGGCATTCGGGTTCCCGGTACTCTCTATAAAAATAAGAGCCAGAACATCTTCACGCTCCAGCTCTTCTACAGTCTCGACATACGGTGACCAGGCAAGAACACTGCCTGTCACGATAGACATAATTAAATTAACGATTTCCAACCCCTTTTTATTACCGTCACGGCCTCAGCAATATCTCCGCACTCATAACACTCCAGGCTCAATTCACCCATGTACTCTACAAAATCGTGATAGCCGCCCTCTTCACATTTATTGCATTGACCGTTGAAGTTATAATGCATACACTTAAAGTCTGCTGGAGTCTCATCTCTGCCTATAGACCCCTCATTAGCGCTAAATAAAAACCACCCGGTGTCGTTTTTACCAAAAAACTCTTTATAATCCAGCTCAGATATGATTTTCACAAAATCTTCGCTCGTGAAATCTGGGTCATATTTATGTTTCATTGCATAAATCATTTTGCAACAAGACCATAGATTATTATACCAACAAGAGCAGACCCGGTAATCCCAAATCCTACCTGCCAGAAAACACAACCATCATCCCGCCTTAGAGATTCCATTTCGATCTCCATCATCTGGATGGTGTTCTCCTGCATTTTGATGTGTTGTACATATACATCATTCTCGGCCTCCACCTTCTCTACATATGCCACCAGGTTTGACATCTCATCGTGAGGAATAAAAAACCCTCCGTCAACCTCAACAATACCCCCACCTAAACTCATGAGAAGGAAAAGCAGAATGGGGTTCATTTTCTCGCCCTATCGAACATACTTTTTACTCTATCTATGTCAACCCCCTCCTTCCTATCCGCCTCGAACTTATCCTGAATGCCGTCCAGCTTAGCCCTAAGGGTCTCGCCACTCCTTACGGTAGAAGTCTGAGGAGTGCTGGGCGCTATAAAATTTATTCCAACCAGCGATAATATGAAAGCTAATATTGGCATAAGGATATACGGCCACGGTATAGAGGTTGCCGACAAAACTACCGCAGACAATACGATCAATATATTCAGTATTAATCGCACCATATTACTTTGCTCTATTTTTCACGAAAGTTTCAAACAACTCATAGGATGTTGCCGACATCGTACCGCTTAAAAACCCAAGAGCGAAACCGCCAAGAGCATACACTGCTCCAGAATAGGCTATGATGGCAACGATGATCCCTATAGCAGCCCCAGCTAGCGGGGGGATGGCCGGCTTAAGTTTTGCGAATACATCATTATCGCCAAGATAAACCTTGGCAAGCTCCATAACAGCATTAAGAAATGCTGAGGTAATAATAAATATAACAACCAATGTCGTAATGCTCATTCAGTCTCCTTGTGCGACAGTTAATGTTCCGTCAGCTATTACCCAGGTTCTGCCATCTCTCTCACCTATTAATTGTAGATCAATGACACGATTTCTCAAACTTTTGATTATGTCTACCGGTATGATGACAGACACTCTGTACTGATATTCGTTTAATTTTGTCTCTTTAAATACAACGTTATCTTGAGTGTTCTCAATCTCTATGCGTTCAAACTTTTGGTAAGATGATGGCATATATGGCCAATCCAGCTCCTCTAACGCAAGCCTGAATTTGGTGTTATCAATAACGCTTTCTGGAAAATCAACATGAAGACTCACGTCCTCATTTGGTCTGACCCATATCGGAATCGTATCCCCAAGTTTAAACGATCTGGGCTCCAGTCTAATCATCTCAAGAGACTCCTATAACTACACACCAGTGATAGTTGACTTATTGTTAAATCGAGGGTGCCTAAAAAATCTCCACTACCAACGTCGAACTCCAAAATCAGCTGAAAAATTCCACCATTATCAAAAAATGGACCACCGGGCATCAGATTATCCATGTTGTCTACTATATCTTCGTTGAAACTTTCACCCACCGTATAGAGGTGGCTATTATAGCCCTTGTGGATCACCATGTTCGTCCCCGGTTCCATGACTCTAAAATCCACCCCAACCGACCACTCGGTATCAGGAAGTTGTTGAGAGTCCGACTCAAGCTTGAATCCTACCATGAATTCTTGTACCCTGAATCCAGGCTTAACAGTTCCCTTGAAAAGAAACCTGTGTTTTCCAGTGATAGGTAGTTCTGTTTTTACAGATGCCCATAAATCCTCATCTGTAGGATCCCGCACAAGCTCAATAGGAAAATTGCCGCCGTCTGGAATTACCTCTGCCGAAGTTACATCTATAGGTATAATAGCTTTGGTGTAGCTAGAGAGGGAGGGCTGCATACCCAGACTAGCCCTTCCCGCCACCGTCAGATTGGATGTGTTTATACCCTGGCCTGTGGTATAAAATACTGGAAACAATACCGTTATGTACCTGCTTATCAGAAATGGAACTAACGGTTGGATCCCGCTTATAGCGTGTGCGAACCTCTTATTTATGGTTACATTTTCACCCAGATTCAAAAATGGAGCGTCTTTAATTGGGAAGCATCTACCTGGATCTATATCCTCTCCGGGACCATCTGACAAAAACAACATCATCCCACCCTTTAAAGCCGTGAAGACTGAGTGGTCGTCGTCCTTGAAATATCCCGTAAGATCTTTTACAGCGTTTTCTATTTGCTGTCCAAGATTTTGGATTATTATTTCATCTCCGTCATACTCTACATCATGATACATATCCCTCAGGAGAACCACCTCACCAGATGTGCTGTCTTTATACGAGGCTATGGTCAAAGCATTAATAGATCTCTGAGAAAGTTTTTGAGACGCACTAGGACTATTAGTAACTTTTAAAATCCTCGCCTCACCATCGAATACGAACAAGGAGGGGATATTGGCCAGCCCCCCAGCTTCTTCATCTAAAAAATCTAATATCTCACTAGTCGTCCTCTCTATCTCGTATTCTAATACTGACTTGTTTAGTGCAAGCTGGCCTCCACCAAGTGTAGACTCTATTTCTACCGGTCCGGCATAAGCGTTTATTTTCCTACCATCCCCGTGGCCAGCATCGTGAGCAAGTCCGTTATATAGTGTGTCTAGTGTTGCCGACTTTAGCTTATCTATATTAGTGATAACCTCGTCGATATTTAATGATCCGCGATGAGGCTTAACCGTGCTGGTTCCATACGTTGGTGATTCTATCTTATGCGGGAACGGGACCCTGTCAGATATAATCGTATCACATAAAAAGCTGCCCATCCCATATAAATAGCAATGCCTATTGTCTAAATCCCACCCTATATACCCTACGAGTATATAATCCTCAGGTATATCTGCGGATGGGTCAAATATAGAACCCAGCGCTTCTATGGCTATCATTTCACATGAATATGTTCCTGTGATTTTTATAAATAAGAAGTGGGACCTGTCCGGATGGTCTACTTCTATGTTTATTACACTGCTTAAAGACGGATCGGGACCTACCAGGGTCTCCTCAGAGTTCGGTATGACCTCAACCAAATCTCCAGTAACATTTAGCGGATCAACAAAACCTGCGTCTAGAAGGTTATCAAAAACATAGAATGTCAAATTCGATAGATATATATCTATAGATGTAGCGCTAGAGCTAACCATAATGTTGGCAGGATTTGCAAAACCCACCTTTCTATTTGTGGCTTTGGTGGTTCTATTTCTTATAATCACCTCTCCCAAATTTAAGTCGCCGACAATAATGTCGGCAAGTATTACAGACGATTCCTTTTCTTCGGGCGTTAGCTCTGGAGATACGAATTCTGGTATAAGTCCAGGATCTGCCGGAATGTTAATCGGCTCAAACCTGGTCCTGTATTCTGGAGGAAGATCACCACTCTTGTCATACTCAACCCATACAATATACCTGCCATTACTTTCGGTTAAGACCAACTCGTCTTGACGGACAGCATTCTCCTTGACAGGCACGCCACCAACAAGAAATTTTCCAGGACCAATAGTAATCTTGGTTGCGTCACTACCCTGAGTAACCTCCATGCCGGAAAGAACACTATTACTCATAAGTGTTTTTAGGATCTCGTTTTCTCTTTCAAAATCGAGAGGGCTGTATCTTTTAGACAAGATATCAAAAGACATAATTAACCTACATAGTCATTGTAAATTCAAAGCGGTAGCTAAGCTCAATTCCGCTGGGATTAAGGTCACTTTGCAGAGGTATCCCTGAGTCGTCATCCACACCTCCGTAAATAACTCTATTTAGCAGAACTGAGTCTGTAAAAAGAAGGCCAGCCTCTTGCACAAGAACAACTGGCCCAAATTCATCCGGGGGAAACATATTACCCCTTATGAGTTTAGAGAAAACAACCTGAGTCCCGGCTGAGTCAATGCGGTACCTTCCCCCGAATTCCAGGCCGCTAGGATTGTGAAGTTTTAACTCTACATCACTTACAATTTCCCTGATTGACAGTCTGGTTTCATCGGGATGGTCCAGGGTTACCTGATCTATAACCCTCACAGCTGAGAGATCCTCTTCACCATCACAGATAAAAGTACCGTCCGAAGAAAGTGTTGCAGTCCCATTGGCCCACCCAGAGCTAAGACCGTGCGGAATGACAGCCATAGAGTCTGGATAAAAGATATCCTCATCAAAAAGATGAAATATCCCAAAAGGGGTACCATTTAGTTTCCTGATCTGATTAATCGACTCAAATGTGTTAGACAGGTGTGGCGGGTTCCCCGCCTTAGGCCCAACACCAAGTATCAGTCTGTCAATATATGCAGGCGTGCTATTCACCCTCTGCGCCCTGCCTCCCAGGAACTCAGCCTGTCTTTTTCGACCCAGATTTAACACAAGATTGTTTTTTGATACCCCTACGGGCGCATGCTCCACAAAACGTGCGGCCTCATCAGGAGGTATAGTGTTCCCATGCCTGTCTGTGCATATTGGTATAGCTTTAAAGTGCCCTATCATCTTAACCCAATCCTTCCCTTTAAGAAGTTGTCACTTACAGGGACAGAAGCCTCAAAAACAACCCTGTCTTCAGAATCAATAACTTCAATTATAACACACTCATTGATATGATCCCACCTGTCGTCATTAACAGCATCCTTTCTGAACATCATGAAATCAACATAAATTACACCATCTTCTATATAATAACCACCAATCTCTCCGCACGATAACCTCCACGGCTTAGGGTGATTGTAGAATAAATACTCTACCCTTTGGTCCAGTGCTGGATAGAATGTACGACTAATCATATCTATGCCACCTATATTGTGAAAGAATAATATGGCAGTTTACATTGATCTGTTTTTTTAGTCAATTGGATGGATATACAATATTCCCATTAATGATATACCACTCTGGCAAATCTTCTCCTGAAGGATCGAACTCAAGCACTCTACATATCTCTGTTGGTCTCGCACCACCGCTATCATTAAACCTTAAAGTCTTCTTGGTATATCCTTTGGATGCCTCCCTCGGTGATATTTCCCTGTCCAAATATACACCATCTCGACTCAGTATTGGTTCCGTGAGCCTGTCTTTAAAAACCTTCACCTTAAATTTGGCAAGACCTCCACCCAAAGCTTTACCCCCGTCAGTCATAAGCCCTTTGTTAAACATCCATGGCACCCCCGACTGTTTCTCTTCGTTTTTGACATTCATAACAACAGCTCCCCCGTCATCAAAAACCATATCTTCATAAACATTTACATGGCCGTACGACATAGTACTTGCCGACCATTGGTTCTCATTGTCCAGGTTGCGATCATCAGAATAAAACTCTATCCGAAAATCATACCTCTTATCCTTGATTCTGCTGAGCAGATCGATAGCATTATCGATAGACTTGGTATTTACAGTTAGGCTGTCTGAAATTCTAACAAAGAATGTATTCCACATACTCCACGGGTCTGAAATACTCTTAATTTTTTCATAATCAGTAATAAAGTCATGAACTTCAACCATATCGACAAGAGGCTCCAGGAAATCAACAAACCTTCTGTTTCCAGGTATCATTTTGGTCAGAAATGACGATGATTTATACCTCACATTATTTATCGAGAAATAGTCATCACCAACCTCAGTTAATACCCCCGATTCTGCCGCGTACGGCACCCCTAGTAGTATGGATACTGCCCTTTCAAGATTTCTTTTTGTCGGTTTTGATAAAAGTCCTGCCTGAACTCCCCTGATTACGTCTAAGTATTCTTCAGAGTCGCCCTCGCGTTGCAGCTTAAGCATTTTGCCAAATCTGTCATACAGGTTAAACTCGCCAGTTTTAGCCTCACTTATAAACACCTTGTCGGGCAGAGGGTGGGGAGAAGCGAGAATACCTACGTCAATCCATTCCACATCGGTAGAGAAAACCTGAATACTCTCCCCAATACTGCCTCCAGACACTATCTCATATCTATTTTCATCAATCAGTCTGCATACACAGTCTCCAATTATCGCGTATTCGGGCAAATACCCCAGCCAATCCTCATCAGGGTCAACATGTATGTGTTTCCCATCCTGAATTATATTGGCCTCTACATCGAACACCCAGGGCTCTGTATGCAACTTTCCGGAGGTGATTACAGGGTGGTCTACTTTATATAGATGGGTAAACGTTTCTCTGGCTATTATATTGACTGGTTCTGTTTGAATATCCCATATTACACCCTCATTTATGACCATGTATTCAGGTTTTACTGAGACAGAGCCGACAGAATTGAAGATATCAAGGGTGTGTTTTCTTCTTCCAGGCGAAACAGAGAACGGTCTATCGAGAGCAAAAACCTCTCCATCAATGTCAATACTAGCCCTAATCCGACCCCTATCGAAGGTAATCGAAAATATAAGAACCTCGGGCGTAGAGTTAACCTCACCAATTACATCCAGCTCTTTGAAAATTGATACGTTTGCATCCTCGTTATGTATAATCTCGCTGTCAGAGAAGGTAATTGTGGATGGAGCAACATCTTCAACCTCGTATATCCCCTGATTGTAGTGACTTCCTATGAGTTCTACCTTATCCCCAACCCTTATCCCATCTCTGGTAAAACTGCCACCCCCTCTTGTAACTGTATTACTACCTCCGCTTATTACGACTGGTATAGTTGAGGTAGACACCCTCGTCCCAGTGAGCACTTTTGTAGTATTGTCCCTGCTTTGCAGCCTCACCTCAAACCCTGGACCCGAATCCCCTATAGAGTTGAGTGATATGGATCTAAAATCTTCATCAACTACCCAGTCCACAAGCCTTACAACCCAGGTTTGGCTCCACCTGTAAGCCCCATCCATGTAAAATGAATCCGATAATATGGCCCACCCCATACCGTCAACACTAATTCCTGATGCGCTTATCTCGGTAAACCCCTGGTTTTTCCACCTCCCTTCATCCGAAAAGTCGGATGATGGTGATGCGATATCAGGGGCTTTCTCCATGAGGTAAAATCTGGATATCCCACCCTTATTAGAAACCCTCTCAAACGACGCTGACATATATCTTATGTCTCTATTATTTATCCTGACATAACCCCCACTTAGGGGTGGTGGAGTTCTAGACCATGCAACGACCACGTGGCCTTGGCTGCATATAAATATATGACCCTCAGGGTCCTCGATCATAGCTAAACTAGTCGGCACCCTCCCCCAATCTGAGTAAGGTTCAGCCTTAAAAATATTTTTTATATTTTTATATCCGTTTAGATACGAAACAGCATCAACGGCAAGGTCTCTCATTCCTTGCCATAGTAATTCTATAGACCTCTTCTCTTCATCCCTCGTGAAGTTCTCAAAGAAATCTCCTATAATATTCCAAAAAAGCTTGGCAGGAACTCTCATTCTTTCACCACCACAAGATTTCTGATATATGGTCTATTTTCCGCAGGTATAAAGATAGCACCCTCATTAAATTCAAGCTCGGGATCGTAATCTCTGGCAGTTACATATACCGTGCTCCATCCAAAGTGGGGATACTTATTACGCCACCCTTTTCTGGGAATTAAGTTATAGAGACCGTCACCAGTCTCAATAACAGCCTCATACGGCACCACCTCCTGTCTATCCGGGTTATTTCCTCCCAGGAACAACTTCCCCCTCCCAGGAATTGGCGCCTTAGAGTCTAGCCTCCTCACCCGTATAATAGACTCGGCTGGGTGTATATCCTCCTCCAGAGCCATCTTTTGCTTTGTGCTCTCAGACGGGTTGAGATACCTGACCACCGACCTTCCATCACTAAGATAGTTGGTAACCTTCACCTCGAAATTCACATCGATAGAATCAGTCAACCCCTCATCAGATAGAGCTGTTATAATATTAGACATATCAAGACGTATTCTAGATCCGCCGTCCACTTCCCTCACGGCTCGGTGGAGAAGGTTAACAAAAGATGCGTGCATATCCTTGCTTGACGACCCCCCTCTAAAATGTATCTCTGCGTCGATAATACTCGGGAGCATACTTCTGACCAGAGTGTCGTCGCAGAGTATTCTATCAAGGTCCCCATTAATACTATCCTGCATCCTCCGTATGTCACTATTGGTCGCATAGACAATTCTTACAGGGTTGCTCGAAAATCTTGTCGAAACTGCATCTGCGTAAATATTGACAAGATTTGCGTTCTCTAGACCTGAATATTCAAAGAGTATATAATTCCTATCAATATATAGTATTACCGTCTCTATAGTTGTCTGTGTAGATATATCCTCTATTGTGACACGCCTGCCTTCGACACCCTCAAGCCCATGATCTCCTGCATCAACAATGCCAGGTCCGACAACTACAGCTTCAGATAAATGTATAGGGCCGTATGCAACAGAGTCTGACTTTTCATCTAAAATAATCCTCTTGGTCTCTCTTGGTGAAAAGATCTCCGACGAGTCGTCAACACTCAGGTACCACCCAGGAGGACTGTAATTACCACGAGATGTTTGGGGTATGATATCGACAGTATCGAATGTCAGAGGGTCTAACTTCTCAACAGATAAAATGTATATAACTGGAGTGTTGACCATATCTTCACCTACAATTATCTCATTCATATCGTAGACAAAGATGGTGTCGCCATCCTCAACACTGAGGTTGTGGTCTGAGTCTAACTGCAGAAAGTACCCATTCTCATCCCTTCCTCTAGAGGTAAGAACGAAAAAATCCTCGTCGTCTGAACCCGGTTGATATACTACGGTTCCACTATTAAAGTTAATATCGTTAGACCGGTAATACAGCCTGGACGGATGGTTAACATTTATAAGCTCAGTCTGCTCCCTCTTATCAATAACTACAGATTGTATTTCAACAGATGGAAAATATACGTAAACGTCACTCATTCCTCCTCGTTTTGGACCCCTACCCCACACCTTTGCCGAAAACTCACCTCCCTCTATAGGATCACCAGATAGAATAGCTTCATTACTGTTCACGACATCCAGTATCGTTCTGAACCTCTCGAAGTCTCCAGAGATAGAAACCCTCTCTCCAATCATTTGTCTCGTAAACAAACCATCCTCAGAATATGCGCGACCGAAAGTGTGGTTGAATTTTAATACTCCAAGATCAGTGTGTTTTGCATATGGTTCTCCGAGTCGCAGCAAATTAGGGTTAATAGAATCTTCAGTCCAGAACTCATCTCGAGTCATCTCAGGATCTCTGGGACCAACAATCTTCATATCCATAACTTCTGGATAGTTATCATAAACAAACTTTTTGAGGCCGTTCTCCTGAGATGTTGAACCGCTGCTTAAGGTATTCTTTATATACTCATAAAATTCCGCATTAGACATCCTACCCCGGCCGCCAACGGTGGGGGTTGGGTTTGTCACCCTGGACACCACTCCAGGCAATGCCTCAAACCCTTGAATCTCTCCAGCCTCAGCAATACTCACAGGACCGTAAACAGAGGATATTACAGGGACATTTATGTACATTTCCCCGTTATCATCGAGTATATCCTCTATCCCAAAAGACATGCGCCTGACAGGCATGAATTTAACGCCAGACACAGATGAAAAATAGGGGTATGATTCAAGAGTGATGGGTTGGGCTTCTCTGAGGTAAACTCTTAGGGTTGTATTTGATCTGCTGCCTTCTGGTCGCTTAATCATCATATTGTTCGCGAGCAGATCCATCTCATGTTCGCTAATAGATGAATAGTTCCCCAGGTGCATATTTCTTATAGCTTCAGTCTCATCAAACACCGCAGAATATATCATCGAGAAGGGTAATAATATTAAGCTTCTTATTGCCGATCCCGGAGATGTGTTTGTTTGAGGGTTCGATATTTTGTACACCCTCTCTGCAAAATCAAGAGCTTTTCTTTTGGCAATACTTGATATAGACATGTTAACTTCTTGGTATTGTTAAGTTTTCGGTTACAGCGTTGGCAAATCTGACTTCTATGACAACATCATAGCCCCTGGTTTTCTCATTAACCTCTTTTAACTCGATAGATCTTATCGAATAATCTCCGAAGTCAGGCCTATGGTTGACAATACTTCGATTGGCATCATGCACAACCTCAGCGACACGCATCCTTGTCTCATCGAATGCCCACCTATTCCTCCCAACCAATTGGGTTGCCCCTCCGCCAAACGACGGGCTCTCTACATTCGTAGCCGGGGTGTTCATTAAAGATATGACTATGTATTGTATAGCACTCTCTCTCTGCGTCATACCTTTATCCATATGTGCTGAGGTGATGTGGATGATGTTGTCTGAATCTATATTAATATATCTTATGTCAGTCACTATCCATCTCCTTCGCCTCATTTTTTATGGCCTCTGCAGTGTCCAGGCCTCTATTTTGTCTGAACCTATCCAGGAATGACTCCCTTAACTTCTGTCCCAAGATTTTCCTTTCTGCATAAGACTTTGCCGACCTTGACATGGTTCTTAACCTTGAGGCAACAGCAGGGTTGTGGGTTCTATAAGACCTGTCTTGTAAGTACTTGGCGACCTTCCCGGGATATGTGGCTGAGATCTCATCTAGAGCTAAAAACTCCTCAATCCTTCCCCCGGTCAGGCTGTCTAGAGCCGCGGTTAGCCCTGACTTCCTTAACAGCTTCTCAAAAAGATCTATATTTATATAATTCTGAGTCCATGAGAATGGGAACACTGCTATAAGATTCATTATATCTGCAAGAGCTGATGATAACGAGCTAACCCTCTTTGATCTACCCTTTATCTTTCTGCTGATAAATGCACACACATCTGCCTTGAGCCCGCTGATAATTTCATCCACTTTATGGATTTTATCTTTGATCTTATCAAAGTATCCCGACATTTCAGCCATAACCTCTTTCGTGCTCATCCCATTTATCTCTTCGGGTAGATCCTCCACCTGAAAGCTCCACAGTCTGACCTCTGGGATAATTTCTGCCAATCTGGAGTTTATATCACAATAATTCCTATGATTGTAATCACACACAGTCTCTGTGGCGGCATGTTTGTCAGGAGGCGTTGAAAGTCTTAATCCCTGCTGAATGCCCAACGTGGAGGCTGAAAATACTCCATGAGATGCTATCTTATCTGCAAGATTTCTTAAGTTTCTAATATCTTGAACAAACCCAAACCCTTGAGTCCCCATATCGCCAGTATTTAACATTCTCTGGGGCAGGTTTGAAACATCAATAGCTCTTATGAGTATGTCTTTAATGTTCCCCCACATAGATTCCATCCAGGACGCCGTATTGGATATAAGGCATGCCCATGATTCAAACTTCAGGTCCTGGATGACGAGATCAATATCTTCTGAAATATCTACTTTGGCACTACCCCTAGACGGCATCTTCGGCGGATTGACAGCCCTTGGCTCCACAATAATAACATCTCCAGGTCTCAAGGTGTCGCTCAGTATGATATTGCCATCCTCGCCGATCGAGGCTGTATCGTACCCCTCGATACCCTCAATCGTTCTCCCGGTTCTTGTATCTATAAGGTCAACGTCACCACCCCCCACCTCTGATGACATTGAGCTGTCGATAAGAGGTGACACTCTATCGTCCTTGACCGAATCTATTGTATAATATCTGTCCCTGAGCTCGCTAACCACCCTCACCCTAGAGGGCTCCACAGGGGTGTATATGTGGTTGCCGTCCAGGTATTCATCAACAATCTCTTCGGGGAGTATATTTAACAACTTGTCTCGAGCTGCACCACTTTTCACTTTCTTGTCGGCATTAATTACTCTTTGTACCCTGTCCGCCACGGAGTTTAACCCCGTCTTATCTGCAACCCTCCTTGGTTGATTTCTCAACCCGTGCTGTAGTGCCTCAATCTTTACCATCATGTCGCCAATCGGCCCGACTGCCTCGTCCAATCTTCTTTTGGCAAGGTCCACAGCTATAGGAACGATAGATTCGGAGGTTATCGCCGAGGCTACCTCCATTTGTATACTTTTAAGTTGGCTCGTTTGACCTACAGGCCTGGATGCGGCGTCTATAAAATCATCATCGAAGCCATTGGTGTCAAAAGAGAAATGGATACCCTTGCGAGATCTGGCCTCTTTATTTTTTTCTTCTCTTATCCAGTTTTCGATATCGCTTTGGAATCGCATTTTTTATCTCTTTTGTTTTCGGACTGTCCATGATCTCGACGGGCATTATGTCGAACGGGTGAGAATTAATACTCTTTGCAAGCTCTGGATATGCCGCTACTATTACAGTGGAGCAAAAAAATTTATTAAACCGTTTCGGTATCTCTCTGGCGATCCTCTCCCTATCCTCTTTACTTTCTATCCCCCTCCTCGGAAAAAAATAAGACTTTATAGCAGACACGATACTATAGTCCTTTCCAACAAGACTCTTAGCCACCTCCGCAGCCTTGTTTGCATCTCCTCCGATAACCCGGTACACCTTAATGCTATTATTCTCAACAACCCTGCTGAGAGGAATTTTTCTAACTCCGTGTGCTGCCTGGGCCTCAACAACTTGACCCCCACCGACATATATGCCAACATGCCCGTATGGTTCGTTTTGAGGAAACGACACTATCATGTGTCTCCTGAGTCTTGATGCAGCAGACTTGAGTTTAGGTTTTGTGAATATAAGATCGCCTTTTCTAATCATTACAAATGAGGGACAAATGAGTGTTTATGAGGATTATATCAAAAAATTTCCAGAAGTCGACGATTCTTCACTTGCAGATATCATGATAAAAGATGGCGTTGTGAGTGGGAGAAAAAAAAGCGTAAGAGATAGACTTGCAAGACTTAAAAGGAAGATGATCGAGAGTACCAAACGCGAAGATCGATACATCTTTAACCTGCCAGGCAAAACCATTGAAATTCCCAACGAGGCTGTTGAGGTCCTGTTTAGGAGGTACCCGTCTAGCAAAACAACAGTGGATGACTGCAGGAAGTTTCTCCTCAATGATTTTGACATTTATATCTCTGATTGCGATACCAGGAAAATATTCAAGGAGCTTGGGCTATCTAAGAGAGGCTCCTTCATTCCTCCCCATATGAGAAACGCATCTGTGGAAGATATTGATGAGTATCAGGAGGAGGCACAAAGGCTGGAAATAGAGGAAAGAATATTCGCCAGGAGAGATGACGTATTTAAGAAACTCTACGAGGAAGAGAGGGAGAAGAATATCGACCTGGAGGAGTTTATCGATACAGCTATCGAGAGGATTTCTGAGGTTGATTTGCCTAGTTGGGGTATTGCTTGTGGCAATCATTCGGGAGAGCCTTCATCAGACCTGGTTTTGGTCTTATCCGATTGGCATGTGGGACTTCTTACAAATGTTGGTAATACCGAGTATAACTCGGACATATTTAAAGATAGGGTACTAAACCTTGCTAGAGGTATTAGCTCTAACGCCGGATCTGTGCAGGATAACCTGTCTGAAGTCCATGTGTTTATCCTTGGTGATATTGTAGATTCAGTTCTCAGGAATATGCATGATAACCAACATTACAGCCAGGATTTATACGGCATTGATCAAGCACTCGTGGCGTCGTCAGGACTTACAATGATTATTGATTGCCTGGTCAAGACCTTCAATGTCCCGGTAAATGTTCACTCTGTAGGTGGTAATCACGGGCGGGTTACACCAAGCAGAAATGGTGACCCCACAAGGATTGGAGATCAGGCTGCGTATGCTATCTCTGAAGGTGTCATTACCGAAAGACATCCGGACGTGAGCTGGAATATGGAGAGGGTTTCCAACTTCATCAGAACTAATATTCAGGGGGTAAATATTATGGCATGCCACGGAGACAACATGCCCAAAGACTTAAAAAGTGCCGCCTGGGCAAACCTTACAGACGGCGTTGTGGATACAATATTCCTCAGCGGTCATTATCACACATATAGCATTCAACAGGGGACTAATATTACTACAATTAGAAATGGCAGCCTTTGTGGTGGAAATCAGTTTTCTGAAGATGTTGTGGCCGAAAGGTCTGAGCCGTGCCAGATTATGTTTGAGATGTCTGGAGGTAAAATCGTCAGAACCTACAACCTGTTCGTATAGCTAAACTTCACCTCTCTTTTGCGGCATAATATACCCGAGCGAGTAACAAAAGGCCCCACCTCGGTGGGGCTTTTTTTTACCTAGATAGCGAGCTCTGATGCCCTTTCAAGGATATTATCAGTAAAGCTTGTTTTCTCGTCAATTGACTTCCATATTAAATCCTCGATACCTCCGCTCGTTACTCTATACTCCGTTATCTGTTTCGCGCTTGACCCCAATCTTCTATTTCTGGCCTTTGCTTGATTGTACCCGATCTCACCGTAGTGGGGGGTGTAGAATATCATTGTGGGGGCTTCATTTAGACTGACACCATATTGCATGCTCGCCTGGTGTGCTATCAACACCTTCGATTCTCCGCTCCGTACCTTATCAAGCTCTGCCTCAATGTCGGACGTCTCGCCATTTACAACGCTTGGGTTGTACTCTTTTAGCGCTTCTTTTAACATCCTGAAATCCTCTTTGAACCACGCCCATATAATACACGGATGATCTAAAGAATCGACTATTTTTTTAGTCTCGCGTAGTTTTGCAGGGTTATCATCAATTTTCTCCAACTCTCCATCGATAATACAAAACCCATTCATGATCTGTCTCAACTTGATTATGTGAGACAATCTCGAGTTAACCGTAAGCTCTTTGTCATTTATCATAACAAAGTACTCCTTAAGAAGTTGTCTATACTTCTTCTTGATTTTGCTTCCAGGCTCGACATAAACCTCTTTAATAACCCTCGGAGGTAAATCAAGACATTTCTCCTTGTCTATAAACAAAAGCCTGTCTTTAATTATATCTGCAACCCTCTCTCTAGAATTGTGGGATGGAATATATATATGAGGATTTCTGGGCAGCTGGTTCATAAACATTTCACGAAACCCGGTCAGTGTAGAGCATGGAAACGGATTATCGAGTAGCTGGAATTGGTTGTATATCTTCTCCACATCTCCAGGGGTTGCTGAAAACGCAAGCCTAAATGGCACATAATCTCTAAGTTTAATGATGGCTTTAGCTGCTTTGGAACCATTACCAATCATCGTGCTTTCATCTAAAATAACCTGGTCAAACCCTGCGTTATAAAAATGATTTCTCTTCTTAGAAAAGGTCCCGGGTGTTGTTATAACAATGCTATACTCTTCAGCATAAACCTTATCTTCAGCCTTCTTGTATTTTTTCCACCCCTCATCAGGAACCCTTATATTCCCAAGGTAGTTGTGGGCTATAATCACTTTATCTCCAGAATGTGTAAAATCCTGAAAGCTCTTGTACCACGATCTGACAACGGCTTTTGGACAGATAATAAGAGCCCTTTTAATGGTACCTCTTTGTAGTCTCATGTCTGTTAAAACAGATCCTACAAACGTTTTTCCTGTTCCTGTCCCCGCAGCTAAAAAGCACGTAGGCAAACTCATACACCAGGCTATAGCAAGCTTCTGATGCTGATATGGTTCGACTCTGAAATCGTAATTAAAAGAGAACGTCTCAGACCTTTTAATACTGCTTGATCTCTCAAGCATTTTTTTCCACCCCCTGTAGAACCCTTCGTTTATATATTGCCTCATCTCAGGAACGTCGTCCAGAATTCTACAGACCACCTCCGGATTATCCTTAAATCTCATCCTGCTGTAATACTTTGTGACCAGAGGATGTTTTATCCTCACGCCTTTGGGTAGCACGAAATGGCCATCCTTTAACTCTAAAAAAGAACCTGAAGTGCGCATTCTAAGCCTTGAATAATTTCTAATATCTGGGATACTTGGAATAAACAATACCACAATTTGAGTGATAATGACTATGAAGAAGGCATCTGACTACCTCCACCCAGGGGGCAAGTTTAGTAGAAAAAGCATATCTTACAACACCAGGGAGGTCCAGAAGAAGAAAGACATCACAGAGGCCACCATTGATCATCTCGTGGAAAATGGTATGTACGACGGTGATAGGCCTCGGTACAGATACCAATGCCCAACAACCAGACCGTGTCCATTTGTTGGATGCAGATACCACCTGTATCTGGACGTCACAAATAGTGGGGCAATAAAATTCAATTTTTACCCCATGGAGCCGCACGAGATCACCTCATCTTGTGCTTTGGACGTTGTCGACCAACACCCAGAAGGAATGAGGTACCTCCACATAGGAGAGCATATAAGGGTAACAAGAGAAAGGGTGAGACAGATAGAGAAAGAAGCTCTAAAAAAGTTAGCCCAGCATCCAGAGGTTCTGGAATATATGGGCACAAAGGAGACAGATGATGAGTAGACCGTTCAATCTTTATAAGTACCCTCCAATCACCCTCGAGGTAAAGTACGGAGAGAGAACATCCAGAGCTGCAAAAAGATTGCAGTATTTCAAGATAGTAACAAGAGAAAGGCACCGAGAGGGAGGTGTAGACAACTATGCTGTTTGCCAGGAGCCTATCGACAAGCTTATTGAGATGGGGGTTGACGGCATCACTGTGGATGAAAATGGAAATAAGTGGCCCACGGTGATTCCTATAAGGCTTATATCTGACTCTATGCAGGAGAGTTTTAACTTATTTAGAGGGTTTTACAATAGGAGTGGAGTACTCGGTTGCGGACAGCAATACGGAGAAGAGAAGGCTCTTAGGAGGTGGTACCACTTCCCAGATTTTGGAGTCGACGCCAATGCTCCTGACAGAGTTAAGGAAGAGGTTATGGCAAACCACAAATTGCCATACGAGGTTGACTGCACAGAGAATTGTCCGTACTGGAACACCAGCGGTCAAACAAAGTGCGATATAGCAGGAACCCTATATTTCCATCTTGATGAATCCCTGCCGTTCTGCAACAGGTTGGCAGCACTCAGAGTCAAGGGAACCTTTGCGAAAAGAATTCTTGAATCATCCCTATCCCTGTTACACAAAAAATCTGGAGGTATTCTTGCCAATATACCTCTGAATTTAAGAATTCACTATGAACTCAAGAGAGCTCAAGATGGTAAGCACTACTCTGTGCCCATGATTACTCTTGAACACAGGGGCTCTATCGATAATTTTCTAGACGAGGTTGCACAAGAGGTTGACAGAAGAAAGAGGAGGTTTACAACAATAAATATGAGAGAGCCTGAGAATCTTAGCGAGCTTCTTATTGAAGGAGTACTGTCAGAAATCAACTCCCGTGATGCAATCATCCACAGCGTCGAGGAGGTGGATTTTGAGATGCTTAACGAGGGTGACGACAGTAATGCTATCTCAGAAGAGGTGCGAAGTATCGCTGGCGACGATTTTAGTGACCAGCTAATCAGAATGGCAGTCCAGAAGTTTACCGAAGAGGGAGAACTGAACATTGACAAACTTAAAGAGTTTTTTGAAGAGAAAAGGAAAGAAAGAGGCGAGCAGCTCTTTGAGTTCTAATGAGGCTGCAGAAATCATCCTGGAGAATAACCTCAACCCGAAGGATGGGCCTTATTCATTCTCAACTCTCGAGTTGTGCCCCCTGTCTTTCAAGTTCTATAAGATTGACAAAAAGCCTGGAGCTACCATCACTAGATTTGGAACTGATGTTGGTCAGGCAAAACACATACTTGCAGAGCATGATGTCAGAATGAGAATGACCCTCCCCGCAGACAAGTGGATCTCTGCAGAGGTTATGGTTGATAGGCTCATCCAGAAGATGCCTCAGTACATTGAGTATATCGATGATCTTACCAGCTCTCTTCAGAAGTTCAGGTTTAATTTCGACATCGATTCAGACAAATATCTAGAGAGTGAGCTTAGACTTGGTTGTGACTTCAACATGAAACCCACCAAGTTTGATGACCCCTCTTGCTGGTTTAGGGGTCTTGCTGACTATATTGAGGTATCTAACGGCATCGCCAGGCTGGTCGACTTTAAGAACTACCCCACCATCCACTCCGATGCCCAAATACTTGATATCTCAGAAGGGGTAGGAAGGCAGCTGTTTGGATACGGCGCACTTCTTATGGCCGCGTTTCCACAAATCACCGGCTTTTATTATGAGGTCTACTACTTTAGATACGGAGTATCAAAGAGGCCTTTTTATAAAAACGAAGCCGGAGAGATGGAGCTAAAGGTATTTGAAAGGAGTGACGTTGAATCGTGGTGGAAAAACAACCAGAGAAAAATGCTGGCATTTGAAATGCTTGATGAGTACACCCCAGCCCCATCACAAAGAAAGTGCCAATACTGCAGCTATGTAAATGATTGCACATGGATGAACACAGAAAGGGGCGAGTCTGATGTTATTGTGACTACAGACGAAGAGGCGCACAACAATCTTAAAAAGCTCATCATTCTAGAGGAGCAAAGAGAAAGGATTAGGTCGGCGCTAAAAGAGTATGTCGCAAAAGACAAAGGGTTTATAGAGAGCGAAGATTACTTTTTTGGATACAAAGAAACTGAATCTTCCTCCATAGACCCGAAGGTGTTTATGGATATATGTAGAAACGCAAACATAGATCCAAGTAAATATGTTAGTGTCACCTCAACTAATATTAACAAGGTCAAGAAGCTTCTTGATGAGGCATCGCTAAAGAAAATGGAAGATGCTATCATTGTAAAGAAGAGGACACGATTTAGCTCGAGGTGATATATGAATGAAGGTGATTTTTTCAAAAAAACCGTAGAGAGTATCGATAACCTCGGTACATCCTCTATTGAAAGTTCTAGAGGTCATGACCTTAATATCGTCATGGTAGACATTAACCACAGAACAGGAGACGACGGTAACAAAAACACGATTATACTTGTATATGTAAGGCCAGACATAAACCCGCAGACTGTTTATAGACCTCTGGTTATGACTTGCCAGAGGTTGTTTGGGGCAAAGAGGGATACTCGCTATTTCGAGACATCTTTTATACCCAAAAATAGCGTTCAGCTGTCAACAGGGGAGTCTGGCGATTTCGATTGCTTTGATATCGTTATCAAATACCCGAAAAGCATGCTGTACGATATTGATGGTCTCAAGTCTGTATTTCTTACAGAGTTTAATAGAAATTTAGATAAAGTGGGGAGATAATGCTTGAGTGGGTTGAGGTGGCTGACGGTATTGTGAGGTTTGGGGACCTCTACTCCACGTCAAACTTCGACCCCACTCCTGAGGATATTGAGAGGATTCTCAATATTGCGAAAAAGAGTGGGGCTATTGGTATTGTTCGTCACGGAAAAGACACCCTGGTTTTTAAAGACGGCGAATTTCTTAAAAATGGCGAGTATATAAAGACCCCCCTGCACCCACCCTTCGCCTCTATCACTGAGTGTAGAATTATTGACAGGATGTCTTGTGGTAAGAAGTATGACATTGATACCATGCTGAAGATTGTGAACGAGCTTTGTGGTAATGAAAGGCTTCTAAATAAAATGGTGGAGGAGCATTACCTGGAGAAGGTTGATGGTAAATACACCCTCCTGTGGGGGTGCGACAATAGGAGGTAGCTGTGACTCGAGCTTTTAGGCATGTTGACACATTAATTTCAGAAGCCGCCTCAGACTATGAGTGTGAGGCGTGTGGGTCAGGAATAGCTAAAGGGTCTGTTCACCGCAATGAGTATGCATTCAGGAGGGGTGTTCAAACATCGCACCGACTGTGTCTTGAGTGTGGAGATCTTTTTGATTTAAAAAAAGACATAGATTTTCTCGATCTTCCTGATTATATATCAGGCCTGGAAGCCAAGGTTGTGGCTAGAGATGTCAGGAAGTTTAAATTCATGCTGAGGTATATAGCCACAGTAATGAAAAAGAGTTCAGATATATCCGACTTCCTTCGGTCAGTCATGAGTGAGGTCAGAAAGAATGAAATCGAATCAAAGTGGAGCGGCTCAGACGACAAATATATATTCAAAAGTGAGCTATGAACTCGTCCACATCGAGTCACAACCACATCCATAATGGTGCAATAATGGAAGATATTTTTAATGTCACTTGCCCGAAGTGTGGGTCTAGTGATGTCCAGTATATTGTTAGAGGGTTCGCTTCATTTGATAGACCCCAAATGGGGAGTATGGGCAATGTTTATACAAAATCTATAAGCGATTTTGAAATTAGTAGTGAGGCTGACTACCCCTTCTCTTGCCATGAATGTATGGAGAGGTTCACAAAGGAAGATATACTTAAAACTGGAGAGTATGATGGGGTTTAAAAAGCTGTTTTCAAAAGCTGTCACCAGTATCCCTACGAGCAGCAGGGAGGTCGGTGAAAGACTTGTATACATAATGTCTGGCCAAGCTCTTGTGGACACCGCAGAAGCTACCGTAGAGGAGGTTGAGGAGTTCTTAGACGGTGTCGCAAAAGCTCTGGAGGGTGATGATAAAGATGGCTAAATTCACACCCCGTTTTGCGTTATAATAATAGTGTAGGAGGAAATACCTTCTACCTCTTGGGGAGTAATACCCTTAACCTCAAGATGAAACCAAGGGGTGCCCTCATGTGGCAATATCAACTATAGGACATCTGTTGCCGGATGTTGAAGTGTTGAGAATAATCCGCATGAGAAAGGACAGCGAATGAAAATTATTCGCTTAACCCGCCACGAGGCCGAAGAGGCGCAACGAATCGCCCTCAAAAAGGCCTTCGGTGAGGACTGCGAGATTAAAACGATCTCAGAATCCTTACCGATGAATACTCGTGAAGCCGTAGCTCGCTTTGACGAGCTCGTTGGGGACGCCCAGGTGGTTGAGGCAGTATTGCCCGTAAACCTCCTTGAAGCGATCCTCAAGTTCACTGAGTTCTCGAAAGGTGGCGGAGTCGTCCTCCGTTCTGTCATGGACCGCAAGGTCGATGACAACGGATCAGTCAACTTCACCTTCAACCACTACGAGGTGGTGAAGAAGATCGAAGTTGTCACTGAACCGCTCTAGCGGTGACGGCGAGGGGGAATAGTCAACCCCCGATAACATCGGTGCTGCTCACGTTAAAGCAGACGCCCTGAGGAGGGCGTGAGTTTGACGGACTCTAACTAAGTTGGTAACAACATCCTCAATCTCGCATATCAAGCGAGATTACGGGAGCAGTGAGGTGGTACTCATCGACTGCCGATGATGTGTACTACCTGTTACGGTGATCGGCAGGCCCTGTGGTATGGCTTCTACCACCGTCCGACTCACCCAGACGTTGAATTGGGTGAGAGTCCTAAGCATGACTATAAACTGCTTTTTTTTACTTAGATAGGGCTAAATACTGGGGGCCATTTACGACATAATATATATGAAGGAAAGAAAGTGGTTCTTTCCAGATATCTCAGAGGAGAGAGATATGGATTTAAAGGCATTTCTTGCCGCCGGAATAGGTGGCAAGTCTAACTCCTTTGCAGAGGACGAAAAGTCCTCTGTGGAGGAGTTCAGTCCCTTAACCAAGGAGGAGGTTTACGCCTCCTTGGTTGAACAGGGGGTTGAAGACCCCCTCCGTGCCAACCCAATGTATTGGCACCAGACCCTCCTCGACAACAAGGATGTTGTCGAGGATAGAAAACTAGCTCAGAAAGAGATCTATCATGAGCTCTTTCTGAGCAAAAATGCGCCCCTTAAAGGGCGCAGCCACCTCCGGTGGCAAAGTGTAAGGCACGACTGTAAAGTCGTGCTGGTCGTCGGGGATGACAACCCCGACGTCTACTGGGGGGAAGAAGGAGAGGGGGAGTGGTCCCTCTTCTTTATCGGTGTGGGGGGACACCGAAAACTCAAGGTGAGGGGGGAACTCAAGGTGGAGGGGTACCTTGAGGTTCCTGAAAACCCAATGAGGAGCCTCTTTGAGAAAGAAGCCTCCCTCAAAGGGTGGAGGAGCGCTTACAGAGAAGCGCTCCGCGAACTCGAGAGAGTTCAAAGGTCAGAGGTGTCCATCCTCCAAGAGAGGGTGGATGAGGAGCTCGTGAAATCCCAGTATATGGGATTTTGCGATAGCTTTGTAAAGCACAGGACGGTGACAAAAGTCACCGTCCTGGGGAAAGAGCTCGTCGAGGTCGAGGTCAATGACCCTGACCACGACGAGATCGTATCCATGGCTGAGGAGGAGGCCATGGAGTATAGAAGTAAAGCCCTCAAGGATGCCGAAGAGGCCTTCAGTAAGGCCTCCGAGGAGGTTGAGGATACCCTTCGGCCGTACAGGAGGGCGGTCGAGGAGTATCAAAAGGAGGTTGATGCTATGATTGCAAAATGGCAATCATAGCATCAACCTCAAGACCTGAGCAAGTCTATAAACTGCTTTTTTTACTTAGTCAGTGCTAAATATCAATACCCCTTTCTGGTATAATATATATGAAGGAGTAAACACCTTCGAGGTTGTTGGGAGACCTTAACTCCCATTGCACCCAACCGGGCTTCGCCAGAAAGTTTCTGGCCTCATACGGAGAGTGGTATGGGTACCACCTAAAGGACGCCTGGGAAACGTCGCTCCCTATCTAGGGAGAAGTACCCCGAGCCTGCTGTCGGTACCAGCAGGACAAGAGGCAAGCAGTGATCCAAATCTCTGGAACACCTGGTTGCATGAATCCAACCAAAAGTCCTCTTGGGTTACCTCGATTGATACCACGAGGCCATCTCGGTATCCGCACCTTTCACGAGGGTGCGTACTTCTCCGGCGACTCGCTGCCGGTGGGCTAAGGCTCAAACGCGAGGGGTGCTAGGCCCTCTGGGGAAGTTCCAGAGGGGCGCTCAAACCCAAAAGGTTTGACCTATACCAATTCGGATAGGTCCACTAAAGCAAGGAGTGAATCCTTGGCCATCATCATCATCGACGGGTCTCATGTGGACCACGTCGATGCGGATGTTCTCGACGCGATCCTGGATCGCTACGAGGGCCGAGAGTTCGCTGACCAGCTCTTCATCGAATCCTTCGAGGTTCCGGGAATCCAACTTGAGTGTGGAATCCATGGACCCTCGATGGGAGATGAACCCGTCCAAGAGGACGAGGTCTACTACGCCGTTCGCGGTGATCGCAAGTGGACCTCTCGTATGGTCGACCGCCCCGTGCGGAAGACCGATCTTGTGACGGTGATCGCTGGCCCCGCTCCCGGTGTCGTTGAGGGCAATCTTGCCCTCTACACGACCTACGGCGGTCCTCTGGCTCCTCGTGAGCCAGAGGACCCTTCAATCGGGAGCGAGGAGGAGCTTCAGGAGTCGAAAGACTTCTGGGCTCTTCACGCACTCTCTCCCAACTCGTGAGAGAAGGTCCGCCCGCCACCGTCGAATAAATAAGATGGGTGGCCGAGCTAACCACTTGGGAACAGAACGGTCAAGACCTTAGCAAGTCTATAAACTGCTTTTTTTTGCCTAGTCGGTGCTAAACAACAGCACCCTTTCTGGTATAATGTATGTGGACGCCTGAGAAGCGTCGCTCTCTCTATCTAGGGGGA